GGTGTTCTTGAAGTTAATTCAGAATGGCGTGAAGGCGACGGGAAATTTAATGCGGTAGTTCAAGTAAGAATTGATGAAAAGAAAAGACAAAGAAGTGAACTCAGAAAAGCAAAAGAAGAAGGTAGACCTGTTAATGGTGAAAGAGTTGACTTTCGTAAATATAATAGAACCTATTTCGTTAAAACCCATGAGGATGATATGGTTGAGGGTTTAAATGGTGATAGAGTCCAAATTAAACAATTATTCCTTGATTTCATTACTCAAAAAATTGAAGGAGTAATCGATAGAAAAATGGAACCGAAAGAAATACAAAATTTATCAAGAGCATTTTTCCAAAAAATTGATAAGACAATCAAAAGAGGAGATAGAGCACTTGATGCGATGTCTGCTTATGGTCCTGTTTAGATGAAGGGTTTGCTTGGTGAGGTTGCCACTGCTTATGCTTTACAGATTGGTTCTGAAAAAGCAAAAGACGGTATATACACCGAAGTTACTGGTGGAGACAGAGCTGGTGTCGGCGGTCAGTTGAATTATGACGTTGTAGCCAGAATAGCAAATTCAACAGTGGGTTTTTAGGTTAAAAATTATAAACCAAGTAATTCTACAAGATTATATGAAGAAACTGTTCATTTAGGACGTAAAGAAATGTTTAAGTATTTTAAAGAAGATGACGTAAAAAATTATAGATGGCTCTTTGCCAATGGTGTATATTTAACAGAGGTCGGTGATATACCAGACTTAAGAAAGAAAATGGAAATGAGCTTTTTTGGCTCTATTAATAACTTCTTACGTATAAGCGATGCCTCAATTGATAAAGGTCTTGAAAGTGATATATATGTAATTGGTCAATACTATTTTCCAAGCTCTTTCCTGATTGCCGCCGCCATCAATAAGGTAAAACAGCAATTAGAAAAATAGGATGATAGTCAAAGATTATTTTAGTTAAATGGCACTTTTCCAGCTTACCGTTAGAAGGCAAAACCAAAAAATATCGGCACAAAGGAATATGCAGATGGAACTACAAAAGAAATGTTTGAGTATGGTAATGTTGGCATGAAAAAGAAGAATATCATGTATATCAAAAATAGTAGAGTCTTAGATGGTGGAGAAATCTACTTTAGGGGCATTACAATTAATTTTACGATTTAAAGAGGTGAATAGTGAATGGCAGATTACAAAGAAACTTATAGCTTGGACTTAGATGTCTCAAGTTTTGTTAATAAGTATAAAAACGCAATTTCAGAAATGAAGTCTGCGGGTGTATCAAAAGGCGTCACAGATAGATTAAAGAAAGACCTCGATAGTCTTGCTGAGTCTTATAAATATTTACAGCAAGAAGGTAAAGAAGGATTTACAAATGAAAAAGAACTTGCTAACTTTAAAAAGCGAGTTCATGAAGTTCTTGGAGAATTTGGTAGTTTTGAAAGACGTATACACAATATCAATGAAAAGGTAGACGAGTGGAGTAGAAAAACAGTAGAAGCTACTAATAAAGTAAAGAAGGCTTATGAACAAGCCATACCTACTTCAAATATTACCAATGGGCTTGATAGGATTTTAAAGGCAGAAGACAAATAGGCTGAAGCTGAAAAAGTATTAAATGAAGAATTAAAAGAAAGATTAAAATTATATAATGAAGCGATAGCAAAGAGAGAACAGTATCAAGCATCTATGTCTACTTATAGTAATAATGTGGCTTCCGTTAATAATTTAAATACTACAGAAGCAACAGATTTTTAGGGTAGAGATATTTGGAAGCAAGGCCGTAAAGCTCCTTCTCAGGAGAGAATGGACCAGACTACAGCATAGGTAAAGGAAATCCTTTCTGCTGCAAATAGCTATGAAGAGGCTATGTCAAGAATTAAGCAAATGATGAAGGACATGGACCTTACAAAGTATATGAATAAAAATGGTTCGGCATTTTTATCTTACATAGATGGCGTATTGGGTTCAATGAATGAGCTTAATAAAGCTTCAGGCAGACAAGCAGAAGTTGATTAGCAGGTAGCTCGAGCAGAAGCCTCTTTAAGTGAGATAGGTAAAAGAAGTGGTAATACTTGGAAAGTAAACCAAGAAGCCACAAAGGGTCTTGTATCAGCACTTAGAGAATTGATGGCTATTGAAAAGAAGAGTGGCTCTACAATGTCTTCTTCAGCAAGGTCGGCAGAAGACCTCGCGGAATCATCTCGTAAACTTAATACCATTGATGAAAATCTTACAGGTTCGGCTAAAAAAGCAGGTGAAGCACTTAACAGAAATTCAGATTTTCTAAGAGAAAATATGAAGAATGCGAAAGAAGCTTCATCAACATTTGATTAGTTGAAATCAAGACTTCTCATGTTTTTCAGTGTTACTTCTATTATTAATACTTTAAAGAAACAGATTAGAGATACTTATAATGATGTTAAGAAACTTGATAAAGCCTTCGCTTCAATCGCGATGGTTACATCAAACAGCGTTCAAGGAATGTGGTCTTCTTATGGAAGATACGCATCCATGGCGGCAGAACTTGGTCAAAAGACAGAAGACGTCGTTAAGGCATCTGCTTTGTTCTATCAGCAAGGTCTTGATACTAATGAAGCACTTGAATTGACAACCGACACCATGAAACTTGCTACATTGGCAGGTAATGACTTTAGTACAGCTACCGAGGAAATGACATCAGCTATCCGCGGTTTCCGTATGGAAATGGATAATGGTGCTCACGTTACCGACGTTTACTCAGAGCTTGCCGCTCACGCTGCTGCTAACGTTGACGGTATCGCACAGGCTATGGCGAGAACTGCTTCAATCGCTAACTCTGCTGGTATGAGTTTCGAGAATACAGCCGCTTTCCTTACTCAGGTTATTGAAACCACACAGGAATCTGCTGAGAACATCGGTACATCTTTAAAGACAATTATCGCAAGATTTACAGAGTTAAAGACTAACGTGGCGGGCACAGCCGATTCTGAATTTGATGATTTGGATTTTAATAAGGTTGATACTGCATTAAAATCTGTTGGTGTTTCATTGAAGGATACTAATGGACAGTTCCGTGATTTGGACCAAGTATTCCTTGAATTGAGTAAAAAGTGGTCAACACTTGACCGTAATACACAGCGTTATGTCGCTACTATTGCCGCAGGTTCACGTCAGCAATCACGTTTCATCGCTATGATGGATAACTATGACAGAACTGTTGAACTTATAGAAATGGCAGCTAATGCTGAAGGCAAAGCTGATGAGCAGTTTAACAAGTATGCAGATACAATGGAATATAAGCTCAATCAGTTAGGAACTACATGGGAGCAATTCAGAGTTCGTTTAATGGACGCTGATATGTTTAAGAATATAGTTGATGGTGTTAATGAATTAGTTAAGAGAATTAATGCGATAAACTTCTCAAATGCTTTTGACTTCTCAAAGTTTGCTATTGGTATTCCTATTATAATGAACAGAGTGAAGACAATGTCTGTCACTTTCATTAGGTCTTTTTAGGAAACTACTAAATAGATTAAAATATTAGGAACAGCTTTAAGAACTAATATAGGTAATATACGTCCATTTAATATTGCGAAAAAGGAACTTATAAATTATCAAAACGCGCTCACTGAGGCAGTCAAAAAGACGGAAGTCCTTAAAGGCATACCCAATAGTAGTAAGCCTCAAATGATAAAGATTATTTATGATACATATACTACTTCTGGTGGCAGTGTTGATACTTTTCTTGAAAAGCTTAAAGAGCCTATTAAAACTCAATTTAAACTTTCTGACGAAGAAGCTGATTAGAAAATAACAGAAATAAGAAATAAGTTAATACAGATGGTTTAGGGAGAAGGAAAAGATGTTGATAAATTAGCACAAAGTTTTAGAAATCTTAAAAACGATATAGACAGTATTGCTCCAGCTCTTGATAATGTTTTAAAACAACAAGCTAAAATATCCCAAACACAAAAAATTGTTGCTTCCTTCGGACAAATAGGCGCGCAAGTCTTTAATGCTTTAACGACTTCCTTAATGGGATGGATAAACGGTCTTACAACCTTTAAATAGGCATCCAAGAGTTTTGTCGGAATGTCTCTCGTAATGGTAGCTCAATTAGGAATGTAGAAAGCTGTTACCATTGCTTCGTCGGTAGCAACTCAGCTTGCAAGAGTTACAGAAGAATAGCTTACTGAGGCAAAATTAAGAGATGCTGCTGCAACAAAATTAAAGATTGCTGCACAGAATGCAGAAGTTAGTTCAACCCTTGCAGTTGCCGCCGCAGCCACAATTGCTATCGCAGCGGTTGCTGCTCTTGTTGCGATTTTTTATGCCATTTATAGTGCGGCTTAGAAGAGCAGGGAAGCTAAAAAGGCTGAAGCTTCTTCAACCAGCAAGCTTGCTACAGAAAATGAACGACTTAGTGAATCTTATGCTAAGACTAAAGAAAAAGCAGAAAAAGCTAAGTCTGTAATGGAAGATTCTAAAGAAGTTATTGATAGATTAACCGAAGCAGATAAAAACTATTTAAAATAGCGTTATTTAACAGACGAAGAGCTTGAAGAATGGAAAAATGAATAGCAAGAAATTGCTAAACTTGTTCCAGAACTTGTTGAAAGATATGACTCAGAAGGTAATGCTATATTAAAGATGGGTCAAAGCTGGGATGAAGCACTTAAATCTAAGAGAGCATATTATGAAGAATCAAATGCAGAATATAATAAATTAAATCTTGAAGCAAGTGCATTAAAAGTTCAAGAGAGTTAGGCAAGTCTTGCATTAGATGAGTTGTATAAAGCTTATACTGATGATAAGTATATTGATAGATTGATAAAAGCTACTTCAGCCAATAAGGGCGGAAATGATAGATATGGTATTTGGGACAGAAATGGAGATTTCCAAGAATTTACAAATATCACAGGTGTCGCCGCTATTAAGGCTATGCGTGATTCATATTAGGCAGAAGACTATGGTAAATATTTAAGAGAAGCAATTATTTCTGGTGGTCTTGGTAATAAGTTTAGTGTTAATGAAGACTCATCTGGTCTTGATACTCTTGAAAAGATTGATGAAACATTACATAAGGGCGGCACCGATATTGAAGATGCAACCTTAAAACAACTCATTACAGCCCTTGAAAATTATCCAAGAGAACTTGAGAAAAATATAAATGAGAATAAACAATTAATATAGGAACAAAAAGCAGTTTTTGATAAGGGTATAACTTCAAGCGTAACTGGAACTCTTGAAACAACTGATGTATACAGCAAAGCCGAAGACGCTAATGTTAAAAATATTATGGCTCAGTATGTTGCATCTGTAAACAATCTATCTTATGAAGAATTAGAAAAATCATTTAAAGAATTAGACGGAACAAAACAGTGGCTTGATGAAAACGGAGAAGTTAGTGCAAAATATAGAACAGACTATAATCAGGCACTTCAAAAATATATTGAAGAATAGACTGATGAAAAAGCTATAATCCCAGATAATCTCGGAGAAATATTCTCAAAAAATACTCAGGCGGCAATCGAACAATTCTATTATGAATTAGAATCTAAAGGATTGTCAACAGAAGATGCTTATGACTTACTTGTTAATACATATAAAAACATTTTACCAGAAGGAGTATTTGATGTAATAAAAAGTAATTATGAAGACCTTGAGGAATTAAGAGAGTAGAGAAAGAGAGGACTCGCTTCTGCTACTGGATGGAACCCAGATGTAGCAGGCGGCACAGAGACTAAAAAGTAGGTTGTTGATTATTATAGCACTCTTGGAGACGATGCTTAGAAAGCTTTTGTCGATGCCCTTGGTAAAGTTGATGATACATCAACTGCTCAATAGCTTGCTTAGGGACTTACTTCTGCAATGTCAGGTGCAAGCGAAGAAGTAAGAAATTACTTATCTACCTTAAATTGGGCAGAAGATTTCTCACTTCTTACTGAAGATAGTTTTAAGCAAGGAACTCTTACTACTTTAGCAGAAGAATATCATGTTTATGGTGAAGAAGCTCTTAAATACTATGAAGCCATGAAGCAATTCATGTCAGATAGTGGAGTAATTAATCTTGAATATGTAAACACAGCTCAGCTTGCTTCATGGCAAGAGAAGATTGAAGCTATTACTGGTGTTATTTAGAAGAATGATGATATAATTAAGAAATACGCATAGGATAATAGAGAGTATATAAGACTATCATAGGAAGATTATGATAAATTAAATGACGCCAAGAAAGCACTTAAGGATGCAGGTGTGTCTGCTGAACAACTTGATGCGGCACTTGATTTTAAAGGAAATGAATGGGTTCTTAATGGTAAATTATGGAATGATACCATAAAGAAAGCAAGCGTCGAAACTTCCACCTTAGCTCAACAGCAATTAAAGGTTAATGAGGAAAAACTTAAAGACGTTAACTTAACGACTGAAGAGCGTCGTTCAATCGAAGTAGCCAATGAACAGCTTAATAAGATGATTGTAAGTCAGCAGGAGCTTAATAAGCATACTGCGGCAACTGCTGGATACTGGGTAAGTATTACAGATTTAATTGAAAATTATTCAAATCTTTCATCTGCTTTTGGTTCAGCAGGAAAAGCATAGAAGTCTAATGGTTTCGTTGGAACAAAGGAAATTCAAGGTCTTGTTGATGCCTTCCATGCGGTTGGTGATACATCATTTGACGTTTCATAGTTTGTTAATGACCAATTACAGCTTAACATCAATGCTCTTTATGACTATGTAAATTCCATGATTGTTGCTCTTGAACAGTCTGGTAAGTTCAGCGAAGCTGATGAAGAATAGCTTACATTATGGAAGGCAATGAGAAAAGAACTTGTTGCTACCAAGAATGAGGTTAATGCTACTGCCGAGGCACTTCAAGATAAACTCACAGAAGCTACTGACAATTATAACAAACAACTTGAAACAATCAATGAAAAACAAGAAGCTCTCAATGATAGACTAAAAGAATATCAAGATTTGCTTTACGGCACTGAGGATAGAAAATCTGGTCTTGACTTACTTTATAATTATGAAGAAGCTATTAATAGTCTTAATGAGGAAATGGAAAGAACTAAGGATTTACTTGGTGATTCCAAAAACCTTGACGAAGCTTATTCAAATCTTAAAAAATACACAACTGCTACACACGAATATCTTGTAGAAGAAAGAGCAAGACAACAAGTTATTAAGCAAGGTTTAGATAACTATGCTGACATGATTGAACATGGTTCTGCTTCATATTTGGATTAGGAAAGCGGCAGAATGGTCAATGTTAATTTTGGCGATTATGCTCGTTTCGATTCAAGAACTGGTAAGTATATGCTTGACCAAAGACTTCTTGAAGAAAATAGATTTGCTGATAAATATAAAGATTTAATTGAAAAACAAATAAGTGAATATAATACCTACGTTGATAAATATAAGAAGACAGAAGATGAAATTCGTAAGATTGAACAAGAGTTTTAGAAGCAAAGAGAAGAAGCAATTAAGAACTATGCGGCAATGGAAAAGACTTTGGCTGATGCTCTTAAACAGCAGTATCAAGATGAAGTAGACGCATTGAAAGATAAATACGATGCCATGAAAGATGCTGACGATGATTATGTTGACGCTTTAAAAGACGCTATCGAAAAACAAAGAAAGCTAAGAGAACAAGAGAATAGCTTTGAAGATTTAGCAAAGAAAGAAAGAAAGCTTTCATTGATGAGAAGAGACACCTCTGGTGCTAATGAAGTAGAAGTTAGAAATCTTGAAGATGAAATTCAGAAAGATAGAGAATAGCTTCTTGATGATAGCATTGATAATATAATCGATGGCTTAACCGACCTTTATGAATCTCAGCAGGAACTTAGAGACTCAGAGCTTGAACTTAAAGATGCTCTTCTCGAAAATACTCTTTACTGGAACACATAGGCTGAATCACTCGCTGCATCATTTACAAACGCTGATGATTATGCTCAGTATCTTAGCTCAATTTCAAAAGAATATGCTGAATCAACTTTGGCTATGCAATAGGAGAAATTGAATGAATATGGCAATGAGTTCTCATCTGCTTCACAGTATTTAGCTATGACAGCTATGGATGCGGCATCTGAAACTGGCGACTTTGTGGTTGATGTAATGACAGTTTCTGGAGAAGAAATTAGTAATGTTGTTGCTAATACATCAGAAACCTTTACAACAGAAGTTGTTAGAGCTTATAATGAAACAACCGATGCTTTCTTAGAAGACCTTGAAAAAGCATAGGATGCTATTCAGAAAGCAAGAGATGATTTATAGGAAGCTATTAATAAACTTTCTGAATTGGCTACAAAGGCTAATGAGGCCGCCGCTGCCATTAATAATGCTAATGAGACAGTAATAATGTCATCTCCTGAGCCAAGCGAAGAAAATCAGAACATTAGTTCAAGTGTTGTTGATTAGCTTATTAATCAGGGCGCACCAAGTGAGGCTTTGGATGATATTAGTAATAAGTATAGCGGAATGGATGCTTTTGTAAGAATGGTTAGTACCACTCTTGGTGTTAAAGATTTCATTCCTATGGAAGGACTTACTGATGAGCAGATTTCTGCACTTAAAGACGCTGGCTTATATGTAGGTTCAGTAAATGATAATTACAGAGTATATAGACGAAGCACAAAACTTGACAACTGGCTTACAGCAAATGCTCCTTCTTCTACTGTTAAACGTTATCTTGGCGGTGGTCTTGTAGATTATACAGGTCCAGCAATAGTCGATGGAACGCCAGAAAAACCAGAAGCATTCCTTAACGCAGAAGATACACGTAATATTGGCGAAGCTGCGAAAATTCTTTCAGACCTTCCATACTTTAATGGCGGTCGAGAAGAGACAACAACTATTACAGATAATCGTGGAGATATAAATGTTGAGATAAATCTTAACATTGACCACATTTCATCTGATGTTGACGTCGATGCAATGATTGAAAGAGTTAAGGAAGAAGTCGTTGAAGTGGCTCGTCCAACTGGAACAAATGTAATACTCAATCAATAGTTAGGTTAATTTTTAGGGCTTAGATTTTCTAAGCCCTTTCTTTATTAGAGCAAAATCAAGCCATTCTCACATTATTAAAGACAAAGGCTTGACTTTGGGCACATTTCGGTGTATAATAAAAGAAAAGCGAGGTGAAGATTATGCAGCCTATTGATTTCAGAGGCTTTCGTTTTGGAAAAATTCACACAAGTGATATCCATCTCGAAGTCGTAAGTAATTCTGATAGATATGAGCCAAGAATACTTCCTGCGGCGACCGATACTACCGCCGACATACCAGGAAGTGATGGACAATACTACTTTGGTTCTGTTTATAAGAATAGAGAAATAACTTGTAATTTAGCTTTTGATAATGTATCTGAAAATGATTATCGTAAAATCAGAAAGCTACTTGCCATAGATAAATTACAAGATTTAGTTTTTGATGAAGAGCCTTATAAGACTTGGAAAGCAAAAATAAAATCTAAACCAGAATTTAAATCATTATGTTTTACAGATAAGGAAACAGGATAGCGAGTTTATAAAGGCACAGCTAAACTTATCTTTATTTGTTATTATCCATATGCTTTTGGATTTGATAAATATATTGTAAGGGCGGCAGATTATTACATGACTAATCCTCCTGAATGTATTATTCAGGAAGCGTATAGCGATGAGACTTTCGTAAAAAGTAAAAAAGATAAACCTTCAATAAGAGATATTGATAAAGACCTTGATTATCACTATAACGTAAATCCAAGCGATTACGAAGGCGGCACAACTCTGGATAATATCAACAATGTCAATCTTAGAGACAAGTCCCATAGAAATCGTAATGGTAGAGGATGGGAGCCTAATGATAAAACTCCTTGGAAAACAGGCTTTCCCACACATTAGCAAGTTGAACAAGGTGAACTATTCTTTGATACTCCTAATGGAGAAAAATCAATCATTGATGTTAGGGGTTATTGGGATAATGTTCCACAGTGGGAAGACACAGCAAAACTTCTTTACACCCCTACTCTTGATTATGAGCAGGAGCTTATGTATCTTCCTCAGTATTCTAAAACAGATTTTATCAACATGGAGACTGGTTTTAATAGCTCACGTCCTATGATTGGTTCCCGTATGCTTGTATACAATCCTGGCGACCTCCCAGTTGAATGGGAAATTCGTTTTGATGAAAACAAGAGAAGTTTCTGGTCATGTCGCGGCGGCACAAAGTTTAGAATTAGACGCTTTAATGTTGAAAGACTTAAACTTGAAAACGCTGTTGATTGGTGCGGACTAACAACCTATGAAAAGGATGATGATAGACCTTTCAAATATGGTAATCGATATTTTAAGAGAAGAAGTTCTGGATAGGACGAACTTATTAAAGCAATTGAAAGACTTGGTTCAAAAGAAATTCCTCAAATTTATAAGCCCACTGTTAATGATAGGCATGAGTTATATGACCAGGACGAGCTTATTCAATTGATAAAAAGTGGAATACTTCCTGCTGACAAGAATTGGGGCGAACAGGGAAATTATCGTTATTCTGCTACCGAGACCATTGGAGAAATGGCATCAAGCTATGATAGAGTGCAATTCAAGAGAGACAATTCTCATAAGGTTAGTTTTAATCTTCATCTTGATGAAAAGAATTGGGCTGATGTATTATCAACTAACAGTTTAATGTCGCTTGGTAAGGCACATCCACATCATTGTTATTATGTTGAGCCAATTCCTCGTCAAAAGCTTGGCGATTATATTAAAATGTTCTACTGGCAAACAATACAGTGGCGCGGCGACAGGATGGAAAATGGTGAATGGGTTGGAACAGAAAGATATATTGAGCTTGCTAAGGACGTTCTTGAAAAGAGAGAAGACGGCTTCTACTATGTAAAAGACGAACATAATCCTCTTGTTCAGTTCATCAAAATGTTTGCTTCTATTGCTACCAATGGTAGAATTTCTACAAAGTCAAATAATCTTTACAGAGAAATCTATAAAGACCTTGATTTTGAAGAAGGTATTGAATTTGCTAATAGATATGATGAGATGTTCTCTGAATGTATTGACGAAGAAGAAGAGTATGAACTCTATTGGGAAACTCTTAAAGAGCTTCTTCATAAGTATTATCCTATTATGGAAAAGACTTGTAAAGATGTTGGTATTGTTGCTGATGAGAAACACATTAATGAGCAAATTGATAAGTTTACTGATAGCTATATTAACCATCCAGTTGAATACATTGATGAAGATATGAGAGACCTTGATTATGATGCTTTTGTATTCAATGGCTATAAAATGCCGCAATGGATGACTGATGATTATATGGAAATTGACCAAATGGCTTTATCAGGAGTATCTACCGTAAAAGCATATCTTGATGCTATTGGAGAAGGATATGATAAAATCTTTACTGGTAAAAGAATAAAATACACATCAGAAGATAGATAGAAGCTTATTGATGAAGGTATCTATACAAAACTTATTCGCACTCTTGATACCACAATTGGTGTTGGTGGATACTTGAACGACCTTCTTGATGATTATTACTATCTCAATACAGATACCCGTATGCTTTATACAACAGCAAATCCATATGGAATGGAATTTGTTTATAAACCAAATAAGGTTGTTATGAATGAAGCAATAACAAAAGGTAAATGGTTTAAACTGCCTCCTGGCTGGTCTCTCATTTGTGTAGAGCCAGTTGTGGATGAGTCATTGTGGGGCGGCAAGAGATGGGAAGATGGACGCCCTTACGATTGGGGTTATGGTGGAGACTTAAATAGAAATAAGCGTGAAGTTCAATAGCTTTATGACTTTGTATATGGTCTTGCAAGAGATGAGTTCTTTAAAGTCTATTCGCCAGATGATATTGCTGGAAAAATTATTCCTTTTGAAAATCTTGAAGGATATTCAGAAGAACAAGATGACAACAGCGGCACAGAAGACCCAATTGACGAACTGCTAAAATTTAAAGTGTGGTATGAGAAAGAATTAAAACTTCTCAATACACCAACTGCCGCGGGAGCGGATAATTACTTTGGTAAGGGACTATTTAATAAATATAAAAACGATGGAGAATATTAGTTCTTAAAAATCATTCATAGCATATGGACGGTATTAGCTTCATATTACTCATGGACTTCTCTAAAAGGAGTATGGTCAGACCCAGATGCAGTTGAACCTGGTGATGAAATATAGGGTCCACAGCTTGATGATTTTGACGTATCAGGACTTCCACTCCGTTGTATTAATAACGACATTAGCGACTGGTGGTGGTATGCTTGCAACTATTTGTGGGCAAACTTCCCTCCTCTTTACTGGGCAGTAGCTGATATGTTAAATAAATTACAGATTAAATACACACCTTTATATTACTAATGCGAGGTGAGAGAATGGCAATTTAGAAAAGACCTTATGAGCTTTCAGTATGGGTTGAAAAGCTCAATGGTAGTAATTCTAAAATTGAAGAAAAGGGCGTCATCATTGGCGCCCATGATATGTCATATCCAGGCAAGGCAACTAACATTGTCCTTAAAAGGGAGATTAAAGGAACAAATACTCTTACCTTCCAAATGCCTGACGTATACTTTGATTCACTCAAAGGAGAATATGTAAGAAATGAATTTATTGATATGATATTTCCAGAAGCAAAACTTAAACTGTTTTATAAAAACAGATGGTTTGAATTTTTCGTAAAGAAAGTTGATGAAAAGAAATAGCTGAAAAGTTATATGAAAACTTTCACTTGTTCAGATGCTTTTATTGATGAACTTTCAAGAAATGGTTATGGCATTACTTATGATGCAGAATTAAATAACAATGTTGAAGAAATTGGAGTATTCACAGAGGAAACCTTAGAAGATAGTATATGGCAATACTATCCTGAGAATAACTGGGGAGACTTCACAGAGTTCAAAGAAGAAAAGCTCTATCGTATTCCAGTAAGTTGCTTTGGCGGTTCTATTAATGGATATAAGTTAAACTTTGAACTTGAAAATGAACAGCGTAAAGATATAAAAGAAAGAACTGGAACTGATATAATTACTAATCTTTTTACTGACGAAATTCGTCCAGTAGAACTTAGTGATGACTTGGCTCGCGGTTCGTTCTGGGACGAATATGTGGAGAATGATAGTCCAAGAAATACTCTTACAAAAGATTATTGTATTGACATTCCAAACGATGGCTATATTTATGTTCCATATTCATGTCTTAGTTTTTGTTATGGAACTCCATATGAACCTGATTTTTCTGACACTGTTATAAAGTATGACAGGGCGGCAACAGAAATGGCAATTGATATAGATGGTAAACTCATACTTGCGCCGCCGTCCGTAGACCCAAGAGGTATTATTCAATTCTATGCCATTCCTAATACAGCAGAACTTGAACTCGATGAAGATGGGGTTATTCTTAATAAAGAATATACATATTTTATGACACTTACTGAGTGGAATAGAGCGGTTCAGCTTAATAAAGATTGGTGGTATATATTTGAAGATACAAGACTTTGTTAGGCTGAGGTTCTTGGTTCAGCTGACGTAGCTGCACCATCAATAAGTCATACTTTTAAATATTTAAAAGATGGACAGAATTAGATAATCGGAACAGATTATGAATATCGTGGCAATAAATGTGTATTCTATAATGGATATCTCAGTGATGTAAATAACAATACTATTGTAAAAGGAAAGAAATTTTCTATTACTAATAGAACAGAAATAAACATTTCAGAAGATATTGACCAGTATACAACAGTATATAACTGTCATGCTGATGAGTTTGCTGATGAATATAGTAGCGAAGATTGGGATTATAAAAACGAAAATAGAACAGAAACAGGAGAACAATATCGTGTATGCTCTAAGCTTGAAACTCGTCAAATCATTCCACAGCTGGCAAGAAATCTTGTTCAGAATGGTAGTGATATGGACTCTGTTGATGGTTGGTCTCCTATGTCCTATCTTCTTGAAAATTCTATCTTTATAACACCAAGTGTATCACTACGTGGAGTGGCAAAACCAAATGAGGCAGACATAAAAACCTCAGCTATCGTTTATACACCCGCCACAGCAAGGGCGGCGCAAAAGTGTTTGGTTAAAATGAAGGATGGTTCTACACCAAGTTCTTCTAACCCTTCTCAGGCTCAGCTTGATGAAATGTATTTTAGTTTTAATAAAGTTAATTATTACTGGGGTAAGAACCCAGTCATTTCAATGTGTGAGATGAAAGAGCGTATAGAGAATTGGCTTATCAATCCCCTCCGCAATTCTCCTGACGGCACATTTGTTATTTATTCAATTGGTTTAAATTATTATGTTCTTGACGAACATAACAATTTCCAGTTTCTTTTTGAGAAAGGAGATGAGGTTCATCGGGGAGTAATTAGGAAACTTCTTAAAATTGAAGCAACCACTGAATATTATAATGCTCCTATTGACCCAACCACTGGTGAGGTAAAATATTACATTAACAAAGGTAAGTGGGAATATAGATTTGAAAATAATGAAAATCTTATTGTTCTTACAAATGAAGAATAGGAAGAAAAGAAGGGCTTTATCTCAGATAATAATGGCAGAGAAATAGTAAACTTTGGTATTATTGGACAAGAGAAGGTAATTGAAAAAGATAAGATTTATTGCCTTGGTATTTCTTCATGGGCTCTTGGTGATTTTAAAATTAAAATCGGTAAGGGCACGCTTGTATCGGATGGAGAATATACATTAAATGGAGATGTGCTTGAATTTAATGTGGGTATGAATTAGGATATTGATATTATCACTCATACTCAAATGCCTGCTAACTTTGACGACGATAAGAAAAATCTTGAAATAGATACACTTCCTCCTTCAAAATTTATTTTATTTAAATCAAAGAAAAACATTGAAAATCCTTATATTGTTGTTTCATCAGAAAAGTCTATTATTCTTTTTAAACTTTACTTGTTTGAAGCTTACACAAAAGGTGTTGATGCTTTTCCTAATGTAAATAATAGTCTTATATACAGATATAGCGGAAGAGACCTCTTCTGGCCTCCTAAGGCATTGTCAATTAAGGACAATGGAAAATATGAAATAATTACTCAAAGTCTTACTGAATAGGCAATGAAGGGCATGATAATTTTTGAAGATGATATCATGCTTGGCTCAACATATGAATATCAGCACTATTACATTCAAAGATTAAAGGCTACTTCAAAAACTGATGAAGAGCCAATCTATTGTGATACTATGGGCGCGAAGTCATTTATCACTTCTGACCCCAAACTCATTAAAGAGAATGTGCTTCCACTGGATGCGGCGAAGTATACATTAGATGATTGTGAGACTTAGACAAATTATATCGACTTAAACAAATGTAAATACTACGACCAGATGGCTGACCTTAATGAGCTTGATTGTAAATGTGGAAATGGTCATACTTGTTTCTATCAGAAGTTTGGCTATTGTCCATTCAGATTTAAAACTGAAAAACATAATCGTAGAATAAGAACATTAACGGTAAGTAAATCAAACAGATTTAACATTATTCAGGAAACAAGTAAAGTATTTAAAGTATATCCTCAGTTCTTTATTGAGCATAAGAGCAACGGTGCAGTTATTAAAAATGAAAACGACGAATATGTTAAAAAGATTTTCTATATTACTGAAAAGGGCAAGGAAAACAAGGTTGGTTTCAGATATGAAAAGAACCTTAAAGATATTAGCCGCAACATAGAGAGCGATAAAATTGTCACTAAACTTTATGTCCTTGATGTTGATAGCGAAATATCAAGAACTGGTATTTGTTCAATTAAGACCGCAGAAGACAATCCATCAAAAGACAGTTACATTATTGACCTTAGTTATTATATAGAGAAAGGAATGCTTGACAGAGAGGAAGTAGAGCAAGACCTTTATGGTATAACTCCTGTTGATATTCCTGCTGGCAGTAGTTATGACGTAATTCCGTCAGGCTTTTTGAAACAGCTTGGATATTACAACACTGAATACGATAAATTATCAAGCAAGATTATTAATTTACAAGATAGTTCATTTACAGAACTTGAAGCAAATCTGACTGTAAACTATCAAGGTATTATAACTGCTCAGGAACAAATTTTGAAAATTAAAAAGTAGCTTGATAAATATAAAAACATGTATTCAAGCTCATCATAGTATGAAACTCAATAGGTATATCTCAACTATCTTGTAAAACTCTCAGAGCAGCAATCAATCTTAACTCAGCTCATTTATACAACATTCTATACAGATGGAGTATGTGATACAAATGCTTTCGATATAAATAAAGGATACGCAAGCAACGTTCCCGCCGCAGACGCAACGGCAATTGAGTTCTTTAATTGTATCACTGATTTGGAAGAAAGTAAAAAATATTGGATAGACCAGCACTCTTATACAAAAGGTATACTTGGTCAATTTAATAGTGAATACTTACAAATTCAGCAATGGAAGCGTGAGAGAGCAAGTTATCTTAAACTCATTAATCAAATATCATCTGCTTTTTATAAGAAATATGAACCTTATCTTAAAGAAGGAACTTGGTCAGATAGTAATTATTTAACAGATAATGCTTACTACTTTGGTGCGCTTGACGTGGCGGCAGATGGAGCAATTCCAAAAGTTAGCTATACAATCTCTGTTATTGATATTTCTCCACTTAGTGAAGAATATGATGAAGTTTATGATTTCGATTTAGCAGACATAACCTATGTAGAAGATTTAGGTATGTTTGGTATAAACAAGCATACTGGACTTCCAAATAGATTACGCACTCTTGTATCAAATGTAGAAGAAAATCTTGATGACCCATCAAAGAATAAAATTACTGTTTAGAACTACACTACATCTTTCCAAGATATATTCCAGCAAATCACAGCTTCTGTTCAATCACTTACTTACAATGAGAACATTTACAAACGTTCATCAAATTTCACAGCAATGCAAAATATTACTACTTCAAGTTTACAAGGCGCGCTTGATACAAACGACCTTACACTTCTTGATACCCAAGAGAATAATATTCAAGTTGACAATACTGGAACAAGTGGTAGTGATATCAACAACCACGCTAATAAATATCGTCTTGATGGTCAAGGCTTGTTCTTCTCAAATGATGGAGGACAGCATTGGAGTGTTGGTGTTGGACCAAGTGGTATCAATGCTGATTATATTAAAGTTGGAACGCTTGATGCAGGCAAGATAAGAATTGCCGATAGTGCCTATGTTTACTTCTCATGGGATAAGGATGGTATTGTAGCATATAGAGACCCGCAGGCAGTAACCACAGACGCTAAAAATATTAATGACGCTGCGATATTTAATAAATATGGTTTAAGTATCGTATCTGACGGAAATATTAAATTAAGAGCTGGTTATGCATTTAATAATGAAGCTGGCGGCGCAGTTAGTGGAGAAGGAGACTTGGGAGATGAAATAGGTTTTTACCTATATAATAATAATGGCGAACCAATCTTCTCAACAACATCATCTGCATCTGGAACACGTGAAAGTGCCATCATTAAACTCATTGGTGAAATGATGGTAAGTAATACACTTACCGTCCAGAAATCCGCAGGTAGCACTTATAGTCATAAACTAAATGAACTTACACCTGCCAAATTTGTATATGCTCCAAACTTGATAGAAATTCCTTCAAGTTGGCAAACAACAGTTATCGAGACAAATCCCGACACTCATGATACAATTCATTACTTTGATGCTACATCGATATCAATAAACAACGATATGCTTGCAGCTTACTTTATAAGTAATGAGAACCTTACCGAGGTCATGATTGATAGAGGAAATATCACAGAAATCTTTACTAAAACAGCAGTAAGTGAATAGCAGATAACGTCAACATATTGTGATGTAAGCAATACAACAATAAGTCATAAGATAACAAAACGTTATCAATCATCAATTAATTAGCTTGGTGGTAAGACATATTACTATTATGAACTTACTGAAATAAATGGTAATAATCCAAAGAAATATTTCTTCAATGGAGAAGGCGCAGCTTTTAGTCAGCAAACAGACATTACACTATTTAACGGAACAACAGATGCACAAATTACAACGACTGGCGGCACAGTTAATACAATTTATAATTGTTATGACCAAGGCAATACGCTTACTCTTAAAGCTCCATTTGATACATACACGGTAGAGGGTATTACCTATACAGCAATTGAATCTGGTTCAACTTCCGTAACAGAAGATTCTTCTGTTGGACTTTATCTTAACAACCCAAGTCTTAATGGTCAAGATGCTACGGGCTCTGGTGTTGAACGTTTATTCCTTTGCTGTGCTTAGAATGGTGATAATGTAGCTAACTTGTTTGCAGTCACCAAAGACGGCTCAGCTTATTTTGGTGGTAAAATAAATGGAGAAAATAGTGCAATAAATGTATCAGATAAAATTACTATTTCTGACCCGATGATTAGAATTGACAGTGATGGTAGTTTGGCAATTCAGTTTAGTCAGATTAAAGACCCAAATAATGGTAAGAATTTAAACCAGTATATTGCTGACCAGATTAATGATTCAAGCAGTGATATCCGTCGTGCTATTGAAGATAAAATTGGTGAAGTAAATAACAGAATTTCTGCCGCCGTAGGTAGTATTAATGAGTTCCATGACCACAGCCATTGGCTTAACGTTAGAGATGGTTCAGTGACTTTCGCTCCATCAGCGGGCGAGCCACCACATCCAATTCCGTTTAATCAGCTTAGGTTTGTTGTATGCACTGGCGATACGAGCCATTGCGGAACTGTTGGAGTAGGAGATTTATATGGAATAGGAGGAGTATGCTAATGATTTACACTACATCAGAAGTAAAAAAGCTATCATAGCTTTTAGAGAGTATAAAGGATAAGGTATTTGATATAAATACCCAGTATAAATTTCTTAAAATAGCAAAGATAATCAAAGAGGAAGAGGAACTCATACAAGAGCAAGAGTTCCTCTTGCTCAAACGCTATGCCGAAGTAGATGAGAATGGTAAATTTATCACATCAGAGGACGGCGGCGTAAAAATAAAAGACGGCGAAATAGCAGAGTTCGGCATTAAGTTAATGGAACTAAAATATCGTCGAGTTCAATTACCAGACATATACTTTTCACTTGATGAACTTGAACCATTAAATTTATCACTCGGACAACTTGAATTGCTAATCCCACTAATTAAATAAAAAAATAAACCCTTCTCAAATGAGAAGGGTTTTTTATTAAAACTGTATCATAATATTTTGTTTTCTATCATGTGCCGCCCATCGTCCAATAAGGATAGCGTCAGCTTCATCTTGGGTGACATTCATATCATATAACTTTTTAACAATGAGCTAAGCACTTTTCTTTTTATCTGTTCGATTAGTGCCTTTTACTTGGCTATGTGCTCTCCATGTGGCTGGCGGCACAATCTTGAAGATATAGCCATTTTCATAGCAGTAATTCTTCAATACACCTTGTAAATGGGCAAGTTTTTTAAAAGTAAGAACCTGCTCTTCTCCACGCTCTGTCTTTTGCAACTGTATATCTTCAAAAATTACAAGGTCAGGCTTCCACATTTGTATCATGTTGGCAACCCAATTCTTTGTTTTCATAATTTTTTCAGTGCTATGGTTTCCATCAGATGTCCAAGCACCATATTTGATTAATTCCTAATCATCATAAACAGCCCAGCCAGAAGTGCCGCTTGCTTGGTCAAAAGCAAGGATTCTAAATCCTTTACTTTTAGGAGCAGAATCATTCATTCTATAATATCTATTACTTTTACATATTGGGCATTCTCTGTGGCGGCGCCAATAATCAAAAGTAAAATAATTTTCATGACCATTAGGACACTGAAAATCCATTTGAGTTTTTAAGTTAACATACGAGTTGGAAAGTAATTTCCAACCCGCTGCTTCAACTTCTGTTTTTACATCTTCATATTTAAGTTTTGACACTCAAATCAGTCCTGCTTAGTAGTGTCTGTACTTCCAAAACCACCTTCGCCACGTTCGGTAGTTCCCAGCTCTTCCAATGATTTAACTACATTCCATTTAATCATAGGAGTTGGAGCAATAACGAGCTGAGCAATTTTCATATTCTTATCGATAACATAGGGAATATCACCAGTGTTAGTCATGATAATTCCTATTTCGCCGCGATAGTCAGAATCGATTGTGCCAGGAGCATTTGCGATTCTTAACTTAGATTTAAGACTTAGACCTGAGCGAGGTCTTACCTGAATTTCATAGCCAGCGGGAATGGCAACGGCAATACCAGTTTTAACAATTTTTGTTTCCCCTGGTTCAATTTTGGTTTCCTCAACAGCAAAGACATCACAGCCTGCGTCTGTTGGATGTGCATACTCTGGAATAGTAGCATCTTTATTTAACTTTACAATTTTAACGTCAACAGATATTCTATTAGTCTTAATAAGGTCCTCATGGACACTCACGATACTATTAAAAAACAGTTCGAGGTATTCCTTTTTACTATCAGAAAGAGTCGGGTCTTCTTTTATTTCACTAAGAATTTCTCCGTAGAACTCCTTCTCTGCATTTATCTGGTCTACGCTCACATCAGGAACAGAAAGGAGAGATTCTCTTTGTTCCGCTTGGAACTTTTCTGAACGAATCATCTGTTTGAAACTTTCCTTAAACATGGGCCAGATAGCATCGAATTCTGCATCGTCCATTTCAAGAAAAGCCATAAACTGGTCAAGGCTATCCTTATTTGCGGTTCCGCCGAAAAACTGTTCAAACTTTTCATTCTTCATTGTATATACCTCCATTTACATCTTTACATATTTCATCAATAACTTTGAGTTCAAGTGCTTTCTTTACACCAAAATACCAGTCATCCTTAATATGTTCCTTGTAATTTTTCTGATTAATATCGGTTGAAGAGATGACGTGATTTTTAAGCTGTTTAAGCTGATATCTCTTATAGAATTCAGCCTGCTGGCTAACTTTATGAGCATCTCCCTCCATTATAGCAGAACCTTCATGGAAAAGAAAAGTAGCATTTGGATAAGCCATTCTCTTATCTGCCGCAATGGCAATGAAGAAACCGCCGCTATATGCTTTACCTGTAACGATTGTGTATACAGGAGTCTTTGACATTTTTATAGCATCTAAGATAAGTAATGAAGTTGTAAGGCATCCACCAGGGCAATCAATGTAAATCTGAATTGGTATTCTTTCATCAATTGGAGTTTTATTAAATTCGTCTTCTGCATTCCAAAACTGAATACGTTCAAGAAATCTTCTGCCAATCTCTGGCGCTATTTCCTGATTAAGATAGAGCTTTCTTTCAATAAACTGATACTGTGTAAGAATGCTCTAAGGTTCAAACTAATTTTCTGGGTCAGCAAATAAATCAAAGAACTGTGGAGCATTATCTTCATCTTCCTGTTTAAGAGCTTTATATGCTTTTTGAAGCTCTTTCATGAATTCGTCCTCTGGTTTTATCTTACCATTTTCATCATAGATATTAATTGAAATGGGCTGATTACTCATTCTTATTTTCCTCCTTAGCTGCTATCGCTTCCTTTAATTCTTTTATTTTACAGGATAATTCAATGATTCTTGGATTGAGTGTAAAGGTTTCAACTGGAATATTTTTCAGTTCCTCTTCTGCCTTGTTCAATTCAAAGTTTAAATCATTGAGAGTAAAGTTCGTTAAATCCATATTTATCCCTCCTTATATTAATATTATATCATAATATGTGAAATAAGTCAAGGATTCAACATTAATTCTTGATATGATATCTTCTTTGGGTCTTGTTTAAGAAGAAGTCTATTTGGAAAAGTGATATAATCAGATTCATTAAAATCATTGCCCATAAAGTCTTTAAAACTTACCTGACCTGCTCTTGCCCATTTGCATAAGTCTTTTTGAAATTTTGTTGTGCCATTATTAAAGAAAGAAATCTTTTTATCAGTTAATGTCTTTGCGGCTAAAATGATAAGACAAATGTGAGCATCTGTATCTCCTCGATTATCAAAACAATAATTGTCATTTCCTGCAAACATTTCAAGTGCCTCAGCATCTGTTGTCAGCGGCACAAGTATTCTTGACTTTGCTATATTGGGTGCAAGTTCTTTAAATTCTTTTGCCTATTCTATCGAGTAAGTGGAAACTGTATGTAAGAAAGAAATCTTATTATCATAATGCTGAAACAATTCTCTCCAATCATCTTCAAGTAAAAAATTTCTATCATTTACATATGTATATATTGCATCGCCTTTTGTTAAAGAAAAATCTTTTGTTCGCCAATCGATTAAACTATTTTTCTTTACTGAACCATATAATTCTTTATTTCTTATTTTATGTTTCATTAAATCATAAGGGGTAAAAGAAGGAGTATAAGCTTCTGTCTTTTCGCTAAGACCAGTATTGCCATAATAACCAAAGCCGCAGTAAACTGATTTATCTTGGTCAATTACAAGTTTTCTTGGAATGACCAATGATGGATTATCTTTAAAGTAGAAAATTTTGTTAAATCTTCCTGTTTTTTCATAAGCATCCATCATAATTACTTGATGTCCTTCTTCTGTAAATCTTGCATAGGCTTTCATTAGGGACAGGTTTAAAGTAAAACCTGACCCATGATTGAAGTCCATGTCGTATAATCCTATAGTAGCCATTATTCTTCTACCTCCGCACGTTCTGTTGTCGATTTTAAGATAAAGCCTTCATCATCCATTTCTTCTATTTTTTCAAATAATGGGAATGATGTGCTCTTATATTTCTTTGGAACGAAATCGTCTTCGCGACGAATGCCTGTGATAATAAGTTTATTACCTCTTGCGAAAAAGCTCTTTTCAACAATTGTTTTAGTTCCATCTGGATTTCTTCTACTTATCTGTCTGTCCCATTTAGCATACTGATTCTTCCACACTTTGATTGGCACAACCTGCATTGTTGGAGTTAAAATTGTGACTGTGCTCTTATTCTTATCTTTATCAATTACTGTTCCGCAAATTCTTGATATTTCATATAGTCTGATTAGGCCGCCGTCCTGTGTTAAAAATTCAGAAGCAATAGTTGGTTCTTTATCAAGTTTTTCAAAATCAACAATACCATAGGCTTTCTTATTAAGATTTTTAAGTTCGTGTTCATGGCAATATGTTCCAAGAGAATCCATATCCCATTTGTTAATGTCACCTTTAGCATACTTTTCTCTGATTTCTTCAAAAAGTGTGTTATTAAGAGTGTTAAGTATTTCTGTCTGGTTTTCTTTCATCCAGGCTCTTACCTTGTCCATTTCTTTATCATATATCTTATCCCACACTGTTTGTTTAATTAATGCATGATTGTCTACCCCATCGATTACCACATCTATAAGTTTATCTGGGTCATAATTTTCTAAGAAAAATCTCATTGCCACGTGATTAAGAGCATAATAATCGCCCTGTTTGAATTTTCTTATATACTTAGTAAAGTTATAAACCTTACCTTCAAATTCAAGAAATTCTGGAAGTAATCCCTTATTTATCAGCATTGTCATATTTTGCAATGTAATTCTCTTCTTTTTATCAGCTATAAGGTCAAGATAAGAAAACATAGTATGTACTCTATTTTCATAAAGATTATCAAATGCACCAGCCTTAATAAGTGATACCATTTGAGTCTTATTTACTTTTACCTTATTCATAAAATCTTCAAGAGAACTATAAGGTCTATTAGCGATTATTTCATAAACAAGATTTGTGCCTATTTTATCAATACCTTTAAGACCATATATTATTGCTCCTTGTTTAGCATCTGGCTTAAAGATAAGGTCTGATTTATTTATGTCAGGCGGCAAAACAGTAATACCAGCTTTTTTAGATTTTCCAAGAGCGACACTTATTTTGCCATAGTTAACTGACTTATTCTTTTTCTTTGTGACTGGCGGCGTATCATCATTTGTTTCTTCCATATCTATATCAATAATTTCTTCAGCATCAGTATCCATATCTTCTGCATCAAGTAACTCTGCACCGCCAGCATTTGTGATTAAACAAGCGCAGTTCCAATAAATATCAGAATATGTAGTTGCAAGATAAAGCGTCTGAATACCAACAAATGAGTAAGCTAAAGCATGAGGCTTCGCAAATGAATATCCCATCTGAGGACCCATAGTAGTCTTCCATACATACTCACCAAATTTTTTTGTTGGACAAGCATTTACAAATTTTTCGTGAAGTTCTGGAATTTTATCCATTTTCTTCTTTGCAACTATCTTTCTTGTCGCATTTGCTTCAGAAAGACTAAAGTGTGCAATATTTTCATCCATACAAATTTCCATCATGTCTTCTTGTGATGAAGGAACTCCGCAGTTAGGGAGATAGTATGGTTCGAGAATTTTAATTTGTTCTTTTGTCAATCCTGCGTCTTCTGCTTCCATATACCATGCTCTCATATCTTTTTTGAGACGGCAATATCTTTTAAGAGGTCTTTCCTCGCCAGGCTCACCCATAAGTCTCATCAAGGCATTGGCATTGAGCATTTCAGTTGGATTTTGTGGCTTAACTTCTTTAGCAGTTGCAAGACCTACACCAGTGCTAAATTGGAATACATCAAGAACAGTACCATTACTAAGAGCATCCCAAATTTTCTGATTTTTAAGGTCAAGGACATCAGGGTGAAGATATTTATTATATACTTCTCTTAATGAGAGGTCTGGTTCAATTAATCCATCTTTCTGAAGAAGTTGAATTGCAATTGTAAGTTTATCACAAATTTCAGTTACAAGGAAGTCATACTTAACGTCTCCCAGTTCCTCTGCCTCGTGAAGCGAATACTGAGTTGTTAAATCTCCATTAGGACTTCTCATAATTGCGCCTGTTTCAAATGGACTATCATTATAGAGAATAACACCAGATGCGTGCTGTCCTCTCTTATTTACCAAACCATCAATTGATTCAATAATTTCAAGAAGACCAGGATATTTATCCAATTCAGCTTTAAGTGCTTGAATTGGTTGTCTTTCTTTTTCTTCATTACCATAAACAGCATCCTTAATTGACCATAAGAAACCACGCTCTTGTGGAATAAGTGATGAAAGATATTGTGCAGTATCTACATCGATGCCTTCGGGATAAAGTTCTGAACGATAGCCACGACAAGCCGCGGCGATTGCTGAACGAGTTCCTTCTGTACCATAAGTGCAAACCTGAATGACATTTAACTCTCCACGTTCCTTACGAAGGGCGGAAAATACGGCGCCACGTTTTGACGGGGTCAGGTCGATATCAATATCAGGCAGTTCTACACGTTCCTCATTCAAGAATCTCCAGTATTTAAGTCCCCAATGAAGCGGGTCGAGCTGAGTTATTCCAAGAAGATAATTTGAAAGGAAGCATACTGCGGAACCACGTCCAGGTCCAACAATTGACCCCTACTCCCAGAATAAGTTAATCATGTGCTGGAATGTATTGAAATATTCATATAGACAGTTGCCAAGCTTTTCTCCGACAACCTTAATAACTCTTGCTTCTGTTTCGAGAGCGTTAAGATAAGTTGCATTAACAAGATTTTTTGTTTCAAGGGCATTGAAACATTCATTTACCCAATATCTTTCTTGAACATTATCACTTACGAAAAGCTCATAAAGTGTTGGATACATTATTGTAATATCTACTGGAACGTGTTTATCATAATTCTTTACATCAACTCTTGGAATAATTGGCTTGTGAAAAATATCATATGTTCCAATCTTATCATAAATTTCCATAGAGTTTTCACAGAATTTTGCAAAATCTTCTTCAGTAAAGCTCATACTTAAATTCTCGAATGCTTCTTCGTTGTTCATCATATGAGCATATGTATAGAAACCGTCTACCTCACGTTCACCATCTTTAGAGTTAAGATAAGCCTTATGAACTGGACGCTCCTTTTCTGTGAGATAATGTGCGTCTGAACCAATAACTATTTTTCTATGATAGAAATTAGCAATGCTCACAACTCTTTCATTGAACTGTATCTGGTCTTTAGTGTTGGCTGCGGCAATCTCAATATAAAAATCGTCACCGAACAGATTAATATTCCAATTCATAAATTCAGAAATTGCTATCTTCCATTTTGCTATTTCATTTATATCCTGACTTTTTTCAGCCTTAATAAGATTAGCAACAAAATGAGGAAGTTCACCACCAAGACAAGCGGTTGTCGCAATAAGTGAATTAGGATACTTCTGAACAATCTCTGCCAACTCTTTCTTTTCTGTTGGAACTCTATAAAGTCCACGAGAGCTAAAACCATTATACCAAGCGATTGAGCTTAGTTCTCTCAGTGCCCTATGTCCTATTGTATCTTTTGCTATGAGAATATAGTGCCAATATTTTTCAATGTTATTTCTATCATCGACAAGATATATTTCATTGCCGCAGGCACATTTAAAGTCTTCTGGAATTTTACCAGCTTTTTTCAATTCCTTTTCAGCTTTTAACCACTCAACATGACCAGCAACAGTTTCATGGTCTGTTAATGCTATTCCTGCCATACCAAGCTCATGAGCTTTAAGTATCATATCTTTTGGTCTATTGATTGAGTCAATAAGTCTGAAATTTGAAAACATACTATGAGAATGATTGTCAAATCTTCTTAATGTTTTAATATCCATTATTACCTCCATTTCTGCCGCCGAGCCTTTAATGCAGGGACAGTAATTTTAATAATTATTTATATCTTTTCTCTATATATATATTATACCATAAAATATAAAAAAAGTCAAGAATTTCTTCTTGACTTTTGTTCATTACTTATTCTTTTTCTTCATTCTCTCTTTCTGAATTTCTTTATTGCGACGCTCAATATCTTCTTTCATTCTGTCAATTTTCTTTTTGTAATTTTCTTTTTCATCTGTATGAATTTTCATTCTTCATTCTCCTCCTCTTTAACAATGCTGACATTGTTATTGTGAACAATATCAGGATAAATTTTTTGTATTCCCTTTTCCTTATATTCATCTTCATTGGCTAACTCTTCCATCAAATTAATTTTGGTTAGATAATCATATTCCGCTTTCCAATAATTGATGTCATCCTCTTTGATTACAAGCAAAAATGGTGTAAAAAGTGCACCACCGTTTGTAATAACTTCATATAGCTTAGTATAAGCTCTTTCAGACACATATATAGCAAATAGCTGATAAATTTTATCTGTAATTAATGTAGATAAATCGTCTGCGATTTTATCATCTTTAATTGCACATTCAATAACATGGGCAATATCTTGATGCTCTCCACAAAAATCATCAAATACTGCTTCCGTGAGTAATTCTTTGCTTATTTCTTTTCGTTTATAGAGAAAGCGAACAAAATTGCTAAAATGAAATCTATGACCATAATAATCAAAAAAATCTTCACCTACTTCACTCATCCAATATTGAATTGCAGTATATCCAACAACAGGGTCTGAAAAGTCCTCTGGTTCATATACAACGTATCTATTTTTTTCTCCATTCTCACTTAAATGAAACATTATAATGTCACCCCTCTCTTCTTTAATTCTAAGTTAACTGCATTGGAAAAAATTTCATCAATTTTTTTATCCAATTCATCATAATCAATTTGACCAGATAAATAACTGACAAGCACTGTCATTATTTCAATTTTATAATCCATCATTCATCTAATCCCCTCTTTTAAAAGTGTATCCTTTGAACTCTTTTCCGTCCTCAATTCTTTTTGCAATTGTGTGCCTATCTATTTTTAATTCTTTCATTGCTTTTCTTAATGATGGGAAGATATATTCTTTTCCATTTTTGTCAATAGCGATAATAGGAATGCCTTTGCGTTTTAATGAAACATCTCCAGTGAAATTAGTAGGAATCTCTTTATCATTATCATCTACAAAACAAAAAGTATAGCCTTTACAAGAATAGTTTCCTGATTCTCCATGACAAATACGAGAAATATGAGCAACGTTAACGTCTAATTGCCTTGCTGCTTCATTGATACTTTTATAAATTTTCTCTTCTTTTGTTTTTAAGTTTATGGATTTTATTCTCTTGCTGTTTTTCTCGCTTCCAGAATTAGTAGCTCCGCCATAATTCATATTATAGCCGTATCCATCTTGATAATGAGTATTCTTTTCTTTAATCCAATATTCTTCATACTTATCTAAATCCTCATTTAGATATTCTCCTAAAATACTCCATTGGAAGTTTTCTTTTCCATATTTTTTAATTGCAGCGTGAAAAATTACATTTTCACTATCAAGATGTCTTAAATGCTCTCTTTTTCTCTCTTCAAGACTTCGAGTTGTTTGACCCACATATCCTTTATGGTTAATCATATTTTTACAATAATAAATATAACCCATTTATCATCACCTCTATTGATATGTGGGTAAAATCATTAAAAACTATAATAAATTAAACCCAACTCTTGATTAAAGTAACAATTACATAAGAGTCGATTATTTCGCCCTTAGACTTCTTATCCTTTTTAACCATCTTATAGGATTTAAGTTCATATCCTTCAATAGCTTCATCTGCCTTAGCCTTTTCAATAAGAGCTTTTGCTTCCATTTCGTCATTGACTTTCCATTCCTCAGTCTTTTTACAAAGTTCTCCCATTTCTTATACCTCCACTACCTTATGTAATTTAAAGTTATAACAAATCAATTTGGTATTATTATTTTTACACAAATTGAAATTTTGTGCAGTGCCGCGACTCTATCCATCCCAAAAACAAATGCACATTCTATTCTCGAATTGAGAGAGGTAACCGTGCATATTTGCATTACGAATGAAGCCCGCAGATTTTCCATACGTATCCCAGTCTGCTTTAAAAATCTTGATTGGGATATTATTTGCTTTTGCCCAGCGTTCAGCGAGGGTGTCCGCTCCACGGGCACCTCCGCTTACTATTTCAGCTATGTTATGCTTTTCATGGATAAAATTCATTATGTCTGAAAATTCGTCATAATCATAATAGTCACGACTTCCTGCTACAAGTAATTTCATTCTTATTTCACCCTTTATAATTCAAAGATACTGGACCTTTATATCCAAAATCAATCCACTTTTGTTTTACTGGGTCAAAAAACCAAATACCAATTATGTCTTTGATAATAAAACTTGTTTTATCATCGACATCAAGGTGGGCCTCATATTGTCCACCTTTTCCAACTGTCATTTTAACCATATCTTTATCAGAAGTCATAAATTGAACTCTCCTTTAACTCAATTTCATCAACATAAATCTAAGGAACCATTCTGCCGCCCCACTTATTAATGTTTGCTCTGCCAGCACAAGTGATATTAAGAATATCATTATTGAATGCTTTAATTTCGTCAATAACATCTTGCGCCTTAAAAATCATATAAGTCATACCATTAAATACAAATTTTATAGTATCCTTCTTCGAACCTATATATTGTATTTGGTTCTTGGGAATTGTAATATTTTCAACAATAATAATAGGTTCTTTATTCTATTGACCCCAAAGAGAAGTATTACTACCCAAATCCATAACAAGATTGCTTATATCAGAATAATTGCCTGATATGACAAAATCTGCATCGTAATATCCCTCATTGAAATTAACATCCTTTAGCTTTTCATTCGCATAATCATAAAGTTTTGAAACGTTATTACTTTTAAGACTAAAGCCTGCGGCATTCGCATGACCTTCAACAAAGTCCATGTAGTCGCTATCTTTCAAGAAAGATTTGAAATCTTTTAACTCACTTTCTTCTCTTCCACGAATTGAGCCTTTTAAATAACCGTCTGGACTTATTCTACCGAGAAGAGTGGGTTTCTTATATTTTGCCGAAATACCCATAGCAATCAGACCTGTAAGGTTTGTAGATACATTAAGGTCATCAGCATTGAGAATAAGAATCTTATTTTCATCAAGACAATCATTCATAATTTGAATATCCAGTAATTCAATCGCCTTATCCTTTTCCTTATTCTGACGGGCGCGGGCATTTACACAATTTCTTGTGACCTATTCTGCAACAGTTTCAAACTCGCCTTTTGCGCCGCGTTTGGTTGAAGGAATTACTTCTATGCCTTCAATAAAACCACGGAATAGCATTTCCTTATCACTCTATGTGCCAACTCTGATAAGAGCATTAATAAGAGGTGTGACATAAAATGCTACTTTTATCTAATTAACTTCACCAGAAGTATAGTATTTATTACTAAAATCCGTTTCATAAATACCGAACATCGAATAGCACTGTTTCTTAATAATTGACTGGAATAATACATTTGTAATAGAACTTAGTCCAGCTTCACAAATATAGCGATTTTCTGGTGTCTGCATATTCATCATATCACTAATCTCTCCAAGAGCAACCAAGTCGAGATAGTAATCTGCATGGTCGTATCCCTCCATTGCGTCGAAGAACTGTAAAAACTTATAAACAATTCCTACACCGCTTGCCGCCTTATTTGGATAGTCTTCAGAAAGTTGATTATTAATCACAACAGCATTTTCACTATACTTATCTGCTTCATGGTGGTCAAGGACAAGTATGTCATATCCTAATTTAGAAAGAATTGCGTGTTCCAAATAGTCATTAGAAGAACTATCGGGAAGGATGATTAAATCACAAATCTTCTCATGGGTTAATTCATCCATAACAGAACGAAGACCATGTTCTTTACCCTCTGGTATATGATAAGTAAAACTTACATCAGGATACTTGTCTTTTAATAATGTGTTAAAATATTTAATGAACACGGCGGCAGAAGTAAAACCATCGACGTCACAGTCAACATATAGTCTTATTTTACTACCATTTTCTAAGTGCTTTTTATACAGCCTATATCCTTCCTCCATGTGGTCGAGAAGAAGAGGGTCGCATAAATTTTCTCTCGTTGGAGAAAAATACCAATCATTATCTCCCTACGGAGAAATAATACCTCTATCTTTCAAGAGATTTAATGTATAGTCTGACTTAATGTCATAACTTGTTTTTCTTATAAACTTCACTTATAACCATACTCCTTTTGATATTAATTTAGTGGCTACTTCTGGTCCACAGTCAAATGGCGACTGCTTTAATTTAAGTAGATTACTATTATCATAAACAAATCCCATACTTGCGTAGTTCTTATACTTTTCACAAATTCCTTTTAACTTATTATAATAAGCTTCTTGCTCTTTCCAAGTTGCCCCTTCCTTATCAAAGGCTATAAGAACTCTTTCTGCTCCGCACTGTAATAATAAATCAAGTTGATATTTATGAAATGTGCTACCACAGGCGGCGACAACGATATTTCTATCTTGTCCAAACATCGTTCCATATTGCATTGGACTTTTTTCGCCCTCTGCAACAATTGCTGTTTTATATTTTCTTATATTTTCTCTTACAACATTCAATCCATAAAGATTGTAAGTAAGTGGATGGGCATAGGTGACACCTTCCAATTTCACTGGCATATATTTACCAAGTGCAATATCTTCATCATTTAATGCCCTTCCTCTTATACCAATGAGATGACCAGCTACATCATAATGCGGTATTATTATCTTATTTTCTTGAATTGAATAAAGGATATTGTAAGTTTTCATAATTTCTTCACTGATACCATCTTCCAACCATTCAGCAGTTGGATAGAAGGTATAAGCATTTAATAATCCTTTATTAAGAATTGGCAGTTTAACATCCACTTCATGATTTTCTTTTTCATAAATTGAATGATAAGGCTGATAGAAAGTTTCTTTCGTTTTTGCTCCAGCCTTGCCGCCAATTCTTACCACTATGTCTTTAAAGAAATCATACTGAACATTTAATAGCTCATAACGCTTTTTCATCATGTTAATTATATTAAATGTACAGCCGCAATCCGTATAGCAATGAAACGTTTTTGTTCGTGGATAATAATACAATTTCATACTTGCGTCTGAAGCTTCATGATTATGACATATTGTAGGAAAAATAATTGCATTACCAGTTTCTTCAAATCTGTCCGCGCCGAGCTAAGTCATGATTTCAATAATTTGTTCATTTGTTAAACTATTTACCAATTCATTTAAATCACTCATTTAACTCTCTCCTTACAAATTACATAATTCTTCAAAACTCTTATTTTCTACACGTCTCTTCATATCTTCTTTATCATCAAAGGCTGCGGCGGCGTCAAGTATAAGTTCTTCTGGTTTTATATCAGAAACGGCATAATATTCTTCATATATATCATCTGATACTATTCCTTCATTATACAAATCACATAATTCATCAAACTTGCCAAAATTTATAGAATCAAACTGAATTGTCTTGAAGTCTTTAATCGGCTTCATATCAGCAGTGGTCACGAATAAATCTTCACGACGACAGCATCCTAGGTCATTATAGCACCAAATTCTTATCATATTCCATCTACCACGACGATTTTTATAAACGTCAATAACCAGATTTGGAACAAATGAAAATGAACTTTGAAATCCTGCTAATTCTTGTAATTCAACTTTTGTTGGTCTTGACATAATACAAGCAAAGTCGGCAAGGTTTACAATTGCCTTTGAACCTTGAACGTGTCTAAAGTCTCTAAATCCACCCTTTTCATCATCGTCATTACTTACCTGAGTAGAACTCATAATAAATGCATTAAGCTCAACGGCAAGATTTTTTAAAGTTGTAGTAAAAAGTCTTAAACAAACATCTTCACGCAACTTTAAATCACGATATTCATTAAGCATGGCGGGCGAAGAGAATATATAGTCATAGAAAATATTTTCAACACCATATTGAATATTATATCTTCTAAACAGATTTTTAACGGCTGATGCACATGGGTCAGGCATATGAGCAAATAACATATTATCCTCATATTTCTGCATAATGTCAATTGCTTGTTTAATACGAGGCATTTCTTTTTCGCCATATGTGCCATACAAGAATATTTCCTCATTATATCCTGTAAGATATGCAAGTATCATAGTTTTAATTTCATCAGGGTCTTGCTCTGTCATTACATATAGAACCTTTTCACAGCTTCCTGTTGAAATCCATTTATTTTTCTTTCTATCAAAACGAATTGGATAAGCTATATTACAAGCATCTCCAACCATCTAACGAGTTTTACCAACGCCAGAGCCCGCAGAACGAAGATAAAACTTACCCTTTCTTCCTCCACGTGTTACCGTATTCATAATGTCGCCTTGTAATTTACAACCGACCTCTGGCTTTATTTTCAATTCCTCAATTAACTTTTCAATTCCATCTGTCGCTTTTGATTCATCAACAACACTTTTAAGAACAAACTTTGCTTCATAACCATTTATTTCCATTTTAAGCATATTAAGAATGTCTTCAACATCCATTTGCTCAAAACGTTCATTTATCTCCGCATATCTTGGATTGAGAATATCTTCGCAGTAGATATTACTTACATCTCTACCAGATTTTTGCAGGTCTTTTACAAAGTTTAATTTTTTAAATTTCTTGTAATAATAGCCAAAATTTTCTGGTTCACCCACCGTTTCACAATCTTGTAAAAAGGCTTCTCCATTCTCTTTCTCAAGAAGGGCGGCTGCAGAGGCATTGTTTTTTAAATAACAAACAACATCTATACAGCGAATATTATTTGCTCCTTCTCCACTGTTATATAGATTATTAATTGCTGAAAATATAAATTTATCAAGTGAAGTCGGAAAGTCACTTAATTCAAATCTATATTTATCAACATCATTCAGATACTCTGGTCTATTCATCAATCCGCCAAGTATCTGAATGACAGTATGACGGTCTATTTTTATCACTGAACATCACCTACAATCTGTTCAAGGTCAATCATTTTCTTTTTCTTTTTCGCACCGATATAATCACTTGGATTGTATTTGATTTCAATTCTATCCTGTTCGAGTTGTTTTTCAATTGCTTCTTCAACTTCAATTCTTTTCTTTTCTTGAAGCTTATAATATGCTCCAGCCTTGTCGTAGATATAAGGAATAATGCCTATTGTTTTATATTTATCTGATACTGGATGCTTCTCAATTTCATAAAAATATTTTAAAGTCAAAAGCTAAGACTTATAATTCATTCCCATCTTATTAAACTTCTGCATCTGAGTAACATTCCAATCACTTACTGGCTTATCGCCATCTGCTCCAAATAAACGATATATATAAAACCAAAGAGCATCTCTGTCATCATTAACCTTATTTTTCAATTTTAAGTTTTCTTCGTTAAGATGATTCTTAACTGTTGATGGAGAAATTCCCAGTTCTTTTGCAACTTGCGCCATATTCTTATACGACTTATATTTCTCATTAATTTGAGCTATCAAATTATCATCAATCTTTACTCTCTTTTTTGTTACGACTTCTACGGGGGCGCTATTATAAATCGCAAGATACTTATTTACACTCGCAGAACTGATTCCAAGCTGTCTTGCGACCTCTGCTTTACTCTGATACTGCTCATATAAAACGGGAATCTGCTCAATTATTTTTTCATCGATTTTCTTTCCCATTTTAATCACCTTTCTCATTAATTTCTATATATATTATATCACAAACCGTCAAAAAAGTCAAGATTTTATAAAAGGAGGCATTGATTGCCTCCTTTATAATTAAACTTTATCAAGATAATCTGCTGCACCTGCAACGGCGCTTCTTTCTATTTTAATAAGCTGAACTGTTGAAAACATCTTAGCAAAGTAAGGACTTTCATGAAGTTTAAGAAGTAATTTAAGACCATTTCTGTCTTTAAATATTGCACTATCTGCCTGATGTATATCGCCATCAAAAAATATTTTCGTATTTTTACCACAGCGGGCGAGAAGTAATTTTATATGTTCCTCTGTAAGATTTTCAGCTTCACTTACAAGAACAATTGCATCATCAAAATTTCTACCTCTGATATAAGCTACTGGCACAATTTCTAACTTATCTTCCTGCATCCATCTGTTAATCTGGTCAATACCAACAATGTCAACAAGAGGACCAATAGAAGGAAGAATTTTTTCCATTAAATCGCCAGGTAATGCGCCGAGGTCCATTGTATTCTGAGTGTATGAGTTATTAGGAACATAAATAATTCTCTTTATATTATCCTTTTCAAGCTGAGCAATAGCATAGTTATGAGTGAGAAAAGTCTTACCAGTTCCAAAGTTGCCGCCAGCATAGATAATCGGAATATCATTATTTAAAGCATCAATAAGGCAAACCTGTTCAGGATTGCGAGCGCAAATAGGTTTATTATCAGAAGTCCAGTGACTTTCAATCTTTCCAAAAGGAACTGCATGGAATTTTGCTCCATCATACTTAAAAATACTTTCCTTACCATATGATGCGTCCTCATAGGGCGGCGGCACAATGAGATATTCATTTATACTGAAATCATAATCTTCAGTTTCATAATGACCATTTTCAATAAGGTCTGTTAATATTTCGTTATAAGTATCAAGGTCCATATCTCCAACGTTCATATAAACAATGCCGCAATAATCATCTTTCCAGCTATATCCCTCAACATCAACATTATTAACCTGACATCTTACTTTAAAGGAAATATCATTAGTAACAATAGTTGCATTTCTCTTTTTAGCAATTTCAAGAAGAACTCCGTCAGGGTCCTCAGCATAATCACGAGTAAAATCCCACTCAATATTATCCATATTCTTGGCAATATAAACTGCCGCCTTACGAGCCTTCTGTGAAATTTCTGGATTCTTGTTAAGTTTAAGACCATCAATCTCTTTTAAAGTAACCATTGAAATAATCCAATACTCTTTTGGATTTGTTACTATCTGAGGATAGTCTAAAAGGATGTTAGTATCTAATATTTTTACCTTTTCGTTCAATTTTCTCAACCTCTCTTAAAAAAAGAAGGGGAAAGAACCAAGCCTTTCCCCACCATAATTAAAGTATTTCCTTAATATTATTCAGAACAATTTTAAGTTTGTCAATCTGCTCTGGTAAAATTTCGGAAAATTTAGTGGGAGCACCAAATGTTTCTTCAAGGATTTTACTTGCTTCTTCGACCTTTTCGTTCTGAACTACTTTACCCCATACTTCTCTTGCATCTTCCATAAGGTCATCAAATGTTTGAGTAACATATGGGTTAACCTCATCAGATGGGGCATCTCCACCAGAATGTTTTACTTCCTCATCAATAGCATTATAAATAGCATTTACAATATTATCATAGCTGAATTCAACACGTGGAGCTATATACTTAAAACGAGATTTAGCGAAGAATCTGTCATCACCACGGAAGAAGATAAATCTCTTTCTCTCACCATTCTCGTCCTCTATCTCACGAATATAACCAATAATGTCAACCATCTTGTTTATAATATCATAAGGTCTCTGAGGAAGAGCTGGGTTAATCTGCTGATACTCTTCTCCTTTCTCGTCTTTGAGTGTTTTTTCTGTTGAATGTGATATGAAAATAAGACCATAACCTGCATAGGTTAAATCTCTGAAAAAGTTCTGAAACTCTTTCTTAGCCATATCATAGCCTGCGCCCCAAGGGATATCTCCAAGCTTTTCAACACCATTCTGATTACATATATATTTTACGCACAAATCCCAGGCTGCGTCAACAGTATCGATACCGATTGTATCAAACTTTTCCTGAACTTCTGGCTTTTTTATAAGCTGAGAACAAATTGTTCTCCAATCAATCCAAGTCTTAGCAGGCTGAACGAATACATTATTCAAGGCATTAGTTCCCATCTCAAATCCTACAATAAGAATTTTAGGAAACTGCGCCGCAAGTGCAGTTTTACCAACACCAGGCAATCCATAAAACATAGCATACTTACCTTTAAGATTTCTGCTTATAGTCTGCGGCTGAAGATTAAGTAAATCAATAGTTGCCATTAGTCATTCCTCCTTTTTATATAGTAGCAACAATCTTGGTTATTAGAAACCAAGATTGCTGTTAAAAGCTGACTTTGTTGACTGCTGTGACTTACCCTTTGTATTTGCCTTCTGTTTCATCTCTTCTACTCTTGCCTGACGATTACCAAGAGCAGACTTTACGTCATTTGAATCAAATGAAAGTTCCTCTTCAAGACCAGATGGAGAACCACCAAGAACAATAAGCTCCTTACGAGAAATTGTCTTAGTTCTCTTAATAGGCTCACCAAAGCCCTGCTCCTCATACCATACCTTCTGAGTCTGATTGAAGCTAACTGCTCCATTTACATTTACTGTATCGCCATCTTCCCAGTTGTTTTCAATGAAGTTTACTGCATTTTCAGAAGCAGCAATTAACTCGATAACATCAAGTCTACCATTGTATCTTACAACACCAAACTTAATCTTGAGTCTTCCTGTATCTTCGCCGTTTACATCCTGCTCTCTTGTCTTGTTAATAACTACACCAGAAAGCTCAAACTTTGCTCCCTCTTCAAATTCACCACGAGGCTCATTCATAAAGTTAGAACCAATCTGCCATGTGGTTCTTGCTTCGCCGCTATTCGGGTCAATCCAAATGTTTTCCTCAATATGACCTGAATTAATAACAACCTTTGAAGCCATTGACTTATCTTCATCAGGGAGTGCGGCGAGTGAAGTAAACTTATTCTTGAAATCACAAATTGAAGTATAAATCTTACTTACTCCTGAGTTATCAGACTTCATCTTCATTGAGAAAAATCTTACAGGAATTTCGTTCTCGACCATCTTTCCGCCGATTTCCTGGTCCACCTTAATGACCGCCTTTGCTGATACATAATCTCTTCCATCTGCTGTGCTCTTCTCTTCAACGTCAAGCTGACTGAGAATACCAGAGATGTTTACAACGTTTGTGCTTTCATTCTTCATAATATTTAACATACTTAAATCCTCCAAAAAATTAATAATTAAAATTTTTAATTAAAGTAGATTAGGAAATCGGCGGAGTAAAACTCCGCCTTATTCCTGCGATTACTTCGCCATTAATTACTCAGCTGTAGTAATCTCATCAGGATTGAAATCCATACCTTCCTGTGTAAGATAGAATACTGAAACAGGCTTTGACTTACCCTCTGCGTCAGTTCTCTCTTCCTTCTCACGAACTGCGTAGCCCTTGTTTACAAGACCTGTTACTGAGCCAACTACTGCTGCTGTAGTCTCAAAACCAAGTGCATCTGCAACTTCCTTGTGTGTGAACTTAGCACCTACACCGTTACCCTTAAGGAAATCAAGAACCTTTCTGCTGTTTTCAGTCATACCCTTCTTTGTTGTTGCCATTTTAACATCACTCCTTTAATGTGTTTTTAAATTTTATTTATCAAAAATAGCAAGGTTCGCTATTTTTTTACATATTTATTATATCACCAATTGTGATAAAAGTCAATTTTTTGAGTCATATCTTTGAATCAAATTTTTCATTTGCTGAGCCGCTTCACTTTCATAGATTGAGCTTGATATTTTTTTAGAAATATCTGATAACAACTCTTTTGCCTTAGTTATTGATTCAATCTACTGAGTAGCTCTTGTTATACAAAAGCTATAACAAATACCAATGTAAGCAATATCTTTTTCAGTAAGTTCGTCCTTATTTTTAAGCTTTTTAAGAACGTGTTCAAACTTCATAGCTTCTACATACATATCTTGTGCATATTCATAAGCTTTTTTATCATCAAACTTTGACTTATCAACCTAACCATCTTTACCTCTTACTGGGTCAAGAAGATTATAATAAGTATCAAGCACGGCATTTACCGCCGCAATAGTGGAGTCTTTATTTTCAGCAATGATTTCTCTTTTTTCTACAAGAGTCATTCTTTTTCCCTCCCTTGATTTTCTATATTTATTATATCATGGATTGAAGCAAAAGTCAAATTTTTGACTTAAGCTTTTTCCAAATCTACAACCTTAAAGCCATCAGGCAATGAGATTGCTTTGACACCAGTTGCATCTCTGGACAATACCTTCAACTCAGAAGAATTGAATTTTATTGTTCCCTTAACTGATATAATAATTATATCACAGTCTTCTTTCAAAGTCAAGAATTTAACTATATTATCTCCCTCACGAACACCAGATATTTTCTTACCCTTCGTGCCGCGAGTGCATATAGGAAACTCTTCCAGACTTGCTTTCTTAATAAGACCATTAGAAGATACAGTAATAAGTTTATCACCAACAATAATTCTGGAATCAATTACTGTTGCTCCAGTATTGAGCTTAACAGCTTTTACTCCCTTAGTAACTCTACCAATAGCATTTATCTCATCTGTATTTATTATAACACAATTTCCATCAGAAGTCAAAATTCCGACTGGCTGAGAGTTCATAAAGTGAACCGCAATGACCTCATCGCCATCATCAAGACTAATTGCCTTAATAGATTTACCTCTCTTGAGTTCATATTCCTTCGCCGCCGTCTTCTTAATCATACCATTCTTAGTAATGAATATGAAATAATCAACAGCATCGCGGCGAGACCAAGAGGTAATATTAGTAATAGTTTCTCCTTCGCTCAACGCAAAAAGCTGGGATACGGCTATACGTGAATCAATAGGAAGGTCGCTGGTTGCGGCGCTATACATAATACCCTTATTAGAAAATGCAAGAATAGAGCCAAGATTATCGTCAGAAATAGTCTTAAGAATAATCTCATTATCCTTTAACTTAACCTTTGAACCTTTTCCGCCACGCTTAGTAGTCATAAGAGTTGAGGAAGTCTGTGTATATATGTTGCCAAGATTAGTAAAATGTATAAGAAGTTCCTTCTTCTCAATAGGCGCTGCTTTCTCTCCATCGAGTTTATAATCAAGATTAATAACTCTTGTTCTTCTTTCATCACCATATTTGTTGGCGATTTCTCTTAAATCCTTTTCGATTTCTTTATAAAGTGTATCTTTATTTGAAAGTGCAAGAGCATGATAGTCTCTTGACTTTGTAAGTTCCTCTTTCTCATCTACAAAAGACTGAATTTCAAGATTAGCTAAACGTCCAAGCTTAATATCAACAACAGCCTTAGCCTGAGCCTCATTATAACCAAAACGGTCCATAAGCTTAGTTCTTGCTTCTGCGGCATTTGAAGAACCACGAATAAGTGAAACAACTTCATCAACATTCGCCAATGCGAGACAAATTGCATCAACAATAGGAAGTCTTTCATCAATCTTCCTAATCTCAAACTCATGTATGCGAGTTCTTATTTCCTTTTCGTGTTCAAGATGTGCATTAAGTGCTTCTCTCCAACCAAAAACTTTAGGTCTTGTGCCGTGGTCGAGCATGGTCATATTAATAGGGAAATAATTCTGAATGGAAGTATACTTATACAAATTACGAGTTACATTTGCAGGAATAGCTCCCTTTGAAAGCCATACCGAAATATCAACGATTTCCTCAGAAGAATCTTCAAATCTTTCAATACCAGCGCAGGCTGTTGCAGGAGGTTTTATTTTTGCCTTTGGGTCTGGATTAAACAATCCACCAATCTCCTTCTTAATACGATTTGTAGCAACGCCATATGGAACTTCTGTAACCTGAAGTAAGTTCTGCTTTTCGTCAAATTCAACAGTTCCACGAAGAATGATAGATTTTCCACGTCCTACTCTTAATGACTCTTTTACTTCATCACCATTAAGAATAGTGCCACCAGTAGCAAAATCTGGCGCACAATAAATCTCATCGAAATCAATATCAGGATTCCAGAGCAACTTTATCATAGCTTCATTAACTTCTGTTAAATTGAACTGAGGAATGGAACTTGCCATACCAGTAGCAATACCTATTGTTCCATTTACGATATTGTAAAATCCCAGTGATGGGAGAACAGCAGGAAACTGCTCTGTATTATCAAAATTATCAAACCACATATCAATACAATCCTGCTTAATACCGTTCAGCATACCAGTTCCGATAGCACCCAACTTCATTTCTGTATAACGGGGTGCGGCATGGTCAGTAAGACCAGAATAAGTGCCCATATTACCTATTGAAGCTTCAAGAGGATAACGCATACTTATAGGGCTGGCGGCACGACAAAGCAAATCAACCATTGAAGCATCGCCATGAACATAGAAATGCTGCATGGCGGAAGTCATACTTACATGGGTTTTTCTATATGGTTTATCATATGTAATTTTATCAAGAAATTGTGCATACATTGCCATTCTTAATGCAGGCTTAACACAATCACGAACATCAAACATAGCTCGATGCTGAATTGTCATTGCGGCATAAGTGGCAAAACTCTGTTCAATTCTATCTTTTAAATTCATTTTCTTCACTCCTTTTACAATAAAATTATATCACAGCTTTCCAAAAAAGTCAAATTTTTACATCTCACCATATTTACTAAAATCGATGTTGTTAAAAATGAATTCTTTTTTAGGTTGAACATCTGCTCCCATGAGTGCTTCAAGAGCCTCCATAGCTTCTGGAGTATATTCAAAAACTTCATGAGACTCAGGACAGTTGAAGATAGCTTCCCTGAGCTCTTTCTTTTCAAGCAAACCGAGACCTTTTACACGTCTTACTTCGCCACTAAGTTTTCTACCATTTTTATTATAGTCTTCATCTGTGTAGAAGTAAGTATTATTACCCTTCTTATCTGTTACGATAAATAATGGTGCATGATACCAACCTACTCTTCCTTGCTTTATAAACTCAGGACAGATTTTCCAGATAACAACAAGTCCAAGTAAGAAAATATGCATACCGTCAACATCAGGGTCAACGAAGAAGTCAATATGTCCATATCTTAATTTCTTAGGGTTAAGAGGTTTATTGTAATCAAATCCTACGGCAGCCTGAAGTTGTTTAATTTCATCATTATTAAGAAATTTTTCTTCTGTTGCAGTAAGAGCATTAAGCATTTTACCTCTTGCTTCAAATACACCATGGAGGTCCTTATCTCTACCTTTCTTAGCAGAACCACTTGCAGAATCACCCTCGCAGATTAAAAGATGAGAACTTTCACCAAGCTTCTTAGCATCGCTTACCTTATCAAGAATAAGACCTTTCTTAGTTCTCATTTTTTCTATATCCTTTGCGGCTTCCATGATTTGCTTTCTTACCTTATCAGCTTCTTTTTCAGCTTTCTGATAACGCTTCATAAGTTCAATGATTGCTGCACTATCGGGACTGTTGAAGAATTCCTCAAGACCCTCCTTAAAAGCTGCTGATGCAAGCGTTCTTAAATTAGGATTGTTAATCTTGTTTTTTGTCTGATTAGCAAATGATGGATTTGCAACTTTACAGTTAACTGCATATACAAGACCTTTACGAATAAGGTCTGAGTCCAAATCATTAATTCCACTTGCTTTCTTCATCATACTTGTAAGAGTTGTTTTTGCGCCTGTAATAGGTGAGCCGCCAAATGGGCAATACAAACCATTTACGAAAACATAAGATTGCTCACTACCACTACTCCACATGAAAGCAATTTCAAGCTCATCAGTTTCATCAGCCTTACTTACGACAATTGGTGCCTTCATAAGTGGTTCCTTTACCTTTTCTCTGATAAAATCTGCAATACCATTTTTTGAATAGTATTCATTTTTCTTTCCACTTACTGTCTCAACAACAAACTTAATTCCTTTATTAAGATAAGAAATATTCTTAATTTCCTCACAAATTCTATCGTAAGAATAGCCTTCTGTATCATTAACAAATACTTCTTTATCAGGTTTAAAGGTTACAGTTGTGCCAGTAGTATTACCGTCATATGGAGTTTCTTTGTAATCTTTCAAATTACCTTTATCAAAAGCAGCTATGGCGGCAAGACCATCTCTTTCGGATTTTACTATAAAGTATTCTGAACTCATGCAAACAGCAGTACCACCGATACCATTAAGTCCAGAAGCATTCTTATAAGAGTTCTTATTAAATTTTCCGCCAGTGTGGCTTTCAGTGTAGATAGCAACAAGAACATTTTTGCCATTCTTCATACCAAAAGGCACTCCACGACCATAGTCTCTTACGATAATTTCATTAGTTTCTTCATTAAGAAGAATATTAATTTCATTACCATAGCCAGCAATGGCTTCGTCAGTAGAGTTATTTATAATTTCTTTTAAAGCCTGATAAATGCCCTCGGTGTCGTCCGAACCAAGATACATCTAAATACGCGCACGCATGGCTTCACGAGTTTCTAAATGGTCGATATCATCAATACCATAATTGCTAATATTTTCAGCCATTATTAAGCCTCCTTTTTCTTTTGTTGTAATTATTTCATTACTATAATTAATTATATCATAAATAATTAAAAAAGTCAAGATTTTACTCTTGACTTCTTCTCATATATCAGTTCTTTGGATTGTAATAATCGAAACAACTTTGGCAAAAAAGATTGTAGTCATTTCTCTGACAAGATTTACAATTTCCACAACCTGGTGCGCCGCCGTTCTATTCTGCAATTAAACACGTTTTACATATGCAGTGACTACATTTATCTTCAACATTAGGTCTGAAATAGTTTGCTCTTTCAAGGAGTATAGTTCTCTCCTGACCTTTGAAATCTTCTAAAATTTCATTTATATTTCTTATTGCCTTATCTATTCTTATCCAATCCTCATAACCAAAAGGTGTCATTATTCTTCCTCCTTTACATAAAGACCACAATGGCAGGTCTCACCGCATTTCACGTTTTCACGAAAATCTTTACAAGGACATACATAGTCCTGTTCATTTTGTGTTGTGTATTTAAAACTTGGAACGCAAGGGCAGTAGAACTTGCCGAACAATTCCTTGTTTTTACGCAAGGCGGCACGGATTTCTTCAACGAGAACGGGGTCATTTTCATTTACTTTTATTTTCATATCCTTTATCCTCCTGTTCATCGGGAAAGTTTATATCTTCCAATTTCATTGCATACTGATTATTGCTGGCTAATTCCACTCCAAGTAAGTCATCAAAACGATGAGGTTTATCTGGAATGAAACGACCAAACTTAATAATAATATTAGTATTCTCATATGTTTTAAGTGTTTTGAGCATATCCTTTATTTCATCTGGATAATAACCTGTATAAATAATAATATCAGGCATTTCCTTGATATCAAAAGAACAATTCCAAAGAGTCCATAGCATAGAAATTATTTCACATATTTGTTCAAATGAATCAAATGGCTCAAGCCCGCCGAAAACGATAGCTTTTGTAATTGGATTATTATAGAAACGCAAAGCAATATCCGAAGCTTCCATTCCGATTGACGGTGCGGCAGCAAGTTCAGAATTTTGGCAAACATTGCATCCACACTCTTTATCACATTTAAAAGAACAATAAGGCATGGCTATAAACATAGAAGGCTTTTTGTAATTAATAAAGTCTTCATCGATTAAATTCTTTATTTCTATTTCAAACTATTTTGGGTCTCTATAATCATCAAGAATACCATAATCGCTTCTCTTCATTTTATGAAGAGGTGGAGTATTAAACTCCACCTTATCTCTCTCAATCATTCATTGTCTCCTTTCATTTCAATAGTAAATAAACATTTATCTCCATTCGGTTCGAGGGTTATTACATCATTACTCAGTTTAGCCCAATTTCTTAACTTATATTCTTTCTTACGAGGTTTTGTCCAGCTATGAACAGGGGTCATAAAGCCTACAATACGTGTCCATTCTGTCGCAATTGGTTTACCGCAAACTGGACAAGTAGTTCCATAGAAGGCGTGATTATCCTCACAAGACTGAATTTTTGTGTTAAATGCGAAATAGGTAACACCTTGGTCTGCGATATATTCAGTAAGACTTCTGGTTGTTTCATAGTCTTTGAGCGGACCATCGAGATTAACATGAAGAATTGAACCACCATTACAGAAGCCATCAAACATAGCCTGAACTCTTACTCTTTCCTGCAAGGTAGCCTTGATACCAAGCGGCATAAACTGATTACCATAAAGCGGTAAATCATAAATGTCTGCATCAGGATAGAAGAACTGGTCTTTCTGCATAAGTTTGGCTGCTGCATTCTCACCAGGGATTTGCTCTGTGTTAATCTTATAATCATAACCATTTTCAGAAAGGAAGTTGTTAGAAACTTCTCTGATTGTTTCAAAAATTTTCTTTCCAAGGTCTGCGGCTTCCTAAGTGTAGTAGGTATTGCCCAGCTTATCCTGATACGTATATCCAAATTTCTTCATCGTCTCATAAATACCAATAAAACCTACGGTATTATAAAGATGTTCAAAATCAACAAGACCATATGAGAAGTTTGGAAGTAATCCCTTCTCTACGTTTCTCTTAATTATATTACGAACGACGTGGAGTGAACGAACAGCACAAAGGGTTCTTGCTTTAAGTTCTTCAAGATATTCTTCTTTTGAGTTTGTATCAAGAGCAAGTCTTGCCAGATTAATTGTATTAACCTTAACAGAACCAACTTTTAAAGCACTACCAGCAATTGAATTAAAGTAGCCGAGGTCACGAATATCGCTCTTGAGGCGGCAACAGTTAGAAAGACTTGAAACATTGTCGTCAATGAAAAGGTTAGAGTCAAACCACTTCATGTTATGACGAATACCCCATTCAGCGAACTCTTCATCAGCAAACTTACCGTTCTTTCTTACAAAAGACATTGTAGAAATAGGAAAAGTAAACATATTATCATGACGGATTTGTGCCATAGTTTCCATATAAAGTTTCTGGAAATCCATGATTCCTTCAATATGGTCAACCATAAGTTCTCCATCAGGAAACTCTGCGCCACCGAAAAGAGCCATAAGATATTCTCTATCAAATACAGAAGTATTTGTAAATGCCGACTGCTGACCATCTCTTACACAGGGCTGATTTACTGCATAGATGAAACGCTGAATATTCTGCTCTGCATATGCGTCCCACGATGTGATATTCAAATATGCACACTTCTGGTCACGTTTCCAGAAATAATACATATAAGGAATAAGATTTGGCAATCCTACTGCGCCACTCGACCTGTTGCTTGCGAAATTAATAAATTCCTTAACAAAGTCAATAAATGTAGTTAAGTGCTGTGCAGGTTTAGGATTGAAAGCGTCTTTTAAGAAGAACAAGCCTTTTTCAGCCAAAGGTTTTAAGTCATAAGCAAAGCAATAATGCTTAAAAGTCGCTGTATCACCATCATGCATATAAAGTTCGCCCTTCCAATCACGGTCGAGCCATTCATTAGCAGCCTTAAAACCATATGCTTTCTACATTTCATAATAAATTTTCTGATATGATAAAACCTTTCTATGAGGCTTCGGCATTTCAGAAAGAAGAGTGACAATATCCTTTCTTCTTACATTACTATTTGAGTCAATAGAAGCGTCACCAACAACAGGCTCATCAACAAAGTTATCAATAAATTCACCAAGAGAAAGCTGGTCATCGCCAAAACCATTTAAGTATGCAAGCTCTGTGCCATACTCACTCTGGAGTTTGTTCCATCTGGTTTTGAAGTTTTTGTTTTTTCTTCCAATGTTAGTTATCATTTCTGCTCTCACCTACCTTTTTCATCCAGTCAATTGCTCTTGCAAAATCATAGGTTACTGTTCCCCATGCTTCATCAACCTGTAAGATAGGCAATGAATCATTCTGAGTTGCTTCACAAATTCCTTTAATTTCATCCATGTCTGTAATGATATCATACTTAGCATTTAAAGCATCAAGCTTCTTTTTAAGCACATTACATTTTGGACAACCAGTAGAATAAAGTCTTATATTAGCCATATCCTCACTCCTTTTCATTTTATATTTTTATTATACCATATCTTGATTAAAAAGTCAAGATTTAGTAATTATAAAGTAAAAATCAGATGGTTAAACTCTAATGAATTCATGTCATTCGAGGCGAACCACCTGATTTTATAAGAATTATTTACCTTTCATTGCAGGGTTATCTCTGCCGTCTTGCTCAAAATATGTGCCCTCAATATACAGACGGCAGTTCTGTGAACCTGAGCGTTTCTTACCTTCTACTGCACATCTATCCACATACTCATTCCACTTTACATCGCTATGTCCCTTAACTTTAATAAACTCAACTTCACAAAAGTTGGCATTTAAAAGACCAATTGTTTCATCTATTTCTTTTATAATATCAACATTCTCAATTGGTTCATGCTTTCTACCTCTTGTCCAGTTATTAGCCTTCCAAGACTTTATCCAGCTTGAAAAGATATTTACACAATAAGCAGAGTCAGAATACACACTTATCTTTTCGCCACTTACTTTCATGAATATTGTCTTTCTCAAAGCCTTATTAATAGCTTGAAGCTCCATACGGTTGTTTGTCGTCTCTGGAACGCCGCCATAGGCAGACATGATGACTTTCTCATCATCAGTTAACATTATATAAGCGAAGCCGCCAGCTTCTCTTACATACTCACCATCAACTTTTCTTAATGTCGCAGCACCATCTGTGTAGATTTTCATTCACATTTCTCCTTTAAATTTATTTCAATTTTATTATATAATATTTTTTTAAAAAAGTCAACAAAAAGAGGGCGATTGCTCGCCCTCGAATACATTATTTAACTTGCCAAGTCATCATTTCTTCATAAAGCTCATGCGCGAAGGAATTTCCTCCGATGTTGCTATAAGCATTATATAATGAGCATAGGTCTTCCTTTGTCCTCAAATCCAAAACTTTATCATCACAATGTTCAAAATAAATCTCGGTAATAGAGTGTCTAACCTCCGATTTATTTATCTCACGTGTTTCCTCTCGATATGATTCTATCTTTTTATCCATATCTTCAAATCTCTGGGTCATCTCACTCTTGAGTTCATCCATTGAACCTTTAATCTCCTCTCCAAATTTAGTAAATGTTTCAATAGCCGCATCATTCTTTTTCTTCTCTTCATCGAGTGCCTGCTTTAATTGCATATCAGATTCATCAGGTGCTTTCTTCGCCTTGATAATATCAACGATAACTTTACCAACAACTGTGATGATAGAGCCAAGACCTGCGGCAATAGCAGCGATAAGTACTTCATTCACTTTCTTCACCTCCGATTTAATAAATCATTGTGATATTTATTTTTAACCCTATAAACAGGATTGGAAAAAATAGACTCAAAAGTGAGATTATCGTAATCCCAATAAGGTATCCTTATAAGTGGTATCTTTTTTCTTAAACAGTATGCGTTTTTACGTCTATCCCACTCTTGGGTCTGTTTAAAGTCCATAGTAGTTTTTTGAAAGTAAGGAACTCTTTCAAAATGTTGTTTTCCGTCAAACTCAATTAAACACACCAAACCTCTGCCTTTATAAACCGCAAAATCAAATCTTAGTAAATTTCCTTTTAAACTCTTTAAATCGGGAAAACTTACTTCTCGTTTAAAAGATATTCTATGAGAACGTAATAGTTGCTCAACTTTATCTTCGCCTTTTGACATTACATATCTCCGTATCTTTTAGTTGGTTTTGGTGGCCTTGGCGGTTTTGGAGGAAAGTATGGCTTTTCTTGGATAAGTGGAGAATAAGGAACTTCACCATTAGCAACATGGAATGTAGCAATATGATAGAAACCGTGTCCTTCTTCGTCAATCGGAATACCAAAAGGATATTCTCTTTTCATTCTTTCAACGGCTTCCTCAAATGTTTCTTTATTCCATTCATACATATCGCAATTAAGCATAGCTGAGAAATGAGTTGTGTTAATAACATCTTTTCTTGGAGGAGGCGGCGGCATGACCGCATTAATAATCTTCTCTCTCCATTCAATAAGACCAAGCTACATTTCTTCTAATGAATCTTTGTTTAAATCATATTTAACTCCATAGAAAGCTTCTTGACATGAAGTTAATTCATAAAGGTCGCTATCCTTATTATATTTAAGCTGAATAAGGATGTAATGATTAAACTCAAGATAAACGGCATTTACATAGTTAATACCATTAAACTTAGCAAGAAACAGTTTACCCTTCTTATCGGTATTATCGAACACTACTTCTTCTGGCAGATATTTCTCTGCATGAATAAGCGGAAAACCAACAAAGTCTGGAATTGTAATATATTTGTCTGTAAGTTCATAATCAGCCTGCGGCGCACCAAGAATATTCTATACCAAAGTAATGGTTTTGAGATAATCTTTCTTAAAACTACACATCTTGAAATGACGACAAGTAAAACAGCGAGGCTGTACTTGTGTATGCTTTGGTGGTAGTCTATGAGGAATTGGTGCAAGTATCGGTGGTCTTGGACCTTGCGGCGGCACAAGTGGTTTTATTTCTTCTTGTGTTCCAGGAGGACAAGGAACTGGACCAAAAGCAGGTTCGATATGTGGCTTTGGTGGTGGTGGCATTAAGCCAGGCGGTTGCATAACTGGACCCGTTTTTTGCTATGGATACCAGTAGTCATCGAATCTGTCGTGCATTATATATTCACCTCACTGTAAAAAAAATAGGGTAGAACCGAAATTCCACCCTTACTATAAATATGTAATTTTATACAGTGTTTAATCCAATTTTTTACTTAGTGAGCTGATTAAACTCGCAATCGTTGGCTCTCTTATCATCACGCCATTTTTCAATTTTGCCATGACGGAGAGTGTAGTCATCACCGATATGTTCAATTTCCATAGCAGTTAATTCTGCGACCTTACCAATCCACTTTTCAGGATTTGAGATAATTTCTTTTTTAAGTTCATCAGTGATACCACTTATCCAAGCGATATGACGGGTCTTATCTCCATCCTTTACCGAGAATGATACTGCGCTTGCCCAGCCGTAGTAATATGGCTTTGTAATAGGTTCAACTGGAATACCAGCACATAGGCTTGCAAACTGACAAGTATTATACTTCTCACCAGTTTTTGTATTCTCCCAATAAGACCATGTTTCCATTTCCTTACCAGTGTAAAGACGAGTTGCGACCTTATAATCACCATCAATGAAAGCATCGATTGTGTCTTCAAGTTCCTTCTTCATCTTCAAAGTCATCCACGCAGTTCTCTTACCGCAAAGATAATGACAGTCTTCTCTGGTAATAACGATACCTTCACCGCCAGCGGCAATAACCTGTCCATAAAGTTCCCAAAGTTCCTTACCCTTTACATACTCTGCTATTTCAACATGGTCATTGCCTTTGAGGACATCAATCAGTTCGTAGTAAAGATATGTATTAACTCTTTCAGAAATGGGGGTATCAATGAGACTTTTACCATTATAAGCAACCACATCGAATACATAAAAATGAAGATAGCCATTTTTCTTCTGACGTTCAAGACACTTATCCTTCAAACAATTAAGAACGGAGGTTATCTTACGACTACCTTCATTATCAGGAAAATAAATTTCGCCAACAAGAGCAGTGCCGTTAGGAATAGCATTGAGTTCCTCACAAATATGAGGAATCCATTCAGCCTTATCCTGATAGCCGCCGTTAACAGATTCGGTGCGGCTTCTCATATGGAAGTTGCCGTCCATGTCTTTGATAATCATATTCCATGCACCATCCATCTTGCGGCTACCGATATACTTATCAGACATTACAAGTTCCTTAGCCTTAGCCTTTTTATCACCCTTGAAGGCGGCGGTAAAAGCATAATACTTCTGAGGAATCATATTCCAAAAGTCAAATCCATCAATTAAAATTTCCATATACTTCTCCTTTCGTCAAAAGACATACTTGTGATTTAAAATTGTTTAACTGTCTTGCGAAAAAATTAAGATTGTCAACTGAGCCAGCTTCCAGTTTAAGAATTGACAAGGACTACGGCACTTTGAACAATAATTCAAAATCTCCATTTTCATGAATAATAAGATTAATTCCTTCATCATTTAAAAATTGAAGAGACTTACCATTAAGTGTTGCCCATTCATCAAAATTATAAATATTCGCAATTGTTCTCATTTCATCTTTGGTCATCTTTCTTCACTCCTTTCTTATTTATTATATAATATTTTTCTCAAAAAGTCAAATTTTTCTTAATCTAAATCTTCTATAAAAGTCTCAACAAAAATTGTAGCTTCTTGTAGTAATTCATCAAGACCTCTGTTATTATCAATTACAATATCATACTGATAATTCATAACATTATCATCCGCATGATTACCGAGCAGTTCAAACTCTCCACGTTGAACAAGAATTGTAAATGCACCATAGTCATTAACAAATCTTGCGATTTCTTCAGGCTCGCGGCAATCAATGAATAAAAGGTCAGTGCCATTTTCTTTATAAGTTTCAATAAAACTCTTAACCTTTTGGTAAGGAACATCCTTCCAACGAGTAAGAGCATCTTTAAGGTCTGAAAGGAATCGTCTGTCTTCTGGAGCCTTACTTCCATCCCAGCCGAGAAGTTTTGCTACCTCCTTCACATATGTGATAGTAGAAATCACCTTGACCTTCTTATCTCGTGCGGCAGCAACTTTCTATACCATTGTTTCAAATGTGGTCTTACCACTGGCGCCGCGACCATTAACTATTGCTATTTTCATTGTTCTCCTCCTTCTCATGAACAGGACAATAAACATAATACGCTTCCAGTTCATCATCCATCTTTTTTATTTCTGTCGCTATCTCTTCAGTTATAGTATTAAGTTTGTTTGGCAAATAAGCGCTTGGCACGTGTGGAGCAAGACAACCTTTAATAAACTCTTCCTTCTCATCTGGTATTACATATAACACGATTTCACCGACGGCGGCACATTTAAGTATCTCATCATAAGCAGGAAAATCATCTTCTGTTCCTGTAAGGAAGAAGACTATTGGCAATTTATCATTTACATCTATGTCTCTTGGATAGACATTCTTATCAAGCGGATGCTCATAAAATTCATACCAACTTTCCAGTTCCTCGCTATTCTTTCCAATATTTTCTATATATAATGAAGAATCTTTATTAATATAGAAATCTTGTATTGTTCCTATATCATAAGGGGAAATATATTCCAGTGGGTTAAATACTTCAATAAAAATATTAGAGAAATTCTCTGCGGTTGATACATTATAAATAGGATTAAAAGCTGTAATTATCACAGCTTTTTTGTGTTTCTTCGCTTTTCTCCAACCAATTGTTGGAACATCTTTGAAGAAACTTTTTTCTTCTTCGGTCTTCGGCACTCCAAGAATACGAAGGTCGATGTCGCTGTTTATTGCCGAAGCAGCACTTCTTATAATACGATAGGCAATAAAAGAATAAGCATCATTTCTATAATCTACTATAAAAGTATGTTTAAGTTTTAATAGTCTATTATATTTCTGAAGAAACTTTACGACAATTCTGGTAATTATCATATCAGCATTTTTTTCTTTATCTTCTAATAAAGGAATATCCATTTTATAATTATATAAAAATCCTAAATGCTGTTTTAACTGTTGCCAGTCTATTTGCTGTTTTTCTATCACGTATTTCACTCTCCTTTTTTCTTTGATATTTTTATTATATCATGAAAAATTATAAAAGTCAAGCTCTCAATTTAAATGTTGACTTTTTCGGCGGAGAGTGCTATAATATAATAAGAGGTGAAAAATATGGAATGCACATATAAATTAAACAAAAACTTAATGTCAAGAAATGCAACAAGTCTTGTATATTCTCTAAATGAATTAAAGACTTCTGTATTTTTATATAAGGAATATGAGAGAAGAATTAATGGTAGGTCTACAATAGGAGTCCTATCGGCAAGATTCTTACAAGGGGACACAATTAAAATATTAATTGATAATCCTGAGGAAATGAGTAGAGTAAAGGAGATATTTAATGAATATGGAACAGAAGTTCTATAAGGAGGCGATTTTATGGATTACAGAATGTATAAACCCACAGCGGCAATTCCTGCTGGTACTAATGTTATTGACTTAATTAAGCAAGAACTTAGAACGAAAGGAATTATAACCCACACTCCATTCCGTTTTATTGGCTTTGAGGCGACGGCGGGAACATCTTTTAGCTTAAACAATCCTGATAACAAGCTTGAAGTTCCTTCTTGCGGTAGTTTTATCACTCCTTTTAATGGAGAAAGAGGTAGCTACATATATAGCCTTGTTTTTGACGCGCCATTTAGCGGTAATATTTATTATGTTCCTTAATGGAGGTGGATGAAAATGAATATGCAAGGTATGTTTAATCCTTTTAATAATTCCACAGGTGGTGGAGGCGGTGGTGGCGGAGGTTTCACTCCAACCAGCAAGTAGCTTGAAGCTATGAATAGTGGTATTACAGCAAATGACGTGTTACAAATAAGCACAAACGCAACAAATATTACAAATATTCAATTGTCTATTACTGATATAAATTCAGATATAGAAGAATTAAGATAGTTGATTGGAGATATAAATGCTGTATTAGAGGAGGTGTTATAATATGCCAAATACATTAGCAGATAATTTACGTAGATTGAAAGCGACAGTCCCTGCAATTGGTAATGCTATCATCGCTAAGGGCGGCACAGTTAATGCTGGCGATGGATTGGAAGAATTTCCTAATGACATTAATTCCATTCCTACAGCTAATTTAACTACTTTAAATGTTACCGAAAATGGTACATATTATGAATCTACTCCAACAGAAATAACATCTACATCTTTTCCAATAACTCTTAATGATAGTTTAGGAACTAATCTGCTTGACTACCTCATTAGCGGAAATATGTCTCAGACTGGCACACCAACGCCCACAACTCCGATACAGCCGAGTGAGTGTGGTGAGAGGACGGGGAATTTGTTTCCTCTTGATGCTAACAAACTTCACGTAGGCAGAATCGAAAATGATGGTACAATCGACTATGAAGTCGGTACAATTACAATTAGTACAGACAGTGTATCGTATCAAGCAAACACAGCATGGCGAGGTTTTTATACGGATTTTATTCCAGTGACAGAAGCTGTGCGATTGACAGTATCTCCTAATACATCATCATCAATCTCAATAGCTTGTAACTGTTATGATGGAAGTGGGACTTTTCTTGGAGAAGCAACTTCAACATCTACAAGTACAGCAAAAATATTCACATTATTACAAGGAACAGTAAAAGTCAGAATTTCTTTTACATCTTCTAATACATCATATACCATAACCCAACCCATGCTCAACACAGGCTCAACCGCTCTCCCCTACGAACCATATGGAGTTAAAATCCCGATTTTATCCGCCAACACCACAACGCCTGTTTATCTGGGTGAGGTGCAGACAACAAGGAAAGTGAAGAAGTTGGTGCTAACGGGAAAGGAGAATTGGACTAAGAATGACGCAGGTAATCCAGGTAATTATCTATACTATCAAACTGGCTATTTGGCAAACAAGACTTGTGTATGTAGTCATCTTGAAGATATGGGCACGTTATTAGCATCAAAGGTGGGTGTATTCAACGGTGATGATGTTCTTTATCTCAACTTTGGTAGCGCAATAATGAATGCACAGACAAGCGGAAACACAGTTGCAGGTCTGAAAGAATATCTCGCAGCTCAATACGCCGCAGGCACACCAGTAACAGTCTGGTACGTCTTAGCAACTGAGCAAACAGGCATAGTCAACGAACCTCTCAGAAAGATTGGTGATTACGCTGATACTCTCAGCATGGAACAGGCAGGGGTGCAGATACCGACTAATAAGGGTAACACGGTGGTTGATGTGGAAACAACGCCGAAACCGTCAGAAATGTATATTAAGTATGATCAACCCAGTGAATATGCCGGATATAATATGGTAAATGTAAATGTCCAAACTTCCTTCACCCCATCCGACGAAGGCAAAGTTGTTTCCAACGGCGCATTAGTTGCTCAAACTCCTCTAAGCCAAGACATTACCCAAAATGGCACATACGACACAACCTTAAACAACTCAATTACAGTCAATGTTTCTGGCGGCGCAGTAATGCCTGACCGCTATCTCACAGTTGACCTACTTAATGAAAACAACGAACCTAAAAAGATTAGCATCTATGGTGCGCCAGGAGATGTATTCAACTGGTTCTTCACTGGCTCAAGCGGCACAGCAAACTCTTTTGGAAAGGTTGAGGAAATAGTTCTTGATGAAGATTTTGCTTCTATCGGTCAAACTTATACTTTCAGAAATTGTGATAAGTTAACAACCATCAATCTTCCATCACAAATAACAGAAATTCCAGCCTATACTTTCGTAGGATGCTCCTCATTAGTTTCTGGTTTTGACTTAACAAATATTGAGACAATTGGTTCGTATGCTTTCTCTGAGTGTAGTTCTTTGGATATAAATGCAGACTTATCAAAAGTAGCAACTATTCCTACTAACGCTTTTAGCTTCTGTGAAAACTTGACAACAGTAAAAATTACCAATTTGACAACTTCAATTGGCTCAAGAGCTTTTTACGGTTGTAGAAAGATGAACGGAGATATTGATTTGTCTAATGTTACTGATTTAGCAGATGCAAGTTTTCAACATTGTAATTCAATAGATAAGCCACTTGATGTTAGCAAAGTTAAGACCATTTAGGGATATACTTTTGATGGTTGTAAGAAGGTTCCTTCAATAACTTTAAAGAACGATTTTACTTTATAGAGCTCTTCAGCAAAAAGAGCTTTTGCAAATTGTGAATCTTTGACATCTATATAGCAGCCAACCACTTGGCCTTCTAATACAGTTCCAGAAGGCGCATATAGTGGATGTATAAATTTAGAACAATCTTTTGATTTAACAGGAGCAACATCAATTGGCGCAGAAGCCTTTATGGATTGTAAGAAAATGCTTAATCCTACGGTTGGCAAAATTTCAACTTTGGGCACAAGAGCATTTTCTGGCTGTTCATCCATTACAGAATTTAATTTTAATACAGGAAGCACTGTAAAAACAATTTCAGATGAGGCATTTAAAGATTGCACTTCTTTGGCTTCAATAACTTTTGCACAAGATAGTCAAATTACAAGTTTTAACAAATATGCCTTTGCAAATACTAAAATCACTTCCATGACAGCTCCTGCTACTTTAAATGCTATCGGAGAAAGATGTTTTGAAGATTGCGCAGACCTTGTTGAAGTTGATTTATCTGGAACTGTATATAACCCAGGAAACTATCAACTTAATTCATATATTTTCCGCAATTGTGTTAACTTAACTACAGTAAAATTCCCAGCTACACTTGAAGCTCAAATAGGTTCATATAATTTTAGTAATTGTCCAAAACTTTTATCTATTAATTGTCCTAATGGTATTAAAAGATTGGCTCAATAGGCTTTTGCCGAAAGTAGTATAGAAGAAATTCCTCAGCTTACAACAGCAGTCACTACACTTCCAACAGGATGTTTTAAAGACAGTGGCTTAAAAAATGCTGTTATTCCAAACCAAATTGCAACCATTCAAAGCTATTGTTTTGCAGGTTGTACTAAATTAACCTCTGTAACCTTCCATGAAGCGAAAAATATTGCATTGGCCAGCAATATGTTTAGCGGCTGTACTGCATTGGACGAAATTGTTATTCCAAGCAATGTTTCAATTCCAGCAGATACATTCACTTAGGGCGATTATGAAGGTGGTGTAAAGAAAGTTTATATAAAAGGAACTTCCGCATCAAAACTTAATCAATATTCATTCAGAGGAAACACTTCAATCACAGATGTATACTTCCAGTGGTCTCAACCATCAGGTACACAATCTCGTTATGGTTTAAGAGCAGAAGCTACAATCCACTATGACTGGGACCCCAATGCAGTATAATTAACCACTTGACTTTTTAATCTGAACATGATATAATAGAGGTGAAGAATATGGCATGGAACAATTTTTCACCGAGCGTTAATAAAGAAATAACCAACTCTATCTCCGACACTAAACTTACTTATGACTACATTGGCGATGATATCATCAAAGCTGATGTTGTCATGAGTATTTAGGTCGGAGAATAGATTATCCCCATTAACGCTTCGGCAAGTAAATAGATAAAAGTAAAAGCTCCAAATTTACAATCCCATGACGGTAAGTTTATTTGTAGCTATGACAATAAATTTATAGATATATAGGAGGGAGATTAATGGCAGAAAATGGACACTACTGGAAAATAGAAGGAGAGTCTGCTACTGCTGAAAACATAGACACTGTTCTTTCAGATTTGAGCGATATTGTCGAGCAAAATACTGCCGAAGAACACTATGACGTAGTAAAATTCTTCCCAGGCACAGGCGGCGAAAAAGGTCATTTTGGTCTTGGAGAAGGCGGCGGTCAAGCTCCTCCAATCAATGCTCTCGCAAATGAACTTATTGTGGGAGACGGAAATGATTGGGCATCGGGAAATGCTGCAAAAGTAAAAATGTCAAAAAAGACCATTGCTGATTTTGGTAGTAATAGTGCTCAGTTTGAAACTGATTAGGTTAACTGTTTTAGTTTTCAAAGTTCAATGGCTAATGTTGAGCCCACTACTTTTATAATGGATAAGGGCGCTCAGATATTAATGGGCAAAACAGTAGTCCATGACTATGAAGAAGGCGTATGGACAGCACCTACATTCTGGGGCGAGGAAATTCCTTATTCTCGCTTAATTCTTGACGGTGCAGCACAGATTATGATGTAGCCAAAAGATGATATGCAGATGCCGATTATACAGATGGATGGCGGCGCGATTATGAGGTTTAATTATAATAAGGAGCATCCTTATTATGATTGTTTCAGAAAAGGCGTTAGAAATATTGTTGATAACATTCGTCGTTATGAAGACCCGTTCGGACTTATAAAAAATAATGAATATATCTCAAGTGGTATTCCAATATTTTCTATGCATGACAGCCCTACTTTCCAAATGTTAGACAACGCTGTATTTCAAGCAAAAAATGGTGCACAAACTGTTATTCAAGGTAATGCGCGTGTCCACATTTCTGGTGGATAGTGGAGCGATGGTTATCATGCAAGAAGTCATGTTGTTTTTTCAGCAGAATTAATTCGCACTTCTTCATCATCAGATAAGGGTACAATTACTTTTGACATTGATGATACAATGCTTACCAAAGAGCTTTACAATGTTCATTGGCAATATAAAGAACAATCATGGAATAATTATGATTTAATTCGTTCTATGTATGAAAAATATAATGGTTAGCCTGGCATTACAATAACTTATGATAATTTAACAGAACAAGATTTTCTTGTTTCATCTAATTTTAGAGCAGTTTATATAAAAACTTTTTCTGTATCTGAAGTTTCTCAGTAGGCTTCTGTTGAAGATTTTGATAAAATGACTGAGGTAGACATTGGACCAAATACTATTATTAGAACTCAATGTGATACAACAGACTTTAAAAAGTGTGCAGTAATTACCGTAGAGCCAACACAAATTATAGTAGGCGTTGGTGGTCTTGACAAATTGGAACAAAATAATTTTAAAGCAGAGTGTATTGAAGCTCCCGATTATGGCCGCGCACTTGAGCATTTAGGTCACATCGCTTCTTTGGACAACTATGATTTTCCAATAAAAAAGACTCTTTTACATCTTCGTGAAGACATCCCAACCCATGTACAAGATTTAATAGATGGCGTGCCTGACCCATATTTTGAAATTACAGGCGGCTCCGCTCTTAAAATTGACCAAAACTCATTAGTGTTAAGAGGCGCTAGTTTAGGAGGCGGTCTTATTGACCATATGTGTGCTGAAGATAATAGCTATCTTGCAAATAGATTAAGTGCTGATGCACATTCAAAAGTAAGTATTCATAAACTTTTTAATAATGCAGATGCAATAGAAAATATCTCTATTACTGGAAAATATTCAAAGGATATTAATCTTTATGGACAAACAAGTATTAGAATCGGTCCAACAGATAAAAAGGCTAACCAAACACTTTTTGGTCTTGATATGAGCGGCACTCGCACTGATATTGTAGGACACTGGGAAAATTTCCAAGCTATTCTTTCTGGTAATGATTCTTTTATTAACTGGGATGGTAATAACCACTATGAGTCATGGAGTGGCACTTAGATATTTAGAGCAAGCAATCCTACAAGAAAAATTCAATCTGGTATGTATTATCCTGAGTTTACAGGATGGCATAGTCATGATTATGAAACTAAAACAGTTGAAATTTAGAAAGACCTAAGTTCATATACAAATCAACAAATTGCTGATGAATTTGGTAGTTATCTTACTTCTACCAAGCCAGAAAATGTATGGAATAAAGTTTATGACAATCCAGAACTTCTTGTAAATGGAATTACAAAAACATTTATCGGTAATAATTACGTTCAGTCAGTAGATGTTCAAACCAGCACAACTAATATATGGATTAGCGCCGCATCTGTATACGTTTACAGTGATACTGATTATTCAACTTATACCGCTGCAATGACAGACACAACAATTAAAGAACTTTTTGGTAAAGCATTAAATATCAAAGGAACTTGGAGTTTTAATAGAAGCCCTTCTTATACCCACGAATGGGACGATACAGTTGGAAAATATAAGTTAAGATTTTACAATGTTTATATTTCATTAAAAACTGGAATGAGTTTGCTTTACTCATCTACTGGAACAACTACTCCAAATGATTTCGACCTTCCTGCTAATACAACATATAGCGATATGACTGCTGAGCAGAAGGCTTTAATAAATAAAGTAATGAATCTCACAAATAATAAGGTATACCATAATGGTGTATTGACAGCATGGTCTACTGGCGGTAGTTATAACAATGGTAGCTATCTTAAAACCGCTGCAGACACTAACTACTCAGTTGAACTGGTAAGTCCAATCTATGAAGTGACTGCTCAGTCATCAATTCCTTGGCATCAGACTGCTCATATGGGTAAAGATTGGAGAGGTCCAATTCAGACAATAGATAGAGTAGGACAAAATCCAGAACCCTGGGAGAAAGGTCCTATTGTTCAAGCATATGGTCCTGTTAATTTCACTATGAGAGAAAAATGGATTGCCGATGCTGACCATACAAAAACATTTGACCTTACTTCTTCCACAACATATGACGTATCAAATCAGGCGCAAGCAATAGCAGATTTCCAAGCAAATGCTACTGACTATGCCGCATTTGAAGCATATCTCGCACAAGAAGATTACACTCTTTGGGATATCCTCTCAATTGCCACAGCAGACGGCGGCTATACAATCACCTTCTCAATTTGTGAAGCAGGTTGGAAACCACATATTGACAGTTATCCAGACAATCCAGTTGTTGAAATTACTGATGGTTCTGAACTTCGTCTCTATGGCGGCGTAAAGATTAAAGGTGAAACAAAGTATGACAAGACCGTATTTACCTTCAGTGGCTCACAGTCTGAGGGAGAGGTTTCATTTACTATTGCAGAACTCAGAGCACTTAAAAACTTAATACAAGGAACATAATGTCATATTTGAGATAATTATTTAATAGGAGGAAAAGGAGTATGAATTACGATTATAAAAATTTATCAACATTCGGTTCAGACGGCGGCGATATTGAATTTAATTATAATAAAGTTCAGAAGGACGGCATCCCTGAAAAATGGGAGCCGTTCAAAACCGCAGAAGAACCAGTGTTAATTCACAATAGCTACCTCAATAAAATGAGAGGAATGAGCTATGGCTATTTCGCAAATCGTGGAGAAATTGTTTCTGAAAAAGGAAAAGAGTCAAGAGAAGAAATGTATAAACTTGGACTTAACTGGGTTTGTTTAACAGTAGTTAACTATCAAGAAACATATCACTCAACAAAAATTTATGCTGACCATTTAAGAACTCCTTCTGACCATGACATTGAAGAGTTCGTTCGTGATGCTCACAGCCGCGGCATAGCAGTTTGTTTAAAACCAATGGTTCATTCAGAAGATAATGTATGGAGAGCGCATATAGGCTTCCCTGACCTTAACATGGATGACCTTAATGCATACTGGCAGCCTTGGTTTGAAAGCTATAAAAACTTCATTCTCCACTATGCTGAACTTGCTCAGCGACTTGGTATTGAAATGTTATGTATCGGTTGTGAAATGCTTGGAACAGAACACAGAGTTTATGACTGGAAATACATCATTCAAGAGATTAAACGTGTCTATCGCGGCGCATTAGTGTATAATACAAATCACGACCATGAAGAAGACCAAGAATGGTTTAATGAATTAGATTTTCTTGGCACTTCTGCTTACTACCCAGTAGGCATAAATGGGACTGACTATAAATCTATGGTTGCAGAATGGAAGAAAGTTCGTGAGCGTCTTGACGCAATTGCTGAAAAGAATGGCAAACGCTTCATCTTCATGGAGATAGGATGTCGTTCCGTAAGAGATGCTTCTAAACATCCTTGGGACTTTACCGAAAACCTTCCTTATAATGAAGGCGAACAGTTAACCTTCTATAAATCTTGTATGGATGTTTTCTATGATGACCCTCATTTTGCAGGCGTATTCTGGTGGGATTGGCCTACTACACTTCCAAAAACTATAAATAAAGACTTCTACATCTATGAAAAAGAGACAGAGAAATATTTGAAGAACTTTTACAAGTTAAATTCTTAAAGACTAACATAGTAAAAATTACATTAATAGAGAGGAAACGAATGATTTTCTCTCTATTTTTTTTAGGAGGAATTACTATGACTAACGAAACTAAATATGAACTTTTAAAAGCTCATTATTATGGTCGTTCTTCTAAAGAAATTGCTAAAATTTTAAGGATTTCAGTAGAAGAAGTAGAAGATATTATTAAAGAAAATCCAGACTTCTTAAAGGATTTGGAGGCGAGAGACTATGGAGAAGCTTAAAGGTATTGACGTAAGCGTTTGGAATGGTTCTATTGATTGGTCTCAGGCAAAGAAAGAAATCGACTTTGCTATCCTTCGTGCTGGATATGGACGTGAAGTATCACAAAAAGACCAGAAATTTGAAGCAAATTATAGTGGTTGCAAGGCGAATAAAATCCCAATGGGCGTGTATTGGTATAATTACGCAAAGACCCCAGCAGATGCCAAGAAAGAAGCCGCAGCTTGTATTAAAGTTTTAAAGAACAGAACATTTGACTATCCTGTATGGTATGATGTTGAAGAGTCTTCTGTTCTTTCAACTGGAAAGAATAATGTTTCAGAACTCACCAAAGTATTCTGTGAAGCACTTAAAGAAGCAGGTTATAAGGTTGGTATTTATTCTTCTTACTCAGGACTGAAAAACTCATTTACTGATGAGGTAAAAAATACTTACGATGTATGGGTTGCTCATGTAGGCAATGGTGGCACACCATTAAATTCAACAAGCTATCCTGACCACAAAGAAATGTGGCAATATTCTTGGAAGGGTAAGATTGCAGGCATCAGAGGAGACGTTGACATGGACTATTGCTATAAAGACTACACTACCAAAGAAGAAAAAGTAGAAGAAAAGCCCGTTGAAGTAAAACCCGAAATCAAGCCTGCCGCTTCTAAGAACATTGACATTACTTACATTTCATGTATCGGCACTTGGCTTGGTGAAATTAAGAACTGTAATGACATTGATGACAATGGCTATTCAGGTTTAAAAGGTTTCCCAATTTCAGGTCTTGCTGTAAAAGCGTCAGAGGGCACGGTTCGTTATCGTGTTCATTTAAAGAATGGCAAATGGTGTGGTTGGATTACCAAGTATGACCTATCAGATTGGAATTACGGCATTGCTGGATTTTTTGGTAGAGTGATTGATGGTATACAAGTTGAACTTCTTGACTGTCCAGGCTATCAAGTTGTTTACAGAGTTGCCCCAGTTGGTAGAGATTACTATCCTTGGGTTAAGGGTCTTGAAGACTATGCAGGTCTTTTCGGTAATCCAATAGACAGAATTCAAATGAAAATTGAAAAGGTATAATTCATTATGCCGCCATTCATAAAGCGGATGGCGGCCATTTTACTATGGGAGGTGAAAACATGGCATCAGATTACACTGAAATGAACGAAGTAATAAAGGAATTAATTAATGGTGAGGAAGGAACTACCATTGATAATTTCAGCGGTGTGTCATTAAAGAAGTTCGCAGAACACCAAGACGTATTCTGGGATGGCTTAACTAAGTTCCTCCAAAGTGAAAATGAACAAGGAAGACTTCAACACTATGGCATAAGAGATTTAGACTTTTTAAGTGATGGCAATCCTGCTGCAAGTGTATAGAGTGTAGCAGAGTTTATTAATAACAATGCAGACCTTGTGGATACATTCTTAGATAGTTTATTTGTTCTCAATCCAGAGAATAGACAGACACATTGGAATGAAAGTTTTAATCAGCTTATACAACTTTATTACAACTGTATCAATAGCACATAGCCTATCGACTCTACTGAATTTACCATTAGTGATATTTTAAATGCTAATGCTGGAAATAGTTTCAATAATGGCGAATGGGTAGTTCCGTGGAAAAATATTGACTCAGATAATTACAGCGAAGTTCGTAAAAATGATAAAATAGTAAGAGTTTTGAACAATAAAGAACATCTTCAATTTACTCATTTATTTAACAAATATCTTCGTCTTCTTATGCCAGAATATGAAAGAGAGGTTGAAGCAGAAGATTTAAACCGCAATTTCTGGGTCATTGGTCAAGTTCTTGCGGCAATACTTGCATACTTATTCAATCCTGATAATCCTATCAGAAGACTTATGGATGAAATGCTTGATGAGATAGCTTAGCTTTGGGAGAATATGCTTTACCTTTGGACAGCTTTTGCTTTACTTTCTCAGTATACAGTATATATGGATATACAGCCGATAGTTATTCCATTAAACGTCGAAGTCTTAAAACCCTATCTTAAATACGATGGCTTCTATAAGAACTCAGTTATACTTCCTACAACTTATGAAGATTATGTGGCTCATCTTGAAGCCTGTTGGAATAATCTTAAATATTTGAAAAATATTTACAATAAATCAACTCTTTTTATTATACCAGTGATAAGAAATGGCTCATATCAAAGCAACTATCACAATGGGGAATACTTCCCAGGCATGATAATTTATAACCGTAGGTATCGCGGCGGATTGGTAAATATTACTGATAACAATGTTTCTACAATAGAGAATGTTGAAACAGAAGAAGTAGAATTTATTCCTTTCATGACAGGTTCTATTTAGACTCCACATCCTCTTTATACACAGATAAATGATACAGGCTTTACTGTTTCCGATGCAACCTATTCAAACTATACTCTTACTGGTGTTTGTGATAAAAGTCCTACATATTATTTTACAGACAACTATCAGGAAAATACAAATGACGTTGCTGATGGAAACTATATCGCCGCCGTCCGCACTGTGTTTAAAAATCTTTCAACCAATGGTGCGGCAGACTTTTTCAATGGAAATAAGGTAGAGAATATGTCAATTGACTTTGTATGTGAAGATGCCGTCAAGAAATTGATAACATCGACTGGCGGCGAACTAATGAGGGGAACTTTTATACTTACCAATGCGAATAACAACCCTTGTCTTATTTGCTCTCCAACAAAAACGGACATAACAAATTCCATTACTGAAAGAAAACAAAAGGCAGTAAAGGGCTGGTATCGTGGAGAAGTGGCTTCGTGGTATCATATAAATGAGATTAATTTTAATGTTCGAGTAGAACTTACTTGGGAAGATATTCCAGCTGGATACTGGGAAGGAAAAACCACAAGAGTAGTTCTTAGCGGAAAAGATGATTTAGGCTTTGAAGTTGAACATAAATATTCTGTTAGCTTTACTCAGCCTCAATCAGATGGAGTATAGACAGAAGCTGTTCCAGTATTGGCTTATGGTCCTACTGGAAGATTAGCAAATTATACCGCAGAAATTGAAGGTTTTGCTAATAGCGGATGGGTTGTTAGCGGCGGCGAAGAGGTTATTAATTTTGATTCATTAATTAAGACTTTTAGATATACAATTAAGTGTGTTGAAAGTATTTCTTATATTTACAATGGCAATGAAATTCTCTATTATACAGGAACAAGCCCAACGCCTGGTGAAATTCCTACTCAATATCAAGGAACACAATTGACAACACTTAGTCCTTTGGTATTTAATGGAAATGATAAAATTGAAGAAATTATAATACCAGACGGTATTACTACTATATATTAAGAGGTGATAACAATGGCAGGAATAGGTACATAGGCTGACCCATATATTATTACGACCTATTCGGAGCTTGTTGAAAAAGCCGCAGAATCGGGAGTTTATATCAAGGTTGGCAATGATATCAACATCACGGACGAATATCCTGACGGGAATATGCCGAATTTGCAAATGAACGGCTGTAACATCGACGGCGACGGAAAAACAATATCAAACTGGTACAATTTCAACACGGATCATTATTCCGTCTCAGGTGACGGAACTATCAAAAATGCCCGAATATCCAATATTTATACAAACTATCATTTCTGTGCAAATGGCAATAACAGTTCAAAGTATATTTTTGAGAATTGCAGGATAAGCGGAATCATAGTCGGTGACAAAGTTTTTGCAAATCTGTATTATGTCAATAAAGTGATGAAGGGATGCAGTGTGAATCTGCTTCTGAAAAGCGGTGCAGGTTTTTTATATGTACAGCAGGCATACGGAAGATGGGCGGATATTGACAATTGCTATGTGAAGATTAAGAGCGATGGAGGAAGGAGCAATATATTTGGTAGTGACTACGGCGGCATTACAACTATGGGAAGTGATTCTTACTATGAAATTGATGCTTCAAACTTTTTCAATGGAAGCACATTTTCTACAACTTTTTCAAATTGCGTTTTTGATATTACAGCAAATTCAACATTTACATTCAATATCGACAGTTCATCCGCTTCACCGTCCATCATAAACACAACAAAAGCTCCTAACTGCACGCCACAGAACAAACTGCTCGGTGTTAGTGATGAGAATTGGCTCAATACTGAATATCTGGCTTCTATTGGTTTCAATGCGGGGTGATGAGTTATGGCGAATTTGCTTTATAAGCAGTATCAAAAAGGCTGTTATAATGGCGCCACTGGCGATGCAATAACTGGTTATTCATATGGAAATGACGATGGTACAGCTTCGTATTATGCTGACCTTGAACCGAATACGACGTACACAATTAAAAGAATTGATGAGTCTACGAGATTTAGGATAGCAACGTATGAATACGATGTAAAAACGAACACTTCGACAAGTGCGTCAGTAATTCAGCAATGGATTCTTGATAATTCAGATGCTCTGACATTCACAACAAGAGAAAACGATATCCATCTTGTTGTTTACTATACAAACAACAATGAATACAATACTCGTGTAATGCTGAATGAAGGCGATACCGTCCAGCCATATGAAGCCCCCACACGAAACCTTCCAAACGCATGGTATGTAAGAGACGGCAGACTTGTTCGTGATAGTCTCCCAGAACCGCTGACAGGAAAGTATATTTCAGAGCCATATCCGCCATTTATATGGTATGTGAATAATAACAAGCTCACAACATCAAATATGCCGTCTGTTGTTCCACAAGGAGCTTTCTGTAATTGTACCTCACTCGCCAAAGCAACAATTTCTCCAACGGTAAAATATATTGGAGAATACGCTTTCTACAACACGGCTTTAAAACAGGTTAGAATAGCATCGGATTGTGTTTACTATCCAACATCTTTCCCACCAAATTGTGAGATAAAATTTTATAATCAGGAGGAATGATAAATGAGCAACGAAATGAATAAACAAGAATTCCTCTCATTGGCAATAAATGAACTTGCTACAAATCCAGGTCTTAGAGAGCAACTCTACAAAGAGTTGCTTCTCGGACTTCATGAAACTGGATTACAAGACCATGAAATAATAACTTCTTCAGACGAAGAGTCTTCTTCAACAAGCGATTTGGTTAAACAAATATTTAACACCATTGACTGGTCCATGCTTGCAGATTAGACTTATGGTGAAGATACATTCTTTAATCATTCTTCTGATGGCTTATATAGCTCTCTTTATCATGCTCTTCAATAGGCTTATTCAACTAAGAATGACTACAAGCGCTTTGATATTGATGAAGAACACTGGACAAACCATTATTGGAATGACTCAGTTTCTCGTTTGATGTAGATTTTATATCAGCATATAGACCCAGATGGTATCAAGGTTTATGAAAATTCTGGTTTGTTAATTGAATTAATTGATGACGATGGAAAAATTGATGTAGACCATCTTCGTGGTAGCATCGCGCCAGACGGCAGCACAACAAGACTTGCTGAATTACGAGTTATTGATATAATCAAAGCTGACGCTGGCAATTCATTTGCTCCAATGACCGACCTCTATTGGTATGGTTATTTCTATGAGTCTGCTATAATTACCTATGGAGATTAGAGAGTAGTTCTTACCAACACTCTTTTCATAGAAGACGCAGAGAAAATAATCGCCGCCATAGAAAATGGCGATGAGGTCATGCCAAGTGAACTTAATAAACTTTTTACTTCAACATCAGCAGGCGGCTATCTATATTCTGGTGAGGTAAGTGAACACCAACCTCCAACTTCTATGGTATCTGCTACAATTACAGGAGAGAAAAAGAAATTTAAAATCTGTAAGGAGCCTTGGGTTATCCCTTGGTATAACATAGACGCAAATACTTATAGAAAAGTTCGTGGAGAAGACCTTAAAGTTAGTGCAATGACTGACCCTAAGAAGTTAGGATTTACACAGCTCCGCGGCGCAGGAACAAAAGATAAATGGATAAGACTTCTTATGCCGCAATATAAAAGAAGAGTGGAAGTTGAAGATTTAAATCGCAACTTTTGGGTAATTGGTTAGGTTCTTACTGGAATAAGCGCTTACTTATTTGATGAAAATGGACCACTTATGAAAATGCTCAAAGGACTTATAAAAGAAATAGGTCAGCTTTGGGAGAATATGATTTTTCTTTGGACAGCTTTGGCTTTGCTTTCTCAAAAGAAATATTACAATGAAACTCATTCAGAAGTAATTCTTATGTCTCTTGACACACTTTGTCCTTATTTAAGATACGATAACTTTGATAAAGTAAATGCGGATGCAATTAATTCACAAATCTCTGCCAGCTTGTCATATCTGGTTCAGTCATATCAAGAGTATAATCTTGCGGTTTTACCTTGCGTAAGAATAAATAACTATGAACATAATTATTACGGTGAGATGTGGTATCCTGGCATATTCATTTACAATAGAAATGCCGCAACCCCTTCATGGCAATTAATTCCTTTCTATTCATCTTCACCAAATCCATATTTCGGAAGACAAGGATTTTACTTTAAACTTATAGATTTTTCAGATTGTATTTATGGTATTCATGAAAATGAAGATACATATAGCTATGTTATTCCTCTTTCAAATACAGATGAAATTCAGCCCGATGAGGAAGTAAGATACTATGGCTTAGTAAGAGACTACATTTCCTTCTCTGCAACAATTACAGATACAATAGAAAAAATAGATGTTAGTATTAATCTTTATGATATAGCAAAAAGAATTATTGCGCAGTCAGAAGATGAAGAAGCTCCTCTATTCAGTTATGAAGGACATTTTAATCAAGGCGCAATGGTTGTTGACGATTGCGTATTAAATAAGATAACAATTCCTCCATCTGAGCCTGGCAGTCTTAAAATTAAGAAGGGTTATTATCAAGGTGAACTTCTTAGCACTTGTAAAGATGTTGATAGAATATTCTATGACATTCTTGTTATTCCTACGGCAACATTACATCCAACGGAAGACACCTATCAAGATATTGTTAATCACTACAAAGACCCAGTCTATGAAATAATGAGACAGGAAGATAGTGACGTTCTTGAAGATGTAATATCAAATTATTGTGAATTTAATCTTAATGGAGAAAACGCTTTCTGGACAGAAGAAAGAGAAGACAGTTTTGGAGATGCTTTCTTCCATCACATTGAAGCTGGTTTAGAAATCAATGAAACAAGAGATACAGCAACTAAAAATCTTGTTGACACTGACCCATACTATAATGACATTACCGACTGGAAAACAGAAAATAATAATTACTACCGTATGTCTGAGTCAAAAAATCTTAACACAACAATTCTCTTTGTAGAAGGAGGACGTGATACAGATTATGGCTCAAGAGCAGATGTAGATGCATTAACAAAAACATATCTTCCTCATGGAGGCGGCGGCTTAAAGATGCCTTATGTTCAAAGCACAAGCGTTAATTGGGCAGCGACAGGAGCAAAAATCTCACTTCCTCTTAAAACAGGAAGGACAACATCATTTTATAATAACCATACTTCTATTGCCAGTGGCGGTCCTATGTTTGCTACATTAATTGACTACGTTCCAAAAATAGGAGGCTTATGTCAAAGAATGTCAGACATTTCATAGTTAATTCCTACTGAAGAACTCCCGACTACGCTTATTGATGATGTTTATGTTAATACATCAGTTGCAGGCGGCAGCGGCGAACAATGGCTTGTATCTATTTAGGAAGGTCAAAAGAACCTTACTAATGATAATTGGCTTGTTTCTAAGGTATCTTTTGGAACAGCGGTATGGATTAGGGTTTATAATGAATCCAATGGCGCTATTACTTCTTTAACTAATCTTGAAAAATACTGTTCAGAAGCACATTCTGTTGATATAAATGCTTTCAATATGCAAATCGCAAGAACAGTAGCAAAAAATGCATATGATGCCGCAGCGTCGGCAGATAGAACAGTTGGTAATATTGCTGCTGAAATTTCTACTTTCTTTACTAATAATAATATCAAAGATGCCGAAGGTAATAATTATACAACTGATTGGTTCTATGACCAAGCAATACTTCATGGACGTTGGGACGATTGGTATGTTCATCAATGTAAGCTTTATGATGACCAAACATTTTCAAGTTAGTGGATAACTCATTTAGATGATTTGTTCGATAGGCTTCCTGATGAACCACAACTATTTAGTAGTTATGGACTTGAAGACCCACAAGGCGTTGTCTACACAAATAGAAGATTTATTTTTACACGACTTACTATGGATGTGTCAGTATATGTATTTGGTCCAGATGGAACTTATTCACGTAGAGTATATGGAAGAGGTTCAGATGGCCGCTACACAATTGTAAGAGATGAAGAAACTACTGGCGGCACCGTTGATAATTTACGTTAGGGTTATGTTGTAATTTCTAACAACCGTTACAACTTTAACTATGAAAAATACAAATCAAAAGGTCATTTACTTGCCGTGGACGGCGGTGGATATTACACACCATCTGATGATGATGACTATTTTGATGACTACAATGTCAACTGGCAAGACATTGGAACGACCCAACCATGGGATATTCCTACTTAATGAGGTGAGAAAATGGATACTTCACAATGGATTAAAAAACTTAAAACCGTTACCGAAATGTAGGTTCTTATTAAAGACTTGGGTCTTACACCACAAACTCAGAAGGAATTTTGGAAGAATTTGCTTGCTCTTCTTAAAGGGCAAGCAAGCCCTATTTCATTGGCAAGTGGAGAGGAAGGACTTTTTAAATTCATTACCGACAATGCCGATTTAGCAGATGTTCAAATTCCGCCCGATGAATTAGTAAGCTACCTATATGAAGATATTAAAGCTCTTGCAAATTCACAAGAAGATAGCTATTGGAATGAGTCTGTTCAAAAACTTATCGAATTCTTCCTTGAAAGATTTAATTTTGAAGCTACTACCGTAGTTCTTCCCATCAATGGAGAAGGCAAAAGTATTACTGTTCAGACTTTAAAGGATGCAAACGCAGGAGCAAATTTCCCTGAGTATAATAGTAATTATCCAAATCAGTATGTTATCCCTTGGTGGAACGCTGATGGAAAAAGCTATGAAGAGGAAAGAGGTCATGACCAATTAACAGATACAATTGAAAGACCAAATAAATTACAATTCACACGCAATGGTGAAGAAGCGCGAGGCGACGTAAACGAATGGATAAGACTTCTCATGCCGCAGTATGGCAGGAGAGTAGAGATTGAAGACCTTGATAGAAACTTTTGGGTTATCAGTCAAGTAATTGCTGCAATCAGTAATTATCTTTTCGGCGACGATTGTCCTATTCCAAAAACCCTTGAAGGTATGACCAGAGAAATAAGTGAACTTTGGGAAAATGTTCTTTACTTATGGCTTGGCATTGCGGCGACCTCACAAGAACAAAATAACGACGTTCAAGTTATTGTTATGCCACTGCCTCCAAGAGCAGAAGACCATGGAAGAAAATTTGATATGCTTGATGAGTCAGAACTTTATAACTATGAAACTACCGAAGAAGGACTTGCAATAACAATTCCAAATGAAGCTGATTTCTTAGCAGATATTTATAAAAGAATAGGTTATCTTAGTGAGCTTTACAATAAAAACCTTTGTGTCATTCCTTACATCAGACTTGACAATTACAAACATAATCATTATGCCGCAGAATGGTATCCATACATTTGCACATATCATAGAGCAAAAGGTTGGAACGCATAGAGAATAAAAGAAAGAGTAGGGGATAAGATATACGAACTGGTAATTTCTCCAAAGTATGAAATTGATAATAGATTTAGTCCTAACATTTATGCTTCAAAGCAAGACCCAAATGGTAGACTTCTTTATAAATTCCCATTCTCAGAACTTAGTTCAACAAATAGTGATGGACGTTTAATGCTTTATGCGGCATTAAGAACAGTTCCAGAGATAGAATATTCTCTTGAACCTGACAAGCTTATAGTTAATCAGCTTAAAATTAGAGTTTATGATGCTTCAAACGATATAGTAAAAGGAAATTCTCGTGAAATAGGTATATATACTTATAATAACGAAGGAACAGTAAGCTATGCTTCATACACACCAACTAACAGCGCGGCACCAGAGGATAATTCGCTTCTTCATTATAAGAGATTTGAAGTTGGTAAACCTGGTTATTATCTTGGTGAAATTCCAAGTTGGAAAGGTAAGACAGCAAGAATCGTAGAAAATGACGACATCTTCAACAGAGAGGCTTATGTTATTAAAATTGGTAGTTATATGCCAAGTGGCACAAATGAATATAAACAAGCAATCGCAGACAATGCGGCAACGGCATTAATGTCAGATGGCAAGCATACTCTTATGAGAGGTAATATTTCAACTACGCTTCCAAGTGCGCCAGCCTCAAAACAAGTAAATTGCTTCTGGGAGAATCCTTGGAAATCATACGCTCCTGAGAGAGATTTAGTTGGAGTGGGAAATGAAGGCTTAGACAATCCTTCTTGCTTTGATGAACCAATTATTTCTGTTAATACAGAAGATGTAAATGAAAAGTATTTAAAAACAAAAGGCTTGGAAGCTGTTAAACAGTTCTTGCAGAAAAGCGATTTGCTTGACTCCCCTTGCTATGTTATGACAGCTATTGGCTTAACCCCTTGGGAAAACAAAGCAAGAACAATCTATTGGGATATCGGTGGACTATGCCACTTATATCATTTCATTCCAAGTGTTAATACATTGGAAAAGAAGCCAACCGATAATTCTTATTAGACAGCTTATGAGGAAATAGGTATACTTGATACCAGTGAATAGAATGGTTTCATGCCTGATGAACATGGCAATCCTCCTTCTCCTTTGATTTACATTGAAGAAGACTATGAAAAACTTTGCGAATATCATTCAGAGATTGCGGCGTGTCGGCCATATATTGAAAATAAAACAATAACTGGATGGGAATCACCCGCTGTTTATGGAAATATAGACATGGATAATAGACAGATATTAATTGATGAAGAAGGCTATATTGAAACTGTCTATGCAGCTTGGTCTACTTATGTATATCCTGGTGTAATAAGAGTTGTAGTATGTTATAGTATGCTACAATAGACTGCGCCGCCGTCAACTGAACCAATAAAACTCACTCCACAACAGGCGCAAGATTATGTAGGTAGTATTGTAGACAGAGTAATGGGAGAACTTGCTTTAAGTCATCTTCCTACTTATGACCAGCAGGCTGAAATAAGAAGACGTGTTTTAGAATATGATTCTTATGATAAAGCATTAATTGCAGAGGTAAGCTGTTGCGAGACAGAAGAATGGGATGCTTCATAGAAAGCGGCACGTTTAAGTGAAGCATTACATTTCGTTGGTAAGTATGGTTCTATTCAATTACTTGGCGCAGACCTTCAAGAACTTTGTGATAAATATGAAGTTTCTTTTGAAGATTTTGTGGCAATAAATAATCCTACTGATTTCGCCGCCATATCAAGAGGTGGTAAGATAGTATCTTGCAACACTATATTCCGTTTAGATACATTCTTTGAAACTTATGGTATGTGTTCACAAAACGTATACACTACTGAGATTGGTAGATGGAGACAGTTCCAGCTTGTATCCAATACTGATGAGAAATGCGATTGCATTATAGTAAATGAGGGCGACCCAGAGGACGACGGAAAGATTTATTATGATGTTCAATTTGCCACTGAGTTCAACGGCGAAGTTAACTATTACGATAACAGAACCGCATAGCTTTGGGGCAAAGAAACATTTGACCCTGATGTTCAGGTAGGAACTGCTACGGTAAAGATAGACAATCAAGGCTATTCACAGTCAACAGAAGAGACTGGTTTTATAGCGAAGCCAAAAGAGGGAGATATAAAGACAAGAACAAATCTTGCTACAAGTCCAGTGAATACTGGCTTTGCCAAATCTCCCGTTGACTTCTTTACACCATTAGGAAATATGGTAAGGCAACCATTTAGTATTTTTAATGGAGCATTACCTGTCACACAACAAGGATGGACATTTTAAGGAGGGATTTTAAATGAGTACAAGATTAAGTGAACATTTTGATTTGGTTGAGTTTGTCTGCCCATGTTGCAGACAAGCCAACCCTGCACCAGAGCTTGTGGAAAAACTTGAAAAGCTTCACGACCTCATGGGCGCAAAGGCAATTATCATTACATCAGGATACAGATGTCCTGACCACAGTGTCGCAGTTGGCGGTTATAGAAACGATGCTCATACTCGCAACATTGCGGTAGACATTAAAGTTCAGAAACCAAACGGCGGCTGGTATAGTGGATTAGACATAGCTGAGGCGGCGGAAAGAATAGGCTTCTCAGGCATTGGAGTAATTGATGGAACTGCCTGCCATGTAGATATCAGAAACGATGATAATTACAGCAATAACCATTGGTTTGGTAATGAGCAGACTGGCGATAACTACATCAAGACATTCCAGAGAGGAACTGAGTTCCCATCAAGAACAAAACAGCAGCCAACACCAGAGAAGAAGACTATTCAAATCCTCATTAATGGTGAAATTGTCTGGGAAAAGGAAATATAAGGATAAGGGGTGAGCAATCACCCCTTTCATTTTCTTGACTTTTTTGAAAAAATGTGCTATACTATAAATAGTTCAAATAAAAGGAGGAGCTTTAATGGAGTTCAATATAAGACAAAAAAAGCTTATTAATGCTACTGATAAGAACATATTGTGTTTAGCTTGCGCCGCTGCTGGTAAAACACGAACATTAGTAGGTAGAATAGAAAAACTATTAAATGATGGAGTAAATCCTTCACGTATAGTTGCTTTTACATTTACAAATTAGGCAGCAGAAGAAATGCGTAAGAGATTGGGCGAGAGAGCAAAAGATATGTTCATTGGCACCATTCATTCTTATGCTAATAAAATATGCACTATTGGTGGAATTAAAACATCTGATGATATTGCGGCAGAACGATTTGATAAAATTATTGAAAAGGCTATTAAGGTAGACTGGGGACTTTATCCGCAGGTAGATTACTTATTTGTAGATGAGTTCCAGGACACAGACCCTATTCAGTATTCATTTATTACTCGCATTCCTGCTCAGAACCGTTTCTATGTTGGTGATGAACGTCAGTTTATCTATTCATTTAGAGGAGCTACTGACAGATTTATAAGAGAGCTGGCAACCGATGATAATTTTAAAAAGTATGAGCTGGTAGAAAATTATCGTAATCCTCCAAACATTTTAAGATTTGCTGATAGCTTCCTTAATTCAATGCCAAAAATTTCGCCTTCCGCAATAGCTGTGCAAACAAAAGCTGGCTTCCTTGACGATGAATGCACATTCAAGGACGCGGCAGAAGAAATGACTTGGACAAATGACTGGACTGGTTGGACGGTTTTGTGTAGAGCAAATTCGGAAGTTGAGGCGGCACAAAATTATTTGGACAAGATTGAGGTTCCAAGTGTCATTGTAAAACGTGGAGACCTCGACCTTGAAGAAATGGGAGATTTGCTTGGTCGTAATCAGGTTAAGATAATGACAATCCATTCTGCAAAAGGTCTTGAATTTGACCACGTAGTTGTTGTTGGAGCAAAACGTTTTAATGAGGAAGAGAGACGTATTTGTTATGTCGCCGCCACCAGAGCAATGAAATCTCTTTACTGGTGTCCAACAATTCGCACTTACAAAGGCAAATCAAAAAGTAATAAAACTCAGGCAGGAAATTTATTTTCAAAGACAAGTAATAAATCAATTCAATTCTAAGGAGAGCCTATGAAACTTACTCTTATTTATGATGATGATAATACACAAGTTGCTATGGCGAAGCCGCTTGTAGATGCATTTAATAGAATGCTGGAATTTCGATATAATCTTGGCGCAATTGATTATGAAGAATTTATTCACAGCAGCCTTGATATTTTAAAATGGGAAATTGAATTAAAGGGAAAAAGAGTTATTACTTCTTCACGAGTGTCAATTGTAAGCCGCAGTAAAGTAATAGAAACTCCATCAGCATATGATGATATGATTGATGCAATTCTCATACTTGGCGAATGCTTCGACATGACAGAGGGAACAGTTTCCAAAGAATGGAAGAAGGACATGAAGGAATTAATCAAACTTTATTATCAGCTTCAATATCAAAAGACCTGTATCTTACACATCTATGATGAGACAACTAATGGTATCTCAGGTTTTATTGCTCTTGATAATGAAACGGATATTATAATTTTCCCTTTCTTTCTTAATGAAGATGGAAAAACTTAGAGAATAGCCTAAGATTTTCTACATATATATCGTGTTCTTTTGAACACCAATTTACAGTAATCTTTTTAAAATGTCAATTGACTATTAAAAGGAGGAAATAAAAATGAAGAAATTTACAAAGATTATTTGCGGTGTTGCTATCGCTATGACTATGATTGCTATGGCTACTGGTTGTAAGAAGGTTGAGGATGGTGTATCTATTTCTGATATAACAACAACTGTTTCAACAACAGAAATAACAACAGATACAACTGAAACTACAACTGAGACTACAACCAAAGCCACAACTGAAACTACTACTTCTGATGAAACAACAACAGAAGAGACTACCACTACAACAGTGGAGGAAACAGAAGTCGCAGAAACATCTGTGCAGGAGTGTGCCTAACTCGGACAGCGAGTATGAAGCACAACCAGACCCGACACCAGAAACGGTGGCGGTGCAGCCTGTGAGGACGACTACAACTACAACAGCAGAAACTACCGAGCAGACAACTACCACTCAGATTGAAAAGACTTCAAGCTATTCAGTAGAAAAATTTTTAATTAACAGTGGAATGAAAGGAACTTATTACACGGCTGGGGGCTGTGGTCATTCAGTTCCATGCAAGGGCGGCTCTGACAGAACATTAATTGATTGTAATTATGGTAATGGAGAAGTCAAGGGTTCTATTGCTTGTAGATATGTTTGGTCAAATTATGGCTATAATTATAATGGAAAACGTACAATGGTTTATCTTGAAGTTAATGAACGTCCAGATATGAACGGATATTATTACGTTGATGACTGTTGTGGAAGTTATTCAGTAGTCGATTTTTACTACGACTACAGTTCTAATTGCCCATTCCAGTATTAGGGTGTTTTAACAGTAGATAATATATATATTATAAGCTACTGATTTCAAGATAAAAGATTACTGTAAACAAAAAGGGAGGCATTTGCCTTCCTTTTTTATTATCTAAAACTTGACTTTTTAAATATTTTTTGCTATAATAAATATAGAATAATTAAGGAGGGCAAGAGAATGAAAACAATTATACAAGGCAATGCCGACTTAGCAAAAGACTATAAGTATTTTGAATGTAAGAGATGTGGCTGGGCTGGCAAGGCGGCGAGAGATGAATATGAATATCATAGCGATTAGCGTGAAGGAGATTGGGCAAGAGTAAAATGTCCAGTTTGTTTTGGCTTAGTTTATGATGTTAAGGATGCACATAGGCTATCACAATTACGAAGTCTTGAACAGACAAATGCTAAGGGATATCTTTAATAGGAGGAATATATAATGATTAATTTGGATAAGATTCAAAAGAAGGCAGAAAGTGGAGAGTATGAAGTGGGTATTTTACTTTTAATTTTTCTGTTTGTGCTTGCTCTTGTTGTAGGATGTTTCTTCTTAAAATGGGCGATTGAGTTATATCTCTGGAAAACAGTTATAATGGCAATATTTACTTCTGCTCCTGCTCTCAGTTTTTGGCAGGTAGCTGGAATTGATATTCTTATCGGTTGTCTTTTTGGCACCAGAGTTTACAACAATAACACAAGAGGTAAGAAGGAATGAAAACATACATTATCGCAGATTTAAAATTGTTCAATGACAAGCAGAGGGATAGTCTTGGCTATTCCTCTTTCTCTGCAATGAATGACACAATAATTAAAGCATGGAATAGTGTTGTTAAACCAGAAGATAAAGTCATTGTCATGGGAGACAGCGGCGATGGAACGCTTGAACAGATGAAGTCTGTCATATCCAAACTTAATGGATAGCTTACAGCAACTTCAAAACATTTGAATGAAAAATTTACGAAAGAAGAATGGATAGAAATTGGCTTCACCCATTTTTGGGGCGTATCAATGTTCAATACTCTTCCTGATGGTAGGGAAATTTTATATGTGATAAAACCAATTCTTGAACCAAAAGTATATGAATCAGAGTATGCTCTCTTAATTACTGATAGTGAAAATCCTTTTGAAGGAATGATAAATGGAATTATGCTATCGGCGGACGCGGCGAAATGGGGTTATTCTCCATTAGACACTTCTGAGTTGCTTAACATATACGAAAACATGAAAGCTTTTGAAAGTATGAGCGAAACTGAACATCGCTCAGACGTTAAAGAGATGGGAGAAGAATAAACATGAGTAAACTTGAAATAGCTAAGAAAATTATAAAGGAAAATTTTTCTTTTTATAACTGTGGACTATTTAACACCCGCAATTTAGTAGGAGACCCAATGGGCACGATTTACGATGAAGATGGGCTTACTATCGACGTTTGCGATTATTACTCTTACTTTGAAGTTTTTGGCTTAACAGATGAAGAGTTTAAAGAACTTGAAAAATTTTATGAATATCTTGAACAGGAGGAGGAATAATGAAAGTAACACTTGTAGGATATACACCAAGACCACTTTATGTTTGCGCCGAAGCAGCAGCGGTCTGTTATAATAGTGAACCTGACCTTAAAATTGTAAAAGGCTGTATTCGTTCAGGACATTAGTCCGTTCTTGAACATTGTTCTTTCACTTTTAAAGTCGAAGGAATTTCTCGCAGTTGTTCACATCAGATTGTGCGTCATCGTATTGCGTCTTATTCACAGCAAAGTCAGCGTTATGTAGCCTATGACTCTGTTGATTGGGTTGTAAATGGATTGGAACATGATGCCGTAGAACCAACATTACTTGCTTGTGCAGATGCTATGACGGCTTATAAATCCATGATTGACGATGGAGTGAAAGCTGAAAATGCCAGAGCAGTATTGCCAAATGCTACTCCAACAACTATATATATCACTATGAACCTAAGAGCCCTCATGCATTTCTGTAATGAACGTATGTGTTCAAGAGCACAGACGGAAATTCGTAATGTTGCTATCGGCATGAAAAATGAAATCATGTGTGCAGAAAATATCAGCGTTGAAGAAAAAGAAATTCTTGACACGGTTCTTGTTCCTAAATGCGCCGCAGGTCCTATCAAAGCTTGTCCCGAAATCAAAGGATGCGGCAGATATAAACCACTTAAAGAATTTACTTGGCGACCAAAGGCAAAATGGGAAGCTTTCAGTGGGGCAGAGAATGGATATTCTTGTTCAAATTGTGGCTTTGATGGCGGAATTTCTACCTTTAAGTATTGCCCGATGTGTGGTAGTGAGATGGAGTAAGACATATGAATATAGCAGTAGTAATAATTGGAATAATATTTCTTCTATTAATTCTTATTTATGCCGCCCCTCGTATTAATAAACAGGTGGATAAGCCTGAATATTCTCAGGCTTTCTTTGAACAAAAGAAACTCCTTTGTAAGAGGATGAACGAGGAATAGCAAAAACTTGTAGAATAGAATAAAAAAGAAATTGAGTTTAATTTAAAAGAATATCTTGCTCAATGTGAAGCAAAGCGGCAGTCTGCCTATAATGAACTTGAGCGTATAAAGAAAACGGTCAGTGAGTCTGAGGAATACTACGCTCAGCGAATGAATGAATTGGAATAGAAGACCTTTGATTTAGTTGACCAAGAATCAAAGAAGTAGGCTCTTGAATTAGAAGGCGTTGTTTAGTTTTATCAAACTCGTAGACAGGAAATCACTGATGAGTTTGAAGAATTTCAAGAAAAAACTAATGCCCGCCGTGAAGAGCTTAATGACATTCTCAGAAAAGAAGAGGCTAAACAGCAGGAAATAATTGAGGGGTACAAGCGAGCCGAACAAATTAAACAAGATAAGAACTTTTATCGCATTGTTCTCAATGAAGATGCTCAAGATGATGTTAAGAAACTTCGCAAGATAGCAGGGGATTTACATGACCCGACTATCATTTATAAACTTATATACAAAACATATTACGAAAAACCTTTTACAGAAATGGTCGGCAGAGTAGTATCGAACGATGCTTCTTCTTGCGGTATTTATAAAATAACAAACATTGAAAATGGACGATGCTATATTGGACAAACTCGACAAGCTTTCAAAGAGCGTTGGAGAACGCACTTGAAACGTGGTGTTCGTGCAGAAGCTGGAACCTCCAATAAACTTTATCAAGCTATGTGGGATGATGGAGCAGAAAACTTTACCTTTGAGGTTTTAGCTCAATGTCCTGCCGCCGAACTCAATGCGAAAGAAAAAGAGTATATTGCTTTGTATCATGCTGATACGTGGGGATATAACGGTAATAGCGGAATAGGAGTGTAATTATGATTAAAATAGAGGAAGGAATCATATCTACTTTCAGAGGAATACCAGAATTTAATTTTCCTTTTGCTAAATAGAGAGGGTCTATTTTTGATTTAGATTTAACATAGGCTGAAAAATATGCTTTGGAAAAATATGGACAAGACATTATCATCTATTCCCAATATGATATTGAATTTAATAGAATAAAAATCATTTTCTTAAAAGAAAAAGAATTGTTATTCAGATGTTATGCCATTACAAATCTATTAACCGCAGACCAACTTATTTACATTATCGATTATTGGCAAGAGTCTGCAACTCCAAAGAAAGAGTTGCTCATTAAGTCATCAGGAGATTTACTTGCCATTCCACATTGTCCATGCTGTGGCGGCACAATAAATTTAAAAACATTAGTTTGTGATTATTGTAATCAACAATTCTATATTAAGGAGGGAACAAAATGAGCTATTGCAAAGTTTTTATATCTCAGCCAATGAGAGGAAAGACGCAGGAAGAAATTCTGGAACGTCGTAATCGTATCATCGAATTGATTAAGGAAACTATTGATGAACCATATATACTTGATTCATTTTTAACAGGAGCAAAAGATGTTGACCCTTTGGTTTGTCTGGGTCATGCTATTACAATTCTTTCAAAAGCAGATATTGTTGTTTTTGATGTGGACTGGCATGAGTCTCGCGGCTGCAGGATTGAACACTTAATCTCAGAAGAATATGATAAGAAGTTCTACTATATAAAAGAAGAAAATGATACTCTTCAGCTTATTGAGATAAAGTAAGAATAAAGCACTCTCTTTAATAGGGGGTGCTTTATTTTATTATATAGGAATAATATTCTACAAACCCCTATGAAATTTGGGAAATACTTTTTTAGATTGCGGCGCTGCCACCTCCACTTTATTATGGAGAAGAGTAGTTTCTCTTTTCATTGGGCGGCTTAAGGTCCAATCTATTTTTTACAAACGAGGTGAATTAAATGAGTACTTACAAAATGTCAGGTCCAGGCGGATTAGACTGTGCAATTCCACGTCCAGAAAAGTCACGTCCAGAGCCACCAGTTCCTCCATGTCCTCCTTTCCCTGATTGGAGAGTATATCCATTCTACCCACCATACCCAGACATGGACGCTGAGCCAGTGCCAACTCCACCTATTCCAGGTAGATATCACCCTGTGCCTCCGCCTCCTCCACCACATCCATTCCCACCAGTTCCTCCACATCCTCCATGTCCTCCTTATCCACCACCAAAGCCTGAGAAGATTGATGAATGCTCAAAGAAGCTTGCTAAACTTACTCAGAAGACTAAGGTGCTTGTTCAGATGATTAAGGACTTTGAGGATAAGAACCGTCCAGTAATTATTACTATCGGTCCTAATAGCTATTCATTTGGCACTGAAAATATCACAAACTTCAGTGGTGATGCAGCTAAGGGTATGTATGCAAACATTGTATGCGGCAATCCTATTGAGGACTTCCAGTCAGATGAGATTGAGATTGATGATACAAATACTCGCGTATTTGTTAAGAATCCAGTTGACCTTCTTCAGACAGAACTTGCAAGAGTTCGTAAGGAAATCACTCTTGTTGCAGCTGCTATTAATGGAGAAATCAGTGGCGAGAATGATGCTAATCAGCTCGATTCAAATGTAATCGGTGTTGACGACAATCACTAATTTCATATTTACTAACAAAGGGAGGTCGTAATGACCTCCTTTTTTTGTTTAAAACTTGACTTTTTTAATATTTTTTGATATAATAATATTGTAATAAAGATAAAGAATATAGGAGGACAATTATATGAGAAATAAGTTAATACTCACTGGACAGAGAGACTGTCTTGAATTTTGCAATAAGGCTAATAAGTATGGTGCAGAAATCTCACTTATGACAAGCGACGGAAAGTATAAGGTAAACGCAAAGTCTATCATGGGCTGTATGCTTGCGTCTGCTGAATGGGGCGATGATATCTGGGTCGTATCAGATGCTGACCTTTACACAGCTTTCGAGTCTTGGATTGATGAAAGTGCTGATGATGGCAACTTTATTCATAATTGATTATGTCAATAGTCATATTATTTTGCATAGCTTTTTCTACTTTTTGTAGAAATTTAGCATATTTCCACAGAGAAAACAAATAACAGGAGGAAAAGAAAAATGGGAAACGATAGAGAATTATATCCGAAGTCAAAATTCAGAATGTGTATTACTACAATGAAAAAGGTGGACACAGATGATGGGCATTCCACTTATGTTCCATCCAATTCAAAATGGGTGAAATATAGTGGAAAGAAATTCAGAGAAGATTTTATTGAGTCAAGGGATGGCGGCGAACAGCTTTCTATTGAAGTAGTTAATGCGAAGCCTGAGAAGTTCAGATTAAATCAGATTTATATGCTCAGAAATCGTGAAGTTGTTTGGGTTTGGACTTCTGAAGATTGATAAGAAGGGGTAAAAATTTTTTGGATTTTTACCCCTTTACTTTTAAAAAAATTTGTGATATAATCGCGGGCGTATGCGATATTTAAATAGTATATAAAAATAATATTTTTTTAATTCAAAAAAATTGATTTTCTCTATTATTTTTGATATAATGTTTACAGTTTAGAAAAAAACCTTCAAGGAGTGATGATATGAAAATCGCAATTGATATTGATAATGTAATTGTCAACACAACTCAGCGTGTGCTTGACTATATAAATGAACGTATAGGAACTAATTTACAAATTGATGATATCAAGACTTACTGGATAGAAAATGCTCTTCATGAACAGTGGCGATGGATAGTTCCCCATGCTTTCGATGATAAGGAAATGTGGAAGGGAATAGAATTAATTGAAGGAGCAATTAAAACAATTGAAGCTCTTTATAAAGAGGGGCATGAAATCTATTTCGCTACGGCTACTACTGCTGAGAACTTTCGTAAAAAGGTAAAGTATCTTACCAGAGTTATGCCATTCTTTCCAGAAGATTACGTTCGTAAACATTCAATAAGCATAAAGGTGAAGCAGCTACTTAATGTGGATGTGCTTATTGATGATTGCACTGATAATTTCACGGGAGAAAGGCTTTATGCCGCCATCTGTCTTTCTTATGCATGGAATGAAGATTTTCTTGACAAGGCGGCACGAGTTGGAGACTTTCGTGTTTCATCATGGGGAGCTATCTATTATGCTATTAAGTTAATAGCAAAAGAAAAAGAAAATTAAAACAACAATCAATGTAAGAAAAGATATATAAATAATTTTTGAATTATTAAATTTGACTTTTTCAATTTTTTATAGTATAATAATTATAGAATTTGAAAAGCGTGAAAGGAGTTTCTTATGGATAAGTATTTTACATACGAAGGATATGAATTTATCGAGGGCGGCAGTGAGGACTTTTATGATAATTTTAAACAGGCGGCACAAGAGATAGTTGCTAATAACACAATAGGTCTTGAACCCATGCAGAAACAGCAAGCAGAGAATGACGTTCTCGATTCTATTATAAATGCCGTTTTTGATTACATCTATCTTGCTCTTGAAGAAAATGCGGGTAAACCTCTTAATGAATGGAAAGTTGACCCACAGTATATTAAGACTTTAATGGCATCAGTTGATTTTCTTGACCAAGTAGATGAAGCTTATACCAAGGATTATGATGTTGAAGAGCGTTATGAAAATGTAATATATGTTTTTCAAAACCCAAAGACTAATAATCTTTTTGGATATGAATGTGATTTTTGGCTCTATGGATATAGAGAAATGGATATGCGTATGTGGTATCCAGTAGAGAAGAAGAAAGTTGAAATGACAATCTTTGTAAGAAAAAATATATAAATAAATTTTGATTTTATTAAATTTGACTTTCTCCAAATTTTGTGATATAATAAATATACAATCAGAGAAAGAGAGGAATTAAAATGATAAAGAAGTATGTTGATATTGAGAGATTAAAGGACAAGTATGCTACTGCTTTTACAAAGGGTGAGCATATTACGATTACCGAAAAGGTAGATGGTGCCAATGCCTCCATCTACTGCAACAGTGATAAGACTGTGTCTTGTTGTTCAAGACGTCAGGACCTTACTCTTGAGAATAACCTTCAGGGTTTCTATGAGTATGTTCAGACTCTTGACCCTACTATAATTTACGATGCTATCGGCACAAAGTATATCATCTTTGGCGAGTGGCTTGTTAAGCATTCGATTGCTTATCCACAGGAGAAGTATAAGAAGTTCTACATTTTTGATGTATGGAATACTGAGACTGAGCAGTATATGCCTTGGTCATTCACAAAGCAGGTAGCCGAGTTTCTTGGCATTTCTACTGTTCCACTGTTTTATGATGGTCCTTTCATCTCTTGGGACCATGTATCATCTTTTGTTGGTAAGACAGAGATGGGCGGTGAGCCAACAGGAGAGGGTGTAGTTGTTAAGTCTCAGGACAGACTGGATAATAAGTTCAGTGGAACTCCAGCTTATGTTAAGATTGTTGCAAAGGAATTTTCAGAGGTTCACCAGTCTAAGTCTCATGAGGTAGACCCTGAGAAGCTCGCTGCAAGACAGGCTGCACAGGACATTGCACTGACAATCGTCACTAAGAGAAGAGTAGAGAAGTGCCTCCAGAAGTTCGTCGAGGACGGTATTATTCCAGAGAATTGGGACGAGAAGAACCTTGGCGCAATCGCTAAGATTCTTCCAAAGGCTGTATACGAGGACTGTGTAAAGGAGGAGCAGGAGACTGTGCTTTCAATTGAGGGCTTCGGTAAGATTTGCGGTTCACTCACTATGAAGTTTGCGAGAGAGTTGGTGAAGTAATTGGGTGTCAATTTCAATTTCGTTGATTGCTGTAAAACAGTTAATTATAAAGAAAACGATTTTGTTACCACAGGCAGCGGCAGAACAATACCATTAAGACAGTGGAAACTTGAAAATGCCACTAAGAGAGGATGGGGCTGGGTTCCAGACCCAGATTCATATGACTTAAATTATAATAATAACAATATACAGGAGGAAAAAACTATGGCTAATTTTATGAAGAATATGTTTGGTTCTATCGAAAGAGGTCTTTGCAGACTTTCTGCTGATGGCAGTATTGCTGTAAAGGTAGGCGGTTCTTATAAGACCTATAATGCAAAGGATAATGCTCTTATCAATTGCGATAATTTCGTATTTGATGTTGGCGATGAGGCTTTCTTCGTTGTTCCTACGAATGAAGCAAAGGTCGGCGATATTATCCTTGTCGAGGATGGTGGCGGTAGAAGAGTGCCTAAGTATGTAATTAAGGCTGACGGCAATATGCTCACTGTTGTAAACTACATCAATGGTGCAGTAGAGACTATCCTTCCTGAGCGTTATATGTTCATGGGCAATACCTACATGTATGGCAAAATCGTATCTATGTTTGGCGATGTTTCTGCTCTTATAGGTGGTGACGGTGCTAACAATGTCATGAAGTATATGATGATGAGCCAGATGTGTAAGGGTATGAGTGGCAGCGATGGCGACATGAACCCTATGCTTATGATGATGATGATGAACGGCGGCGGAATGAGTAATATTTTCAACTCTATGTTTGGAAATATTACTGCTCCTACTGTTGAAAAGTCTGTTGACAAGGAGGACTAATTATGGGTTGTGGAAGTTGGACAACTGACGATTTTAAAAACTATTCAATGTCAAGGGGTCTTAGCACCACAGATGATGGTGTAAGACTTTGTAAGGCAATGTCCACATCACAGGTTTATACTCAGAAGTCAATGGCTTCTGAGCTTAATCCTTTTAATGTAATGAGAGAATGTAGAGACACTGAAGAGCATCCTGAGACAGTTCCTGTTATACTCGCTCTTGACGTGACGGGTTCTATGGGTAAGACTGCGGTAGAGGTATCTGCGGAAATCAATACTATTATGACAGAAATCTATAAAACAACCAAAGACGTTCAGTTTATGATAATGGGCATTGGCGATTTCGCCTACGATGATGCGCCGCTTCAGGTATCTCAGTTTGAATCTGACATCAGAATAGCTGAACAGCTTGATAAGGTTTATTTTGAATTTGGCGGCGGCGCCAATCCATATGAGTCATATACGGCGGCATGGGCTTTTGGTATTTCTCAGTGCGACCTTGACTGTTGGAAGCGTGGTAAGAAGGGTATAATTATCACAATGGGCGATGAACAGCTCAACCCTTACATTCCCGCAGAAGCATATAGAGTGAAGACAAATCATAATGAGCTTGATTTGAATACTGCTGATTTATATGAAAAGGCTTCAAAAAAGTATGATATTTATCATATCAATGTTGACCACAGGGATTATCATAAGCCTCGTATGACTGAGTGGAATAATCAGCTCGGAGCAGACCATGTTATTACTGCAACAGTAAAAGAGGTTCCGCAGGTTATTTCTGGTATTATTAGTTCACGCACTGGCGATAGAACGACAGTTTCAGCTGAAGAAGGACCAGAGGTTTCTTCTATCGAATTCACACAGGGTATTTCTTGGTAAATAGGAGGAAAATACATGACTAAAATTGACATTGTAATAGGAGCTAACTGGGGAGATGAGGGCAAAGGTTTAACTACCAATGCTCTTGCAACTCATGATTCTCTTGTTGTTTTATCTTCAAACTCTTGTCAGAGAGGTCATACGGTAGTTCACAATGGCAAACGTCATGTGTTCCGCCATTTTGGTAGTGGTACTCTTAAAGGTGCCACCACTTATCTGAGCGAGAAGTTTATAATCAACCCTACTCTATTTAGACAGGAGTTAATGGAACTTTGGAAGATGGGAGTATATCCAAAGATTTATTACCATCCAAATTGTCTTGTAGCAACTCCTTATGATATGTTGTCAAATCAGATTATCGAAACAGCTCGCGGCGAAAAACGTCATGGTTCTTGCGGCTGCGGAGTGTGGGAAACTATTGTTCGTAAGAAATATTTCCAAGAAATTGTCAAATGTAATTACTCTGATTTGACACTTAAATTTCCAGAAAATTTCATAAACTCTACTTTGACTGATATTATTACTTATTACATGGATAATAGACTGCCTACTTTTGATGTAATGAAAGAGTTTATACAGGGAAAGTATACCAGACAGAATGTAGAAAATGATGTTTTCTTCTTTTTAAAGAACGCACAGCCTATTCTTCCATGCAGCGAAAAGAAATTTCTTCATTCATTTAAGCATATCATATTTGAAAATAGCCAGGGACTACTTCTTGACCCATCATATAATTATGATATAGACCATACTACTCCCGCTAACGTTGATGCAAAATTTCCTTCTCTTATTATCAGAAGAAATTTCGAGCCTGATGAAATAGATGTTAATGCATACTACATTACTCGTTCATACTTTACACGGCATGGAGTGGGTAAGATGGGTAAATCTGGCGAATGTCTGAAAGAATCTATTAATCCTTTTATGGAGGATTTCACAAACCATCCTAACCCTTGGCAGGGTGTTCTGCGTTATGGTATAATAGAGATGGAAGATGCTTTCTTCATGTATTCTCGTATTATGGCAGATTATAACCTGCATCTCGCTTCGATTAACTGCAAGATAAATCTTGTTATCACACATACTAACGAGTATATCAGTGAGCCTCTTATAGATGTTTTTAAAAATAAAAATGACATATCTATTTTTACTTCTAATAACGAGCGAACATTTACACCTTATAAGAAATAATTAATCTAAAAAATTTGACTTTTCTACTTTTTTATGATATACTATTTATAGAAAAACGAAAGGAGATATAATTTATGGAAACTATTCTTTATATGATGGTCGGCATACCCGCCTCTGGAAAATCTTACATTGCTAAAACTCTTAATGTGCCTGTTGTTTCTTCAGACGCTATTCGTGCAGAGCTGTATGGCTCCGAGGATGACCAGTCTCATAACAATGAGGTATTTAATGAGGTGCATAAGCGTATCCGTAATTATCTCCTTGAGGGAAAGTCATGTGTATATGATGCAACAAATCTTAGTCGTAAAAGACGAGTTGGTTTCTTAAAGGAAATCCCTGCTGATGTTAAGAAGGTTGCTATTGTTGCCGCAACTGAGTTGGAAATAATTCTTGCTCAGAACGCCGCACGTGAGCGCCATGTTCCCGAAGAGGTCATCATGCGTATGTATAAGACTATGGCACTTCCTCGTCGTGATGAAGGTTGGGACCAGATAGTGTTTCAGGCACATCCTAAGAACTCCAAAACTCTTGGAGATTACCTTTACGCCGCCGTCGGCATAGACCATGATAACCCTCATCATAGTGCTGATATCTTTCATCATATGTTAGAGGCATCTATCTATGCTTCAAGTCATGCGGAAGACCTCGACAAAGAGTCTGCTTGTATCGCACGTAATGCGGCATTGTTTCATGATATTGGCAAGCCTGTTGTAAAAAGTCGGATGAAGATGAATGGCGAAATGGATGATAAGTCTCATTATTACAATCATGCTGAAATCGGCGCATACATGATGGCTTGCACTGCAAATCAGTTTCGCTCAGAAAAGCAGCTGAACAGATTGAAGTCTATGATTATCCTTACTCAGTGGCATATGTCATTTTATGAGTATGGGGATAGTTGTCTTGAAAAGTTTGAAGCATTGTATGGCGGCGAAATGACAAAGATATTCAAGCTGGTTCATGAAGCAGACGCTAACGCTCACTGAAAGGAGTAAAAATGTTAAGAGTAATAACCATTATTTCTACTGGTATTCTTTTAATAGTATGGAATATTTATGACAGTTTCTCAGCATATGAACGAAATAACATAAATAGTTGTGTTGTTCATGCTTTTGGAGCGGGAATGTATTTCGGCATTTTACTTGTTTTTCTTATGAAAATTTTTATCTTTTAAAAATTTGACTTTTTAGAAAAAATGTGATATATTATATACATAATCAAAAGTGATAAAGAAATTTATCACTTAAATGTGGGATTAGTTTAGCGGTAAAAATATGCGGCTTCCACCCGCAGGTCGAGGGTTCAACTCCCTTATCCCACACCAATTAAAGACGCACACAGCAATCCATTTTATAAAATGAAAAATGTTTTATTTGGGTTAAAACGCTATTTTAAATTTATATTTGCGTCTTGTATTTATTTATTTATTTATGTACCTACCACGCCTCTACCAGAACGAAAGTGAAGGTGGTCGACAACCTGTCCGAGTAGTCAGGCAAGCGTACCACGGTAGGTCTGTCCTAAAAAGACATTCCAGCCCTATGGCAGAAACAATTTAGGCGCCAAGGAATATAAATTGCAAATGCGGTATGGCGGCGGAGTTTGGATACACTTCGTACACAAAAGGTCCGATTCATGCTCCAATATCCCAACTGGCAGAGGAAGTCGGCTCAAACCCGATACAGTGTGGGTTCGAATCCCACTTGGAGCACCATTATGCCACGCACAGCAATCCATAACCATATCTCCATTGAATGTTGTTATTTGATATATAACTCGTGGCGTGTAGATTCTTACAGCAATAATAAAAATGAATCTTGTTTTAATTTTAAGGAGGAAAACATATGAGTTTTGTAAATGGATTTTCATCAAATTCAAACATGGCAAGAACTGAGAATGGCGCAAGAGTTCATTCTACAACTGGTTCATCTATGTTAAACCTGTTCGCAAGAGTAGGTGGACTTCGTAATGCATCAGAGAACGAAATCGTTCGTCTTTATCGTGATGCTCGTAATGAAGACTCTCATCTTGCAGATAATCTTATTCTTTATGTCCGCAACATCCGTGATGGCGGTATTGGTGAGAGACGTATTGCTAAGATTCTTTACAGAGAGCTTGCCGCACTTGACCCTCAGAAGGTTATAAGAAACTTTGATACAATCGTATCAGCAGGTCGTTGGGATGACTTGTTCATCTTTATCGGCACACGAATTGAAGGAGCAGTTCTTGACTATATTAAGGAGCAGTTCAGCAAGGATATCGTCGACATGGCTTCAAAGAAGAACATTTCTCTTTTGGCTAAGTGGATGCCTTCATGCAACACTTCCTCAGCAGAAACACGTAAGCTTGCTCGCAAGTTTTATACTTATTTCGGTTTAACTGAGCGTAAGTATCGTAAGACACTTTCTGCTTTAAGAAAGTATCTTGATATTGTTGAAAAGAAGATGTCTGCTCAGGACTTCGGTTCAATTGACTACCAGTCGGTTCCATCTGTAGCGATGACACGTTATCGCTCAGCTTTTGGAAGACAGGACTTTGAAAGATTTAATGCTTATATTAACGCTGTCTCTGGCGGCGTCGCTAAGATTAATTCTTCAGTTTCATATCCATACGAACTTATTATGCCTTATATAAGACAGGCTCGCATTTGGGGACAGGACGTAAGTCTTGACAAGGTTCTTGAAGAGCAGTGGAAGGCACTTCCTAACTACGTCTCAGGAAACCACAATGTCATCGTTCTTGCTGACGTATCTGGTTCTATGACTTCTCCAAATTATTTACCTATGGCTACTTCGGTATCTCTTGGTATTTATTTTGCTGAGCATAACACTGGTGCTTACAAGGACCTGCTTATGACATTCACTAATAAGCCTTCTCTTTACAAGTTGAACCCAAATGTTTCTATTGCTTCAAGAGTTAAGGAAGTTATGCGCTACGAAGGTTCCAACACAAATCTTGACCTTGCTTTCGAGCGTATCTACGATATCGCTTCAAGAGAGCATGACGCACCTGAAGCTCTCATTGTAATTTCAGACGGTGAGATTGATTCATACGCTTCAAGACTTCGCAGAGACGGTTCTTCTTACGAGGATATTGTTGAGAAGTGGCAGCGTAAGTATGCGTCAATTGGTCTTAAGGCTCCAAAGCTTATCATGTGGAACGTTGCTTCACGTGGCGACCACTATGTAGGCAAGGGTGATAATGGAGGAATAGCTTATGTAAGTGGTAGTTCTGCTGCTACTTTCAAGGAGCTTACAACTCTTATTACTTACGACGCAATGACTGCAATGCGTGAAATTCTTTCAAAGCCTCAGTTCCAGTGGAGATAAGACTATGAAAAGATTTGGTATTTGGTGGACATAGGCGTGTGCAAACATGCCTATGCTCCCAGATTATCTGGCAATTATAATTATGAATTTTAGCTGAGTAATCAGCAGATATAAAGGAGTGTTTTTATTATGGGTAATACATATAAGTGTCCTATTTGTGGTAAGATTTGGTATACTATCGCTGATGTTGATAAGTGCTTCAACGATTGTAAGTCAGTAGCTAAGCTGGCTGAACAGAAGAGAGAACTGGAAAAGCAGAGGGCGGCAGAACGTGCAAAGATTGAGAAGTCTCTTAACGAAACTCGTTTTGAAATTAATAAGACCTATGCTCAGCTGAAGGCTCTTGTTAATTCATACAATTCAATCAGTGATGGTTTTTATCTCAAGTATCCTAATGATTACAAGAGAAGTGTCTGCACAACTTCACTGTCATTTTCAGATACCAGCGGCTCAACCAGAACCACTACAAATAAGGCAGACACAAATTTAAACGATATCATTGATAGTTTGCTCAAGTTCTAATCGGAGGGTTTATTTTGGCACAGAAAGACTACCCTACACAGAAGAACTGGGGGCATGATAAAAGAAAAAACAATTATAACTTTGAGATTGACGACGCTTCTCGAAAAGAAAAGGAGCGCCGTAAGAAGGACTCCGACCGTCGTCGTTCAAAGCATAAGCGTGATAATTATTATGACGATGAAGATTAAGGGAGTTGAATAAACTCCCTTATTTTTTTATCCAATAAATTTGACTTTTATAATTTTTTATGTTATAATATATATAGAATTAAGAAAGGAGAATGGTATGCACACTGTAAAGAAAGATGAAGTTTTCTATCTGGTTGACCGTAGAGCAGGCTCTAAGGGAGATAAGGTTGAAGTCAATGAAATCACAGGCTTCGATGCCCTTATTCGTGCCGCCGCCAGAATTGTTAATTATAACCGTCAGAGTGTTATTTGGCATAGGTTTCGTGAGTTCAATCCTTTTGCCGATATTGATTTTTCTGGTGGCGATATCGAATGTGTTTGCGATTGGCATGGAGAGTCTTTTTACAGAGAAAAGAGATATATGTTTCTCAATAAGGACGGCGGCGTAGTCGATGTTCGTCCTTATGAGAAAGAAATCAAAAAGGCTTGGACTGAAAGACAGAACTGGCTCTTTTCTGACCACGCTAAGAATTGGCGCTTCGATGGAAATGCAGAAGATGTTGGTGTGAGACTTAAACGTTATAAATACGCTAAGCCTTATGAAGATTTCCACTTCCGCTGTGGCACAGTTCCTAACACTGGCAGTGTATATCATTCCTATACTTCTAAAGCACACATCTCACAGCTTGCTAAGAATGGTGATTTTCTTCGTCCCAAAGTTAGAGTTTCATCATATAATCTTTGGGATGACCGTTATCGCCACACTGACCGTAGCTGGAAGTCCAGCTATAAGTGCAAGCATCAGTGGGAGAAGCATCTTATACGTCGCGGTGGAAAAGGCGTATATGTTGAGAAGGGAGAAGAAAATGAATATTAATAAAACTTTTTGTTTTACTGATGATGAGATTGATAAAATCAATGACCTGTTTGTATTACATCTTGAGCGTCAGAATGCAGAGGATAACAGTGGTAAGTATAAGGTTCCTAAGCATTGGCTTTCATATCAGGTTGGCATCGCACCAAGAGGCGGATTGTATAAACAGGGCATATGTGCTTGTGGACAGGTATTACCTATAAGAATTAAGGAGGAGCCATGATATCTGATTTTCTTGCGCCATGTCCAAGATGCGGATGTAAAAATAAGAATAAAGTAATGTATTCACAAAAGCCTTACAGAGATAAAACAGACCCTATATGTATAGATAACTATGTAAGAATCGGTAGATTAACTTGTAAAGAGTGCGGATACTTTGTGCAAATTATAAATAACAATATCGGATATTGGGTTGAAGATACTATTTTAAAGTGGAATGTTTTGTATGACATGACAAGGAGGAAGGACAATGATTAAACCCGCAATACTTTATAAAGACGAACTCTATAAAGAAATGGCAAACACTTGGTTTGACCCTGAGTATATGTATTACTACGATACAACCCCAGGTCTGCCAGATATTCCCGATAAGCCAGACAATCAATATCAGTTTGTCTCGGTTGATTCAAAAGGAAAGGTTCTCGGCTTTTTCTCATATTGGGTTTATGAACCTTCAAAGCGCGCCATGAACTTCGGACTTATCTCCTTCGAGAAAAGAAACATCCTTTTCATGAGAGATGCCATCCAAATGTTCAAGGATATGTTTGAGAAGTTTGGTGTTCAAAGTGCTGAGTGGCGATGCTATGCGGATAATAAAGAGGCTTTGAAACTTTATCGCCGCATTATTAAAGACTATGGCGGCGTAGAAGTGGGAACTCTTCGTCGTAATGGAGCGCCACAGAATAGAGAACTTTGTGATACAGTTATTTTTGAAGTTCTTGATACTGACCTTAACTGGTATGAATTTAAGATTTATACCAACAAGGAATATGAAATAATAATGGAAAAGGAATATATAAAAAGTCGACAGGTTAATGCTTCAACTGAATAAGGAGAAATTTAATGGAATATAATTATGATGAATTGGTAGAGAAATGGAGAAATGGAGAAGAACTCTCAGAACAGGAAGAAGATTTTCTTTATAAGAAATGTAAAGAAAGACTTATTGCAGGAGAGACCATTAGTCAGACTGAGTTTTGGATAGCTACAGATATAGTTGACGACACTTGGGACTATGGCGAAACAGTAGAAATCTTATCACATGGTTTCATAACAAGAGAACTTATTTTAACCATTGATGATAAACATTATCTCACCTATGTAGCTTGGCATGATGACTATGGTATTGAAGATGAGGAATTTGTCTTCTATGAAGTTGAAAGGAAACAGGTTCTTACTGAAAAGTGGGTGGAGGTAAAGAAGAATGACGGCGTATGAGAAATTAAAACAATATAATCAGCAGTACCATGAGTTGAATGAAGAGAACATTGAACTCAGAAACAAAATGTTTAAGACTGAGCAGGATATAAATACTCTTATCCAACAGCGCTATGCGCCGCTGGTTGGTAAGGCATTTAGAGGTAGGGACTATATGGTAAAAGGCGACCGTATTGTCCCGCCGCCAGCTCCGTTCTTCGTTTACAGTCTCCCTCCTATCTCATGGAATAGGGATGGAATGAGCTTCAATCCTTACCAGCTTCCTATTTTGAGAATGGGAATGGATAATGAGTATGGCGGCGAAGATTGTCCTGTTTTAATGATTGATACTCTTCATACCGATGTCTTTGAAGCAGAGGACGTATACAAAGAATTTACTGGATATTATGAGGAAATAAGTTTATCAGAATTTCAGGAATATGTCAACAATGAAATCAGCAAATATATTTCTGAGATAAATCAAGACTTCACTCAGTGGAGAAAAGAACATGAAGGAGAATTTTAATAAAGGCAGGGGGTTGATATATGAATAAGAAAACTATTGTTGTAAATCTTTTTGGCGCACCAGGTAGTGGTAAGTCTACTGCCGCAGCATGGCTATTTGCTCAGCTTAAAATGAAGAATGTAAACTGTGAGCTGATTACCGAATATGCAAAGGATAAAACATGGGAAGGAAATCATGTTGCATTGGACTGTCAGGAATACATTCTTGGTAAGCAGTCTTTCCGTATGAAGCGTTGCCGCGATAAGGTTGATATCATCATCACAGATAGTCCTCTTCCATTGGGCGTATTCTACAATACTAATCCAGTTCTTGATGAGAGCTATGAAAAACTTGTTCTCAACATATTTAATGAATATGATAATATAAACTACTGTCTATTAAGAGATAAGCCCTACAATCCTATTGGACGTAATCAGACATAGGAAGAGTCTGATGAAATAGGTGATAAAATTCAGATGTTCCTTGATGACCATAAAATTCCTTATGTTCTTGGATTGGGTAACAATGAGTTCTATGAGTTTATTTATACGGACGTAATGAATAAATTGGCAGGTGAAAAGAATGAGTGATAATGGAATTGTTAAACTCGGTCCTGTCTATAAGGTGATAGCCTTTTGTAAAGACCAGAATGATAGAGAATGTTAGTTGATATTTAACAACGTAGCTAATATGACAATTGACACTGTATGCGAAACTACTGGTGTGCATTTAGATGGCAATTTTTCTGCGGGTCATTATGAAATTTGTATGCCAGATGATGATTGTATGTCATATCAGATTAAGGAATTAAAATCAGAATTGGAAACAGAATCTATCTTTGGAGAAGGGCTAACAATGGAAACGATTTCTTGGTAAAGGAGGAATATATGGGAAGACTATTTTTGACAGGGGATACACATGGCGGTCTCGATATGTCAAAATTAAATAGCCGCCATTTTAAGTGCGATGGTCTTACCAAAGACGACATTCTTGTTATTATGGGAGACGCAGGCTTTGTGTGGTGTGACTCTGCAACTGAAAGATTCTGGCAAAAGTTTTTAGATGATAAGCCTTGGACTACATTTTGCGTCCTTGGGAATCATGAAAATTACGATGCCATTGAGCAGCTTCCTACTACAACTTTCGGCGGTGAAATGTGTTGGAAAGTTAGCAATTCAATTTACTACGCTATGAGCGGCAAGATTTATAATCTTTGTGGTAAGAACTGTCTTGTAGTAAATGGTGCAGACTCTCACGACATATTTGTTGACGGTAAACGTTATCGTACGCCTCACGTTTCTTGGTGGGAACAGGAACAAATCACCGAAGAGGATGTAGAGGTAGCAAAGGCTAATCTTCAGAAATATAATAACACCGTTGATTTTGTATTTACTCATACTGGTGGTGTAGATACTTGTAACTTTCTTGGTTTTAAACCAACCATTTCTGATGAAAGACTACAAAAAATCCTTGATACAGTTATTTATAGTCATGCATATTGCGGTCATTATCACTGCGACAAAATCGTTAATATAAAACAAAGAATTATATATGATGATATTATTATGATTGCTAATGAAGGTGATAATCTATGGTTTTAAATGAAGGAGGAGCTCTTATGAATGATAAGGAATTAAGATTAATGGTAGAAACAAGACCTACTGAAGCCATAGCTTACATTAAACAGCTTCAGGAAGAGATTAAAAAATGGAAGGCCGCATATTTTAATAAAGTTCATAAAATATGAGGTGAGCAAATGGGAGATTGGAGTTTTCTTAAAGAATGGGGGAGAGAAGAATTGGACATTGGAAGTGGAAAAGACTATCCATCAAATGCACTCTCAAACTTTGCTCCACATCCTTTTATAATCGACGGAGTTGAATGCAATTCAATGGAAGGGTTTCTTCAATCCTTGAAGTTCAAAGAGCCCGAAATGCAAAAGGAAGTCTGCAAACTTGTAGGCAAGGCGGCGAAATTTAAGGGTAAGAAAAAGAAGTGGTGGCAGGACCAGACTTTATACTGGCAGGGTGTTTCATACAAGCGTGAAAGTCAAGAATACCAAGACCTGCTTGACCGAGCATACGAAGCACTAAGTAAGAATGAAGGCTTTAAGAAAGCATTGCTTGCTTCGGGAGATGCTGTATTAACTCACTCAATTGGCAAGAGAAAAGAGAGTGAGACTGTATTAACTACAAGAGAGTTTTGTTCCAGATTGACAGCAATTCGCCAGCGATTAAAAGAGGAGCAGAAAAAAGAACTTGAAAACGCTAACGATTTGAATTTTTAAAGATAGAATTTTATTCTATCTTTTTTTTTGACTTTTTTGAAAAAATGTGATATAATATATATAGAAAGTTAAAGAGAAAGGAGTAAGTGAAATGAAAGAAAAGACTTTCTATTTATGGCTTGATGATATGCGCCCTTGTCCTTATAAGAACGATGAAACTACTCAGTGTAAGTTGGCGCACTCAGTTAATAAAGCAATTAAATATCTTTTAACAGCAGAAAAACAGGGTTATGAAAATTTCATTCTTGACCTTGACCATGACCTCGGTGATTTCGCATTTGACGGCGGCGATGGAATTGAATTTGTTAAGTGGCTTGTAGAGACTGGCAGAACTACAAAAAAGTATAAGGTAATGATTCATACAATGAATATTGTCGGTAAGGTAAATATGCTGGCTCTCATAGATAGATACTGGGAGGAATGATATGGCAGAATATAATTGGTGGGATGATAGAACAGTTGAAGAAAATGACAACTACTATTGCCCAGTCATTTGCGGTTGTTGCTTCGATGGCGACTGTGAAACTTGTAAAGACCATCTTGAATTTGTGAAGGAGGTAGAAGAAAAAAATGCCAAAGGATTTAATGCCAAAAAGTCTTGTTGATAATTATACTAATGAAATTGTCCCTATTCGGTTCGTAGATATTATTCCTAAGCCCCTGTTTGAAACAGGTGAACTTCATAGGATAACATTTACCAGAAATGGAAAAAACTATGAGCGATTTAATTACATATCAAGACGCGGCGAAGCAATTATCGCAAAAGATGTGCAGCCTTGCTGTGTTTGTGGAAAGCCTACAAATCGTGTAGATATCTTTTATGAAAGCAGATTTTGTAGTGATATGTGTATTGCTACTTATGAAAAAGATTTATTTGGAAATAAAGGAGAATAATATGGAATATACATTTACTTTTACAGAAGAAGAGAGAGAAGTAATGCTGAAAGCTTTGGGTATATACGACCTTTCCTTAATAAAGGATATTATGAATGGCAGGGATGACTTGGGCTACATTTCTAAGGAAGTTGACATACTTGAAGTTGTCATAAAAAAGATAGCAGGAGAGAAGAATGGCTAAGAAAATAACTGATGAGGATATCGAGCAAATTAATGAACTCTACTGTGAGATAGGAGTAAAGTCTCAGGTCGCAAAAATCTTGGGTCGTTCTGCCGCCACCGTAAGTAAGTATATAATTCCAGGCTACGTTCCTAAGAGTCAGCGTGTTGAAGCACCGCCATTCGATGAGAGTAAGATTACAGGTCCTGCACACTTCAATAGCTGGGATGAATTTTTTCAAAGTTGTATGCTCACTGATGAAGAGTGGGCAGAAATGAGAGAAATTCAGAAGGAAGTTATGATATGATAGGAGAGATAAATAAATGAAATATATACCAATGGAACTTGCTGACGGCGGCAAATGGATAGCAGCATTCGATGATATTGACATCATCAGAGATAATGAAATAATTTATCATGGCTCATTTCAAATTCCTGCCGCCCGTTTACTTGGACTATCCTATCCCGACTATCTTCGTTTCATTCAGTCTCGTGGCGCAATCTTAAAGGGCAAAGAGGGATATTGCTATGGATACTTCAAGGATAAGGCAGCATGCCAGAAAATGTGCGTATTGCTCAATGGAAAATTTGACCAATTGAAAAAGGAGTTAGGATAATATGACAGACAGTGAAAAGCTTAAAGAATTAATTCTTTACATAAAAGATGCTGAATGTTATTGGCGAAGGTTTATCGATGAGGACATAGATAAGAGAGCCAGTATTGCAAAGCTAATGGCAGTGCAGGATATTCTCGGTTTTATGCGTATGAGCCTTAACATTGATGTAGAAAAAATATGGGAGGAGGCAAGGAGATGAATATAACGATAACTAAATTAAAAGACATTCCTTATACCATACTCGAAAAGTATAAGAAGGAAATCAAAATTCCCATTAATGTAGATGCAAACTCAGCTATTTACATAGCACCATCCGCAACAGATACAGATGCTCAAATTCATGAAATGACTAAACTAATAGGTATGACTAAGATTGCCGTAGTCATTCTCGATGTGGATAAACTTTTTGTCAAAGAGGATATAGCCTTCACACCATATTCTTATGCTACTCCGAGAAATATTATTCTCTCAAAGGACGGGCGGCGAATAGTTAAGACTTTTTCTGACTACCTTATTGAAGTTAATCAGTTTACACAGGTCATACACACACCAGAAACTTTAACTTTTTTCATGTGCCATTCTGGACTGATTTACTAAGGAGGGATATAATGATTTTACTTTGGGTTGAAATTGCGTGTATAATAATATCTATTGTTGAAATAATTCACTATAAACACAAGTATAAAGATGCAGATGAAGATGATTTTTCGCCGCCGTTTGGACCGATAACTATTATCACTGCATTAATATTTATACCACTTACTCTTGTGGCTATAGGTAATCATACACCATATTACATATATCATACTCGCATACGATTACAGCAAGACCGTGAGTGTATTGAGTATGAATTAACGCAGTATAATGATATTATGCAACAAGGTATACATGAAGCGAATGAATATAATAAAGAACTGCTTGATACTCAGTATAAATTACATAACCCCGTCTATGGCTATATAATATGCCCAGTATATGATGAGTTTGAACCTATAAAATTACCTGATGCTACTATGCCTAAATAATGGGTGTAGTGGCATTTTTTTGCTTTAAAAATTTTTCATTATAATAAAATTGACTTTTTTGTATTTTTATGATATAATATATATAGAAAAGTTAAGGAGGAAAAAGAAATGAGTTTTCATAAACACATTTTTCCTATCAGAACCATTCTCGAAGACCCCATTAAAATTGTAAAGGGATGGCGCATGGATGGAACTGAAATTGGATTTCATAAAGACGGAAGATATTGGGTAGCGACAGATTTATATTCTGGTTTAAGGATATGTAAAGCAGAAACCCGTAGGGCTTGCGTCGAGTGGATAGAGAACCATCGTTGGGAAATTTCTGATAAAATGCAAGAGCCTTGGTATGCGCAGAAAGTGTGTGAGTTCAGAGACCTTCTCAAAACAGAAATGGCAAAGCTGGAAGCATGGGAGGGAAATTTTGATTGAAAATAATTAAAAATGAAAACGGGAGGAAGAAAATAATGAAAATGAAGAAGTTAATGGGAAGTCTTATCGCAACAGTAATGGCAATGGGAATGGTAAGCGGCGCAAGCGCCAATGCGGAAAGGGTATTGATAACAGAGACTACGACAAGCACTAATGTATCAGAGATGTCAACAGGACCTTCCGTCATATGGAGAGGAAGTCATGAGTATACGATAACCGATGTGTATGCACGCAAAAATGTATACCAGTATACATTCATGGCAGAATCAAATGGACATATACATATTGACCTTTATTGCTTGCAGGGTGGTAGTTGCGATGCAGATGTAATAGGTAAGATTGCATATAACGATTCAATGATTTCATCAATTAATGATGATGGTTCTACATTCAATAGCCATGGATATACTAAAAATGTAGTTTCTTATGATGGAGATAATATAGTTTATACTACAATATATAATAATACAGCTCGTTCTGGCGATTTATATGCAACATATGATTTTTATGTAAAAGAACCTTATCTTGCCACAGAACAGACCCTTTACATTTGGAATGATACATTTATTATTCCTTTTGGTGAGCCAGTGGTTGATTATCAGACTCAGATTACCAACCTTACTGTTGAGAATGAAATGCTTAAATCTGAAAATGACAATCTCATCGTCGAGAACAAGACCTTAAAAGATGAGAATAACCGTTTACTCGCTACTCTGTCTACTCAGGGGAATCGTGCTTACGGAGATATGAACGACGACGGCTATGTCGACGCTCGTGATGCGTCTCTCCTTCTCACTCTCTATGCCCGTCAGTCAGTAGGCGACCCAATCACTATTGACCAGCTCATTGAAGAGCAGAAAGGACAGTAAAATGAAAAACTATGATTATGTTCCGTCTCCTTTTACTCGAATTAAAGAGTTTATTAATGGTAATATTACAGGTATAGTCGTCACAGTTATTGCCACTATCATCCTATTTATTCTTGGAGTGTTGTTCATTCCCGTAAAAGAGACTATGACAGTTAAATCTACTTGGTGGGATTGGCAAATTCCCATCAATAAATTCACCGTAGTAAATCATTCGTCAGACTATTACCCAAGGGGCGAGGGTGCATATGACATTCAATCAGAAATAACCTATCGCACACGAAGAATTGTTGACCAGGCGGCATATACAGATGCTGATGGTACTCGCCATCCTGAGCGTTCTCATACTGAACGCATCCCAAAGACAAGATATCATTACAAGAAGGATGAGTGGGTATTCTCTTATAACATTCCCTGCTCTGGTATGGACAAAAATCCTCATGAGGCTGAATGTGATATACCATATCCATCTGCTTCTCCTGCTCTTGGAGACCTCTCACGTGGTTCGCACGTTGAAACCTATGGGTAATAGGCGAAAAGGTTGACGGTGGTTGCGGCAATTATGACGTATCCAAGTCAGATTGGGAGAGGATTGAGGTCGGCGGCACGATTACCTATAAATATCGCCGCATTAATAAGAACAAAATTTATGATATAAATTTTGAATAAGGGGGATAATATGGACAATTTTAGTGGTGATGGTCATCATATCGCAGATTTATGCGTAGAACTGTTCGGGCATCTTGCGAGAAAACATCCAGAAGTTTTCTCAGACGACCCTAAAACCCAATATGCGCTTCGGGAGTTTTATATCTATGAGCCTGAGGAAGTAGAATATCATAAATGTAAGAATTGGCAAAATAATAAATACTGTCATGAATGTCAGCAGGACGGTAGATACGCTTGCTTTAAAAGGAGTTAATAAGTATGGAAGATAATATTGTAATGGAAGTATGGTTAGTTTCATATTGCGACTGGGGCCAGCATATGATTTTTTCAAGCCTTGATAGTGCCCTGTATTTTGTAGGGCAGGAACTGGAAGATAGTGAGAGAACAGAGGACACAGAGAAAGCCCTTGAAAAACTTCATGAAATGAAGCAGAATCAGCAGAAGTATAGTCAGTATGATACTATTGAAATCCATGATTACTGGATTGAAAAGACTTATGTTTATAGATAAGGAGGGATATAAATGATTTTTACAATTCTTACTATTATAGGAACGGCGATAGGAGTATTTTTAATTCATCATTTTTCTGAAAAAGATAATGAGATAGGATGGGGAATAGGACTTATCTTAGCTATATTAAGTGGAGCAATGTTAGTGGCCTGTATTGCATACTTCTTATGCAACCATGCCTCACGTAATGAGGACTATATAACATATCAGATAAAATATGATAGTCTTGAAAAAAGAATAGAGCTGGTTGAAAAAGGCTACGCTGATAATGTTTTATGGAGCGATATAACAGATTTTAATGTTGAACTTAAAGAAGCTCAGTATTGGAAGAAAAATCCGTGGACTAATATATTGAATAATAATGCATCTTTATATTTTGATGAAATCGAAATACCTGCCAGTCTGGAGGAATTACATGAACAAGAGACAGTGGAAGAAAGCATACAAGAATAAGATTAAAAAGTTGTCCCCAAAAGTGGGAGATGTTGCTATTATTCAATTCGACGTTGACGAATACGACCCTGTTGAAATTGAAGAATTATTCAAGGCAACTCGAAAACTAACTGACCCCATTGGCTGTAAATTGTGGGTAATACCTAATACTATTGATATGAGTTTATCCACTAAAGTTACAATAAAAACTGAAGAAGAATAATATTCGCCGCCGTGCCTAAGTATAATCATTCATAGAGGGTATGGCGGCATTTTTTCATATAAAAATTTCTAAATAAATAAATTTGTTTTTTATAAAAAAATATGCTATAATATATATAGAAAGTTAAAGGAGGAATACTAATGAAATATACGCAAGAAGATAAAGCGCTTGTATATTCATTACTTATAATCAGAAATAAAGCAAGCTGTGTGTATACCCATTGGCGTGCGGTGCAGGAATATTGCAGAGTCAAGTATGCATTGGCTAAGCGTATAGGCGATGGTCCTGTTGTATATCTTGGTCATGAGCTGTTAGAAATTGACCCTCTATACCCTGACAGATGTCGTCATAAAGATAATGTAAGTGGTTTTGGCGAAACAGTTAATGCGATTATCTGTCGTATTGCGCCACCAAAAGAAGCTCTTAAATATATGAAGGAATATGACCCGCTCTCTCATTATTATGATAATTTTAAGGGATGGGGCAATAGTAATTGGACTTCTGTGGATAAGTGTTATGAGCATCCGTGGAAAGAAGTCCGTCATGATACTGAGGTTCTTGAGAAATGGAGGAAGTATAATGGGTGATAGAGAATATAGACCTTGGATTATTGAACAGCTTTTTAGCGGCACATACTACTGGACTTTATTTTGCAGAGATGAAACTGGTAGTTGTAGACATATCCAAATTAGCAGAAGCGCACATAACGGTCTCGCTCTTGAAAGGATGCTCAATAAGCCAGCTTCTGAGTGGGCAGGAACACATTGCGGCTATACGATA